CTTCTTGTTTTGAGGCCCTACACCTCTCTTCTATCACTAGAAGTGTCGGACTAACTCTTCAACTTTTTAGTTGCTTACTGTTTCGACTTCGCTTGAAGCCTACTCTACTCAGTTACTCAGCTTACGCCTACCTTTTCGATAGTCTCTACGCACTATCAATCTTAAGATTGATTTGGCACGGGATTGTCTCAATGAGAGTTCCCCGTTTAAGTAAGTTTTACTTCAGCCAACAGATTTATAAACTGAAGTCGCTACCAACTAATACACAATTATCAGCAGCTCTAAATAACATACGGATTTCTTTATTATGTGATGGTATATTCTACAGGTTCAGCGGATCACTCGAACTCATACGACCCGTAGCTGCCCCGTATTGGTTAAAGTGAGTACGAACTCTACCATCAGGCCATCTTTTTGCTAGTTCCGGAATTACGTCTATGTAAGTAGTTATCAATTTTACCCATTCACGTCTTTCTACTAAAAGGCTACAAATAGGAAGTTTTAATTTCTGCTCTATAGCTTTTAATTCTGCTTCACCTGTTCCTCTAGGTTTCTTTTTATCTACAGGTGGACATTTTAATATATCATAGAATAATATAGCTAACTGTGTTGGACTGGCTAAGTTTATAGGATCTTCTAATTGCTCTGATTTAGATTTTTGCTCTAAATACTCACCATATTTGTTAGGTTTTGTTGCTATCGGGTGGAAATTAGCATCTTCTGTTAAACGCCACTCAGCTATTTTATCTTTTAATGTAGCTAACTCTGCAGCTATTTTAAGATCGATTGTATCTAATTTCTTATGATACTTTTTACTTAACAACTCAGCATATTCTTGATCTACTTCTACACCAGTCATTTCCATTTCAGCTATAGGAATTATTACAGGAATCTCTACATTTCTAAAAAGGCTATATAAACGCTGGTGACCAGGTATCTCAAATTTATCTTTTTGCCACTCATAAAGCTTATAAGTCATATAAGAGTCTGTTGCAGCATATAAAGCAAATATTTCTGGGTCAACCATCGCATACTCTATATCTTCAAATAAGTGATCTATAGAGTATTTTTCAATAGATGGATCTATCTTTTCGATATACTGCTGTTTCAAACCAGCTGACCTCTCATTCTCATCTAAAACTTTTGCACCAATCATTGTATCCCAATAAATGCTTAACTCAACACCTGTGGTGCATTTTATTACAGAATAGTCGAACTTACCATTGTGCATTATTATTTTAGTATCTGTAAGTCTACTTAATTCTTCTTTTACATCTTCTTCCGTTAATTGCCAATCAAATCTTTCTAAAGTATCTGGGTTAACATGATTTAATGGTACATAAGCATTCTTTAAACCTGGTGTATATAAACAGGGACCCATCAATTTACATGTGATGGGGTCAAGACTGTTATTCGTTTCAGTATCGACCGCAATTACATTATTTTTTATAGCTATGTCGATATAATCAGTTAACTCTTGCCGTGTCCTTATCACTTGAGTGTTGTCAGCGTATCTACCGAGAATCTTTTTAACATTCTCGGTAATAATAGCTAACTTTTCATGGACGGATAGTTTTTTGGACTTTACGGCTTTTTTTACAACAGAAGAAGAATCTTTTGGCTCAGATATTTTTTTAATTATCTTTTTAGCTTCTTTAGGGGTTTTCTTTATAATGAAATCATCACCCCACAATGAATCTACCATAGATTTTTCTCCTCAAATTATTTATTAATAAACTCTGCGAGGACGTGCTTGATACCCATCTACAGCTGCAGGTGCATTATAAGCAGGTCTAGTTTCTGCAGGAACTGTAGGTTGTCTATAAGTTCTAGCAGGTGCTTCTTGAGTAGAAGGTGCTGCAGGAGCTTCATATTGAGGTACTGCTGCAGGTGCTGCATTTACAACTTCGTTATAAGTAGGTCTAGCTGCAGGTGCCGGTGCTGAATAATTTTGTCTAGGTGCTGCTTGTGCTGTTGCTTTAGCTACATAATTATTAGCTGGAGTTTGTCCTGCTGGAGAATCAAGAAGTTTAAGCATATCTTCATATGATTTTTCAAGTACAGCTGCACCAGTTGCTTGATAACCTTCAAAAAGAGTAGTATCTTTAACATAAAGATCTTCTCTATAAATTTGAGGAGGTGCATACATGAGAGAGTATGTAGTATCTCTAGAACCTTTTGCTCCGCTTCTAGTAATTGTAAAAATCACATCAGAGAGGGGACCATATTCGTTCATGTAATTAACTAAAGTTTTAGCATAAGATGCAGTGCGTTCCCAAACCTTAGGTGTAGCAATAATCTGATTATTTTCGTCTTTAGTATATTCGATAAGGTGAATATAAATCTTAAGATAGGTCTTTTCACCTGCATCACAGAAAGGACACATATCCATAGGATCATTGGGACCTCTAAGACAGCTTACGTTTCTGTATCTTCCATCAATGTTTGCTGAGTGCACTGCTACCAAATCAAAATCTTCTGGGCTATCATGCATAATTCTAACTACTGCTTTATCGCCATCATTTTTAAGAGCGAAAAAGCCAACTCTAGGACCATTACCACTTTGTTGTCCAGCTTCCATAGCAGCGGCTCTTTGTTGGTATGTATTCCAATCCATTTTTGCCATTAAAATATCCTCCAATTATATATCTTTTTTATAGTTCAATTATTTATACAAACTTAATTATATCAATATTTAAGTTTTTGTCAAATTATTTCTAAATTTTTAAATTCTTTTTCAGTTAAATCGTTGACATCTTTTCCAAAAGGTATTCTTACAACATCTACTAAAACATCTTTTCTTATATTTTTCTTAAACCTATTTATAGCTTTATTACCAGGCGTATCACCATCAAAACATAAGTAGTAATGTCTTATACCAGATTTATTTAATATTTTCATTTGTTGCTCTGATCCAGTACCAAATAATGCTACAGCTGGATACCCCCAACCTTGAAGCGTCAAAGCATTTATTTGACTTTCACAAATATAAGCTGTTGTTTGTTTTTCTTGCAATAAAAAATTAAGTAAATAAACTGGTTTCTCTACATCTTCTGGTATAAAGAAATTTTTTGTATTTACAGACCTTTTAGTCACCATTACTAAATTATTAAACTGATCCCAAACTGGAAATGTTATAGATTGAGTCTTTGGATCAAAACCTACTTGAAATTTATCTACGACTTCTTTTGTAAGATTTCTTTTCCACATATATGGGTGATAATAATTATATTCCTCAAGTATATTTGGATCTAAAAATGTTTTTTTAGGTTTATCAAGAATAATATCAGTCAATGTTTCTTCGTACTGTATAAATGTGTTACCGAACCTTTCAAGTAACCATTCTTTACCAAAGTCTGCATTTTGACTAAAGCAGTGTGCTACAACATCATATAAATGTGCATTCTCACCGCAGGTAAAGCAGTCAAAATATCCATACTCAACTTTTGGATCAGCTTCGTCGCAGAATACTTGACAACTAGCGTGTGATTCCTGACCCATCTTATGAAAAGGACATGTTACAGTATAATTATTTCCTTTTAATTTGATTTCTCGAAAATATCTGTAACCAGTTTCCTTTCTTAAAGTTTCAAGTATATCTGTTATAGGTGTGTTTATTACTTTGTTACCTATAATAAGTTGCATTAAAACTCATCTTCCCCTATATCATGACTTTCTTCGTATCTATTATTTAAGTCTTCGCAATATTTACCACCAGCTGCATCATCTTCGCTAGGAATATAAACTAACGTACCTTTATCAAAGTTAACATTATACTTAAGAATCTTACCGTTAGCACTATCTCTGGATTTAAGTAAATGTACTGATAAAACACCATCTTTTTGATCTAAACCTAATACAACAGTTGAGTCTTGACCGATTCTATCTGATTGTGCGATATTTTGTAATCCCAGTTGACCAGTCTCATTTATAGATCTATTACCTTGAGAAACAGCAATAATAGGTATCTTCTTAAGGACTTGCAAGTTTTTGAGATCTCTAGAAATGTTAGATGCTTTAGTAACTGGATCTTTTGCGTGTCTATCATCTTCCAATAATGAGTGTTGGTCAATACATAAAATATCAAGTTTTTCTTTATCTATAAAAGCTTTTAAGGCATTTACACCGGCTGCACCACCCAGCATAGTTGGTGTTACTACCTTTATTTTACCAGGAATTTCTTCTGATAAACTATCTAAAAATCTCTTATACTCATTTTGAATATCTCTATTACCATGAATAAGTTTAGTATTTGATAAATGTGAAACTAATGTGTCTACACGATAGCCAACTTTTCTTTCAGACATTTCACCTGAATATAAACCTACTGTTAGACCTTGCTTAGCTGCAGCAATAGCTACTATAAGTAATATCCAGCTCTTACCTACATTTGGACGTGCAATTATAGTTGCTAATTCTTCTTGTCTATCCCAGCCGCCGATTATTTCATCTAATTCTTTAAAGCCTGTTTTAACATAGTATTTAGCAAAATCTTCTGATCTCTCTATATAAGCATCATATCTAGATGTATCTCTCAAGATATCAACTGAATCTAGATGAATACCTTGAGTCATTTCTTCAGATGCTTTCATATATAAAGACATAGCTTCATCGACTTTCTTATCATTTAACAAATCTTTTATCTGATTAAATGTTTTTGCTAAAGAGCGCATGTTTTTATCGTTATAAAGCTCATCTAACAAATATTTTGAAGATTCGTTTACTTCAACTATATCAAAATCACTAAATCTAGATAAGAAAGTTATTTGATCTGGAATTTTACCATATGTATTTAAATGGTTATTTATAAAATCAAAGTGTTCCTGATAATCAGAAAAAAATGTTTTATCTAAATTATTTAATACTATAATAGAAGAATCACCGGTCTTTAACAGGTAATTTAACATTTGTAATTGTATCATTGAAATAATCCTCTCTTATCTTGACCAACAAAAACAACATCATTACTGTTGTTCACAATACGACTATACAATCTGCTTCCTAAATTATCTAGAAGCTCTTCATTAGTCAAGTTAGACGTATAAATGTTTGCTTTACCATAATCTAATCTAGCGTTTATTATAGTAAGTATGTTTTCAAATTCAAAAGAAGTTAAGCTTTTTGTACCAACCTCATCAAATATAACTAAGTCAGCATCTAAAGCATTTTTCTTAATATGCTGAACATAATCAGATTTTTCTGATATATTATCTTTCAAAGAAATAAGATATTTTGGTACATGTATATACAGACCTCTACATCTTAAATCTGATTTAGACCAAATCCTATAAAAATATTCTTTTAATATTTTAATAGCAAAACTAGTTTTTCCATTACCACTTATCAATGAGTGGATATATAGATTATCGCCATTTTCAACAAATTTTTCTACAGAATTTTGGATAGATTTTAAGTATTTAAATGCTTCTAAATCTCTCTTATCTGCGTCTACTCTTAAAACTAGCTCTTTCTTATGTTTTTCTGATAATAAAGCTTGATCAAAAAGATAATCTAACTTAAACTTTTTAACACAAAAATCTTTATCACAATCTATTTTATTACATCTATCAGCAAATAAGCAGCTTTCAATCATTAAAACACCTCATCAGCTACTTCTGCTCGTCTCTGAGTAGTTGTACTTACAAATCTATTTCTGAAATTATTTGCATAATCTCTATTAAAAACATTTATAGCCCAGCTTGCGTCTCTATAACCATTTATTGTAGCTATTTCAATAACTTTAAGCGCTATATCTAAATCACCATTAGCAAAAGTATCAACATCTCGTTGAAATAAGCTCACTGCTTTCTTAGATAAGAAACCTTTCGGATTAGCAAGCACCCCATCTACCCAACTTTCGAAAGCTTCTTTCAATTCTGGGAAAGTAACTGTTATATAAGATTTCATCTCAGACGCTTGCTTTTGTTTTATTGTCTGTTTCATACCAGGTAAAACTGTTGTTTTTACTTTAGTCTTTTTTGTGACAGAATCTAAAAATTGCTTATCATCTGATGAAATCATACTAGCAAGTTTATCTATATCAATATAGATGTTATCTACCTCACCAGCAGGTTTTTGCATAACATCTACTTTCATTAATTTATTATCTATAGCTAATTGCTCTTCCAACTCTAAGGTTGTTCGCTTTGTGATGTATCTTCGATCTAAAATGAAAAATTTATCTACTATAAGCTTATTTTTCTACGTAGCTTTATTACTTATATTTATAAGCTCATTAACATAAATAGCGGTATGCAAGCCCATTACCTGAGCTATCTTAACATTATAATTTGCAAGATTATCTGTTGATAACAAATCTATAAGCATCTAAATACTCCTTTTACATCTTATACAGAACAGACTCGTCAAAAATCAATTTTTGACGAGTAAATTTTTTGATAATTTTGTTAAAGTATTGTTAAGCAAATTATAAATTTTTGTAGAAGATACTTTCTTACACTCATCTCTAGCTAACAAAACTTCTTCACTAGGTAACTCATATTGCTTAGAAAAGCTGCTACAATAATCATCATCCATACTTCTTATATGTCTAAAGCTTCTTTCTATTAAACTGAGTATATATGTATGGATCATTTTTCTCTTTTATCGTATCAATGCAAGCAGTGTTTACAATACCATCGATAAGAAATGAGCTCATATAATTTTTACTCTTAAATTCTTTCACGACTAAGTTCTTAATATCTAAATACTCATCAAGAGCTTTGGTATCATCTACTATAGGTAAATTTGCATCACCAGTTTCTTCTGTCATTTTGTTTAAGCTGGTGGTTTGTGTAAAGTAATCAGCACGCTTTTTAGCATTACTCCATTGATAGAAACCTTGTCTCATACTACTCATATAAATATTTATGCATTTATCGGGAGCATTATGTTGACCTTCTAGATTTCCACCTTTAGCCCATGGCTTATGATCTTTTGCGTATTGGATGCAATGTATAAGCCACTCATAGCAGGTCTCTGCATCATAAGCCCCTCTTCCTCTAGCATAATATGAGTTAATTAAATTCCAGTATCTAGCTATAACTGCAGCTAAATATCCTTCTGATAATAATGCATCATCTTTTTCGTGTTCTAAATGTTTAAAAAATAAATAACTTTTATCAGCTTTCCTCCAATCTTCTTTTAAAATACTATCTGCTTTGTTTTCATATAAACGTCTGTACTCATCCAGCATGCACGATCTCCCATGTGAACTATTTTTGTTTATATTATAAAAGCTATTTTTTAATAAATCAACTGTTTTTTATAATATTTCTGCAACAAATTTAGTTCCAGGTGCATACGCATCGATATTTTGTAAGAATCTTTCAAAATCTTTCTTTAATTCCTTAATTACTTGATTTTTGTTTTTACCTTCTATTCTATGCACATCACTGTGTTGTTGAGTGTTGATGCTAGATCTAATCTCTACAGTTTGCTTTGGAAGCTTCCATGCTGTATAAACGCATTTATCAGAGCAATCCCAGGTGTCATAAATAACACCATCTACACAGCAGGACCAATGTCCAGCCATCTGCAGAATATAATTACCTTTAGGATAAGCTTTACAAAAACGTTCACCGTTCATTCTAGGAACACCACGTTTTGCTGGGAAGCTTAATTTAACAGCTTTCAATACATTAACAACATACTTATCCGGATTTCTATCAGAATTGAAAGCTTTAGCTCCAGTAACTTTCTTATATCTATTAAGCTCAAGTTGCACTTGATGATAGTCCATTTCAGCTGCTTTAGATATAGCTCTTTTTACGCAATCTCTAACGAGTAATCCTTTAGGATGAGCATTATAATATTGATACATATAGCACCTCTTTTTATTTCTATTTACATATATATTATATAATAAAATAAAGAAAAGATCAACTGTTTTTACCAGTTGATCTAAAACTTTTATCTTAATTCTTCTATATATTGTCTTAATATAGCTAATTGCTGAGTTGTCATTTCGTCATCTATGACATAATCACTCAAGGCACCTTTTGTATTTAGAATGTCTAAAACTCGCTCATCTATAGTGTCTTTAACCCATAATCTATATATAAATACTGGTTGCTTTGTACCGATTCTATATATACGATCTTCCCATTGCTCTTGCACACCTGCTGTCCATGGTGTATTTATAAAAATAGCATAATGCGCTCTATTTAGAGTTATACCAGTTCCCATTTTTTGTCCAGTACATACTATAACTCTATGCTCAGAATCATTTTGAAACATATCGACATTATTTGATATAATATCATCTGGAATATCTCCAGTGCATAGCAATGGATTAAACTCTGCTAACTATTTATATATAAAATTTATTGATTCTTTAAAGCAACTAAAAATAACTACTTTCTCATCTGGATCAGATAATATTTGTTTAGCTAAATCTATACAACGTTCAATTTTAGCAGATGGTATGTTCTCTGTAGTTAACACATTTGGACATTCTGCTGCTTGACGTAATCTTATAACCATAGCTAGCAAATTAGCTGTAGACATTTTTACTTTATCTACTTGATCTACTATACCTTTCTTTATATTTTCATAAAAATTACTTTGAGCTGTTTCCATATCAACAAACTCATCTATTATATTCTTATCTGGAAGATTTAGTAAATCTTTTTTTCTTCTCAAAGAAACTTGCTCAAGTTGGTATTTAAGTAGATCCATATTTTTAAATCCAACTAGCATATTTCCAAAAGGACCACCATATTCGCAGTAATAATACTTAAATTTAGTTAATGTAGAATGTTCTGCACCTATCCATTTTAGAGCCATATAAGTATCTAAAGGATCATTAAGTAATAATGTTCCAGTAGCACCTACTTGATACTTAGCTTTATTTATTTTTAGTAAATTTTTTCCTTGAGAGCTGGTCGGAGATTTCATGGTATGAATCTCATCAACAACTATCATATCAAATTTATTCTTACCTTTATTTATAGCTTTTACTATATCATCATCTCTGAGTGATTCCACATTTATAATAATAAAAAACTCTTCTAAAGGATTTTTTAGCTCTTCGACCCTATCTTTAACAGATCTGGTATAAACTTTACCTTTTGAACTTATGTATTGACCAATTATTCTAGAGCTTAATGTGCTAAATTTCTATATTTCTTTTTGCCAGTTTCTTTTAAGCGTATTTATACCACAAACTATTAAGCAATGCTCTATCTTTCCTTGATTATGTAATTCTTCTGCTAGCCGAATCAATGATAAGGTGTTATGCGTAACAATGCAATTTTTTGTTAGATAACAATGTGATGGACTGTCTACAGATATGCATTTTCCAGGTTGCTTACCAACATATGTAATATTCTTTATTTTTCTTCTAGGCTTATTATATCTTTTAGACACTAAATTTTTCTTCCTAGGCAATCTAAATAAGATAGAGTTATCAGGTAAATGTATAGAAATTGTATAATGAGTAGCACACTATTTTTTCTAACCAGATGCGTCTCGATAAGAAGCTGTAAACTCTCGTGTTGAACACCAACCACCTAAAGATTGTATTAAGAATTCAAAATCGTACCGCAATTGTTTAGAAGAGGTTCCGAAACATGCTTTATTAGATAATTTTCCCTTATAAGTTTTTACTGAACTTACTGTACCATCAGTGTCCATTAATCCTTGCAACAGAGCTATACGATCTTCTACAGAACTATGTTTATAAATATCAGGAATAAATTTTGTGTAAGACAAATGATTTAATAAACCAAGCTTATCTAACTCATGCTTTAATTTAGAGGGTTTCTTTGATTTTGTTGAAAATATATAACTATATTTACCATCAAGCCTTATTTTTAATGCATCTCCCTCAAGCTGCTCTAAGCTATGTATACATTGATCAATAATAAACTGATCGCTCGAAGTTAAACTTATATATTTTCTAAAAGATCCATCCCCAATTAAGCAGCCCAAAAGATATGGATCAATAGGCAATTCATTTTTAGGAAATTTTATAGGCTCACAAAATGGTATTCTTAGACAATTCTTTTTCCAATTATCATTTTCAATAAGCCAGCTAGTAGGTCGAGCTTCATTGAACTCTGTTAGATGATATTTTCTATCACACTTATCCCAGACACCTTTATTGTATCTAACCTACCATAAATGATCTTTGCAGCAAATTATAGAATCTTTTGTTGTAAAATCTAATTTATACATGTCTAAAGATTCGTGATAAAATTCTTCAATAACTTTACATGGGTTTCCCTTATCATCGAAAACTATATCACCAGCATGTATAGCATCGATAGGTTTAAATCCATTAGGTGTTAAAACAGGTGTATCTAAAGGAAGCGCTTTACCAAGCCCGGGAGCATCAAGTAATAACCATTTAGGATTATTTAATCCAAACTCTACAGCTTCTGCTTGATGCTTAAACATCTAAAAAGGCTCATCAGGTTTTTGTGAAAAAATTATATTTTTAGCTTTTTTATCTTCAAGTAAATTTAATTCTATATCATCTATTATAGAAAAATGATCTAATAAATAAGAAAGGTTAGTTATTGGAACTTCCCACTACTTTGTTTTAGCATCATAATCTGATCCTTGAGCGTTTTTCAGAACATCTACAACTAGTGGGTTGTATGGACTTTCTACTACTAATGCTGTTAGTCCAGGAACTTTTTTAGCTGTTTGCTCTGATATTTTTATCATTATTCAGCTATCCCTTCTTCTAGAGTCAATTTTTCTTCAAATAATGGTGTCACATATGCTTTTGACATATCATACTTAGAAACTTGCTCAACTTTGAATTGAATTTTTGCAGTCACTCTAAATTTTGTATCACAAAAATCACATTGATAACTTTCTTCTAAATCCATAGACTTTCCTAAGAAATTATCTATTTTACCACTATTTACTTTATCTATATCATGAGGCTTACCTAAAAATTTATCTGGATAATATATTTCACTAGGTAAATATTCTGCTCCACAGTGCGGACAAATTATGTAATCTACTTTCTTATTCGAATGTTTCATAATTAAAATCTCCTACATATATTTATACAGGTCATAAAAGAAAAGAACCATGGATTTCTAAAACTTTTCCATGGTTCTCTATATTTATTTTAATCTAATCTACCATCATCAATTCTAATTGATTGATTAAGTGAGCTAGTAGCAAATTTAACCTTACTATTTGCAGGTATTCTTAAATTATATTTTGTAGTTATATTCTATTTGTTAGAATCTTCTCCAGTATATGGTCTCTCTATCAATTCTAGAATTGAAAAGACTTTTGTTGAGTCATCCGTATAATAGCTATTTTCATTAAATCTAGTAGCAGATTCGAGAGCGAATTCTATTCCTTCATATTTACCATCTTTATCAGTACCATTAAGTCTTTGCCAAGACATATTATTTATACTTTTGTCATTACCTGATATTGAAATCTTAGCCACAATATGTAAATTAGGTGTGTTTATTTTATCCTCACCTTCTTCAAAAAGTATAGCGTTAGTACCTAATTTTAATTTTGCAATGTTTCCAAGAGTAGTATCACCAATAGGTATTGAGTTTAATATTTCATAAATATTTGATATTGAAAAATAATATCCAAACATATTAAATTCAAATCTACCACTATCTATTACAAAATATCCTTTATCATCTAATCTATCACCAGAAATAACAAAGCATTTTTTATCTACTAATCTATTTATAATGGATGTTAGATTAAATTCCGTCATCATCCTAGCTGATGCGTCTTCAGTCTATCTCTATGTTGTTGGAAATACTTTTATATTAGCACTATTTATAAAACCCATTTCTTCTCCCTATTATTAAGAAGCATTTTTAAATTGCAGTTCCCACTCTATGATCAAGACTTCTGATGCAGATATTGTTATTCCATCTTCTGCTTCTTCAGGCACTATATTTATAAATGCTAATGGTTTAGATATGTCTTGAATATTTTTATTAGGAAACAATACTACAGACTTTAACCCCGCGGTTTTATCTCTCAATTGATCATACAGAATTATTCCAGAGAATATTACATTATAATTATTATAACTCTCTTTAACTTCTATATTGGATAATAAGCTTCTATTTGTTACATTGCTTGTGAAATCTTTTATATCATTATCTGAAAGTGTTAATTTTTCCGCAGAAGCATCAAGATATCTTGGAGAGTTGCTTGGATTATAATTCTAAATTAAACAATCACATAGGTATTTAAAAAGATGCTTTGTACCATTATTTTTAATTCTAAAAGAATCTTTAATGATATTAAACTTAGTATCTACTTTTTTTATAGTTACAATACCTTGATATGATATATTATCAATATTATTCAAGTTAGTCATACTGTTTCCTTTATTATCTACTCTAAATTTAGCAAAGGAATCTGATAGTAATAATATCAGATTCCTTGACCTTATTCATTACTATATACTTTTTCTACTGTCTTTTTAGTATCATCTTTACTAAGATTTAAGTAATCATCAAAATCAGGTATTTTATTGCTTTCGCCTTTATTAGATCCATCTAAGTCATCATTACTTACAATAAGACCTAAATCATAAGTGCCTAACAAATGACTAGCTTGTGATTCGATACCAGTTTCTTCTTCAACTGATGAGCTATCATAATCGATATCAGGATTGATATCTATCATATTATCTGTACTAGATCTAATTGTTCCTAGATTATAATTACTAGATTTATAAACAGTAACTATATTAGCTGGATTAATTTTTGTAAGTAAGTCTGTTTCTGGCTCTTTATATACTCTCAGTATATATATGTATCCAAATGGTAATATATACCTTAAGAATTCTTTTAATGCAATCTTATTTACTATATCTACAGGTGTTAATATCTACACATAATGATCGAGTCCAGTTGCTTCATCTAAACTACTAACAATATTTACAACAGGCTCTTCTATAGAATTTTCGCATTTTAAGATAGTTTTAACAGCCATTTCAATACCTTTCTTTGTACCTTTATATTTAAGTGTACTCTAAAAAGCACCTATGATAGCTCTCAAAACATCATCATCTAAATATTCTTTTGTGAAAAATCCAACTTTTTTTGCTAATAGATCAAGAAATATATTTTTACATTTACTAGATGTATTTAAGTTAGTCATTGTAGCTATGTCAGCTCGTTGACCCATAAATATAGTATCATCTAGTCTAGCCATAAGCTAAAAATCTCTAGAATTATCAACAAAACATTTTGGAAGATTATTTTCAAATCTAAACATTTTTATTATTTCCTACTTTGTTTAGCTACACTTATATTTGAGATTGTTGAAGTGTTTATTTGAGATATAACAAACTTATTTTTGATGTGATTTGTATCAAAAAAGCTTTCTGGATCTGTTGGATCATTTATAGCGATACCTTCATCTACTCTATATGTAAAATCAAAAGGTGGTAGATCATCTTTATTTATTTGTGTCAATTGCTTTATTCTAGTTAAAACCGCATTGCCAGCACCACCATCTAACTCATAATCAGCTACTATATCACTATAATCTATAAACTTATTTGGATTATATAATGTTACATTAATGATCTCATCTTTAGCTACATCAGTAACTGATATTTGTAGATTTTTCTAAGCATAAATGTAATCTGGATCTTTCTTTGAAAAAATTTCATCAGGTAACCTAAGAAAAATGACATTATCAGAATGCTTTAAGTCTTTAGCGTCACTTGTAGAAAGCTCCTCTTTAATAAATGACCATGTGCCTGTTTCTGTACCTGTTTTAACTTTAATTGTAATTTTTGCATCAGAATCTGTTATACTTGACTGTATCAAAACAGGAAGAAATGATTTACAAAAAGTGGGACTTACACATGCTTCATATAAAAATTTATGCTTTACATCTGTTGTTGCTTTATTTTGCATACTTAAACTAACAGTATCATTAGAATATGATTCCGAAACAGAATCTGATTCTACATTAGTAGAAGTATCACTAGAATTCGCTTTATGCCAAAATATATCATCTGAAGGATTTTTATAAATACTTGCACACAAAGACTTAGATACCGTACCATCGCTTAGTAAAAGTTCTGCTGATTGATTCGAACCGCCAGTTAATGCAACAGGTATATTAGTTTTAATTGAGTTTCCAGCCCCCGCAGCATAATTGGTATTACCACTTAATGTAAAAATTACATATTGATCTTTCTGTAAGGTTTGAGGGGAATCACTCGAACATATTAATTGTAAACTACAAAAAGCATACCACGAATAATTATCTGTATCTACACTAGAGCTATTATCTAAATCAATAGTTGATAATCTTAAATAAGAATCTTCAAATTGATCTACTTTATATTTAAAATACTTTTGAAGATCTGCTGTTAACATTATTGGTGTATTACTTAGAGTCATCCCTGCAATAATATATTCCTCTGAATCTTCATCATCAGGATCATAATCTGGATTTAAAATTTCTTTATTATCAAAACTTAAAACAGCATCTTGACCTAATGTTATTATTTGCATTTCTTGCACAGAAAAATCATAACCTTTACCTAAAGGTTTCCATGTAACATCTGCAGCAACACCATTAGAATTTAAATCTGACATATCAGGTAAGTTGCAAGTCCAGTCTTTATTTTCTAAGTTAGATACTAAACCTTGAATTTTTAATCTAGTGCCAGAGCTTAATAGAGCAATGAATGATTTACCAAAGTCTGTGTAGATAAAATATTCACCATTCTTTAAAATTCTAGATAGATAACAGTATACTGATGATTTATCAATCACTGATCCTGCAACTTTATCTTCACCATTAATTTTTGCTGCTTTCACAAGTTTATAATAATTACCATCTTTCCTTAAATCTATCTTAGAAGTTTTTTCTTCATCTGAGTAACAAAAATATTTGATTTCATCTGATTTAAATAACTCATTATCAGACTCATTTAATGACCAGCAAGCATATATTGCTTTTTCTTTATTGTTTAATATAACAGCATTTTCTTCCTAAACTTCTATAGTATTTGTTGTTTCAAGATTTTTTATGTTTGACTCATTTCCACCATATGCTGGAAGATCAAAAGATGTTTTAATTATTTTTCCTGGACCAAATGTATAAGTAGATAATCCTGCGGTTGTTCCATTAGTTATAGCTACACCAAGCATACTTAAAAGGTCATTTTTGTTTTCCGCAGCATATACATATTCATTATCTCTGAGTTGATAGATGCTATTTTTTAATATTGTTTTATTAGAATCAAGCGTTTTAAAAGCGACATATAAATATGTGGATAAGGTTTTTATAGTAACAAAATTTGGTGCATAAAGCTGTACTGTTTCATTTTTAAGCAACTTTCTATCACCAGTTGTTACATTCATATTAACACCAGTAGTAACTGTAGCTATATTTTGAATATATGATGAAGCAGCATCACACATTGTATTTGTAACTTTTTCAACCTTTCCAGCATTAACTGCATACTTCTCAGCTGGTTGCATAAAGAAATCTAACGAAGCAGAGTCGTCAAATATACAATATGGTGTTACACCTGCTAATATAGATTTAGCTATTATATCTATTTTTTGATCTCTTGACAATGGAGATGCTTGCAAGTCTTCATTGCTACCACCATTCTCTACAGCGGTCATGCTATAAGTATTTATCGTTGGTTCATCTAACAAAAATTCTTTTATACGTTGGTCAGCAGATTTTACTGTTTTAACTATTTCTTCGTAAACTAAAGCTTCCCCGAAATTTATATTTCTACTATTATACTTTTTATATAAAGCTTTTTGTACATTTTGCTCTATTTCTTTAGCTTCTATAGAAGATATTTTTTGATAAGTTAATATTTTACCGCTTAATTCATATAGATTTTTATATAGGAAGGTTGTCTACTAACTATTATTTATCCAATCATGCTAAATAGCTTTACAATCATCTATTGATTTTTGAGCTAGACGCATTGTATCATTCTTTGTTTTAAATGTTGTGTTATAATTATCAGCAGTACTTACAGACGTAGCATTATCTAAAGCATATACTACTAAGTTGAACGCATTCATCAATACTTTACTTGTATCTTCTACATTAACGTTAACTAGACGCTCACTCTTACCATTAATATCAAAAGTTTTTACTTTATAGGATCTTTCATGATCATCTGTTCTGTCAGAAACAACGACGTTAGATACTGCTCCAGAATTATATATAGCAGACTCATAATCTTTTGTAGTTACTAAAGTATTGAAGGTACCAATAGTACGTCTATAATTTCTATATGCTTCTTCTAAAGTTTCTGGATTAGAACCATTAGTAGCGCTTTGATAATTAGTGACTTGAGTAAATAAAGATAGATCAATCTCATCACTACTTGCACTGTAACTACCATCACTTTTTAGATAATAAACACCATCAATACCGCCCTTAGCCATCAAGCTATATTGTAATTTTGTAAGTGTTCCTAAACTTATATTACCAGCTGCACCAGTAGATAATATATATTTGATATAAATACCACCACCGAAAATATTAGCAGCGTCTTGAGGAAATTCTACGTAGCAAGTATTAGAGTTAGGTAAAACACCAAATTTATATATTTTAGTATTTAAACCTGATGTCTCTAAGTTTGATACTCTAGTCCATAAATCTTGCATAGTAGGATCATTTGAAATAAATATACCATTCTATGCAACCATAGATTCTGTAAAATATAATCTATAATCAGAATCTAAATTCTGTATTGTAATTTTTTCTTGCCCATTTATTGTGTAAGATTGTATAGGTCCTTCCATAGCTAGAACTTCTATATCTGTAGTGGATTCTCCAGAACTTTCTATAATAGCATCCTGTAGAAGAGTAAAGACTATAGAGCCTGTATCATCTTTCAAGGTTGTAAATCTAGGTATTTTGTATAAAATATCACTCGAATTTTCTTTTATTTCTTCGAGATTTTCACCTTGCACATACTTAAATACAACAGGAACAGTGGCTGATCTATACCACTGCATGTCATAACCTAAAAGGTCATAAAGTTTTTGAGCATTACCTCTCTGAGTGACAGATGTAGGAAAATTCTCTAAAACATTTTTATCTATATTATAGTTTAGTTTATCAGCAATAAATGCTTTAAGTTTTAATAATGCTACACCAGGGTCTGATTCATTAGAGTCATTTGGATTCCATCTGCTAGTAAGCTCAGGAACTAGAGCTAAAAGCTCTTCCATGACATTTCTAAAATCTTTATTTGTGTAAGATAAAGAATTGATGTTTATATTTGTATGTTTCATCCTAATTCCTCTAAATTAAATAAAGCTAGATTCATGTCTTCTAAATTAAAATCGATCATGTTTGTAGCTTTTATATTGCAATAAAGTGTTGTTCCATCCGATGTAACTGTTATATTTTTTCTATCTGCTTTTATCTAAGGCATATATGTAGCAATAGTCGAGTAAACAGTATCTATAACTAAATCTCGCAACACAGTATTGTTTTGTTCAAAAATTAATCTTTTTAATGTTGTACCAAAATATGGATCTCCGAAAAAACTCGTCTTATCCGATTTTAAAAGCAATAGCAGATTTTGTGCAGTAGCTTCTCTATCATATACCAGATTTGTACTAGCAGAACTAAACATTTCTGGAAAGGCTATTGAGTTCATTTATACCCCCTTATTTTAGAGCATCGATTTTAGCTGCTAGATCATCTAGCTAAGCCTATACATCAGACGTTAAGTTTGCTAACATAAATAATTTTGAGTAATCGATTTCTCCAATCATAATATCTTTTGGTAATTGTACTTTTTCGCTTACATTTAGTGCTCTACAATTAATAGCACTATCAGGTATGTTTGTTATGGCTTCTCTATATAGCTGACCAATAATTACTAAGTCAGTCATACTATTATTTTCAAACATAACAAAAACAATATCACCCTCGTTTATGCTATTATTAATCCCTTTAGGGACGCAAGCTACAGCTTCTCTTAAGTTAGCAAAATCTGTGTGTTCTGCATCTCCCTAAATCCTATCAAAAATAGGAATTCTAACTTTATAAGTATACTCAGATAGCACTCTTTCAACTATAGCTCTAGTTAGCATATTAAACCTCCGAATCGCTTCCAATTCTTATTAATGATAAGGTCGTCTTAAACCCATCTTTTGATATATTATCTGTCTATTTTGTTATTGTATATAACCCACTGCTGTTATGTTTCTAGCCATAAAAATATGTGTTTATTTTTATGTAAGACATAAGCATTGATGGCCTTAATAAACCTTTTACTGTTAAAGTTGCTTTAACAGGATATTGAGTTACCTATGTCCACCATGTCTTATCTACTTGAGTTGTTTTAAATTCTTTTGAGTTATTCGATATAGAAGGGGAATATATAGATTCTATAATACCATCATTGTTTATTCTATAGACATAATCTGACTGATTCATTTTTTTAGAGTAATTATATAGAATAGAATAGGTCTAATCATCATCTATAGAAAAGCTAGATACAGCATCTATGCATGGGAAACCTATATCTATTTCATATGTATCTAAAGAATTTATCTATTTTTGACTAGTTTCTAATTTAAATACCTAAAAATAAGGACCACCAAAAACACCTGAGTAATCATCATTAACAGTTAAAACATATCGAGCGCCAGTAATATTAGAATTTTGATTATCACTGCTTGGCTGCATACATAAAACTAAGTAATTTAGATAATCCCATATTGTTACACCAGTTTTTGCTTCCAGCTTAACCGGTTTATCATCACCAGCTATTAAATTATTACTGATAACTAAATCTTTATCTCTCATCCCATAGAATACATCTAAAATACCATAGATATTATTATATAGTAATTCTTTTATTTTATCACTAGGTTTCATTGTTCTGGAACCAAATGAAAAAGTACCAGCTTGCAGAGTTAAAGCATCACTAATAGCTGTTATTGTATAACTTATACTTGAGCTACTTAAATCTAAATTCTATCTAACATCAGTTATAGTTGCACCTTCTTCCTTATACATATACATTGGACTTGAGCAATCACCATAACTAATAATCATTCTACGCGAACCAGAAACTGAGCTAAAAACTTTGTCTAAAAAGTTAGGGTCATCTCCAGCTGTTATTTGATATTTCATATTTAAGGTGTAAGTATTTACTGAACCATTTAATTTTACGATACTTAAAGACTCAATATAATTTGGGTATCTATATTTTTCTGCAAAACTATATTCTGCACCGCCTTTTTCCTTGCTATAGGTACCAAAAGTGTAATTACCTATCTTAACTGATACAAAAGGCGCTTCTACTCTAGTTGTGTTTCCTAATAATTTTATAGACATTGATTATACCTCAACATAAGAAATACCAGCTAATGTAGGAATTTTTAATTGACTACCAACTTTAGGTTTTTCAAAAGGATCTTGCAATCCATTAAAATCCATTATAACCCAAAAATATAATGGACTATTATAATAATAAAGTGATATACTATCAAATGTTTCATTATTCTTAACAATGTGTATAGTATAACTCACATTTTTCGATAATTGGCTAGTTACTCCATAAACATATTTTTCATCTTCGCTATGATACCAATAAGGAAAGCCAGAATATCTACATATATAATTATAATCTAAGTATGTTTTATCTTGAAGAATTTCTGACATAATATTTTTCCTTATTTATAAAGTCTTTTTTCTAAGGTTTTATCTAAACCTCTAAAACTTCCCATTGCTGCAACTGTTTCTGCATCATATGGATCGGTTTCAGTTACAGTAAACTCAACAGTCACTTGAGCATACTTATTATCTGATAAAATAGGAAGCTCATATGTTACTGATACACTTCCATTTACTATACCTTTTATAAAGATTTCATTTCCAAATCTAACAGCTACTTGAGGTGGATTAACCATTTTAGAAGCTGATTTATAAGAAGGTAAAGCAACAGCTTGCAGCTGTTTAATTATAGTATCAACATAATCATCACCAAGCTCTACTGCAAGATTACTTATACCATAATTTATTTGAGTCATCATTTCTCTATGAAACTTTAATCTTATAGTCAAACTCCTAGGTCCAGAACTGGAATATGAGTATATCGGAGCAGATCTGCTCAAAGGTGTGCTACTAGCAAATTGAGCTTCTAAAGTATCTGTAATCGATTCTGGATATGTTGGTAAAACAACAAATTGACCTGTTTGCTGAGAATCTGAGCTCTAACCTATGTGATATAGATATAAGTAATTCTCAATCATATTAAATTTTGAATTGGAACTTACTAGTCCACTATATGCTGAGTAAGCGCTCATTTAGTATTTCCTTATTCTTTATATTTAAGCAATTTATTTAATTGATCTATTATAGCTGGATCTTTTGTTTTATTTGCTTGCTCGGCAAGTCTTTCGCATTCTCTATAATAGCTTGCAAGTAATTTTTCAGAATCTTTATCTATAAAACCGTTCGCATCCCACACTGTTTGTAAATTTCTAACATCAGCGTAATTATTAACAGTCTTATATGTATATGTTCTCAATCTAGGCTACCATATACCTGATTGTGTCTAATTTAAGTATTTCTGAACTTTCATTACATTACTTTCAAATTGCTCAGCGTTACTAATTACATTGTTTACTAAATACTCAAATAATCTTCCGCAAAATGCATAATTATTAGAATCGTTTATCTTCAATAAACTTAAATTACTTATTAGCTTTTCGTTTAAATATTCGTTAAAATTAGAATATCTTTCTCTATAACTTTGAAATTGAGCTATATCTTTTTCGCTTGTAGAAATAACTTTATCTGCAAAAGGTAATGTATTACTATAATTTCCCTCTAAAACAACTAAACTAGATGTGTTAGAAATAGGTACTTTTATTATAAGTCTTAAAAATTTTTCATATTTAAGTAACGTAGATTGATCTAGCTACATATCAGAAGCTACATCTGGTTCTTTAGCACCTACGATACATGGACTCTAAAAAATGAAGGGTTTAGAAAAAGCTGTTTCATCCCTGTAATAATTATTTCTACTCATCAAAATATCATGATCTGCTTTATAGATACCAAAATCTTCACGATTTAATATGTTTAACATTCTCCACAAAAGCCTAGTAGGCTCTTGCAAACAACCTTTTTTACCTATAAAAACTGGTACTAAAGAAACTGGTGTTAAAGAATCTAAAGCTACTGTATATTCTTGACAAAAGTTTATAGGAATACTAAAATATTTGTAATTTGTATTTGTCTTGCTTATTAAATCATGAAAAGGTGCTTGCTTTATTCCATAATCATGCTTTATGTCTAAATTTGTAATATATTCATTAGAAAATAAATTGTAGAAAGGCATTAGATTAATATCATAAACAGCTTTATATGTTCTTATATATTTACCTAAATATGTATGTGTTTTAGAATCATAAGTGTCAGAATCTGAGACATATCTAGTAGTTATTCCTGGATAATCTTTTCCAAAAACATATGGTTGGTATATTGTAAAAAAGTGATCGTAAGCATTTATATAAGTACCATTTTCATAAAATCTAGTATTTTCTTTTATACATTTATCTACATAATCTAATGGCGCATCTACTCTGCTTAATACAATATCTTTATCATAAATATAAAGATTACCAGCTGTCAAATGATAAACATTTTTAGCAAAAGGTATCATAGGTACAGGTGTATTCTGGAGGATATATTTTATGTAGTTTGATTGTAATGTATTGTAATTAAATCTCTAAAGCACTTCTTAACCTCCAACAGCGTATGGATTTAAACCAGAAATTCTAACATCTTCTCCATCTAAAGTAACTTTTATATCATCAGTATTATCTACCCATACTTTAACATGGTTACCATCTTGATCATCACCTTGCAAAAGTTTTATTAGTTTCTTAAGCAAAGCAGATGTAGAATTTTCATCTTCTTCTGCGCCTTTTATCTGTTCCTCACCATCTTCTTTTGCAGATGTAATAGCATAATCAGACATTTCATCACCGTTACCATTACTTACATAAGAGCTGACTGATGTAGATTGTGCTACACCAGCTTGAAGCCCCATAAAGCCAGAACCTCTTTCCATAACAGCATTAGCATTACCCCAAACACCTAAACTTAAGCTTCCACCTTTAGTTAAAGTACTTAAAGCATTTATACCTTGAGCTAAAATAGAAATACCTGCTATAGTAGATTTCATTAAACCAACGACTGTAGTTTCAAGGTCAACACCACTACCCATAACAGAAATTGTTGGAATAGCTATACCACCAGTTAATTGTTCTATTACATCTAAAGCCATCCAGGTCATGTATCCGACAGCATTACCAGCAATATTACTAGCAACACCATCCATGAAATTCTCATAAACATTACCTAGAAGTTCTGATATATGCATTCTTTTAGCAACATAACCTAACTGAGCGTTAGTTTCTGCTAACATATTATTATATTTCAAGTCTGCGTCTGATACTTTGTTTAATGTTTCTGTGTTTAAATTAACTGCAGCAGCTAAATCTGCTACCTCAATCCCTAAAATGCTTGACCATTGTTGTCTTAAAACTCTATTTGTATTTTTACCTGTTTCTTGAACAAACTCAACAATAGATCTCATTAAAGCATCAACATTATCTACGCTTATACCGTTTGTTAACATTTCTGCATAAGATAATCCAGCTTTGTTAGAAGCCATAACTAGCAAGTTTTGCATATTGCTAGATTGAAGCGTTTCTACATCGCCAGTACCTAAAGCATTAATAGATGCAGCTAATTGTTGTATCGTATTATCTGAAACACCTACTGAGCTTAAAGAGCCTAACCACTTTTGTATGGTATATTCCATTTCAACAGATGTTTCTTTATCTAATGAGGAACTTAAATTAAAAATTGCATCTTGAACGCTATCAAAATTTGTAGATAAATAAGCAGAATCTTCATAATACTTATTTAACATTTGAGTTAAGTATGCTTCCATACCAACTCTAGCTGCTGTACTATCTGCACCTTGCAGCCTAATTATTCTCATCAAGCTTCCAGAAAAAGTATCAAATGTGGTAACAATCTTATCACTAACAGTTTCTAAGAAAGCTCTTTGCTCTAAGTTAAAAGCGATACCTTGATCTACTAGAGCATTTAAGTTCTCTAGCATCTCGCTTTGTGTGATATAAGGACTAGCAGCTAAATTATCTCTTATTAATTCCGATATTTCGGCGAAATGTCCATAATTTTGGCCTTCATAGCCCTATAATCTAGCATCTATTTTAGAAGAGTATCTACCTAGTAACTCTGCTTGACCTTTTATGTCAAACATATTACCTAGATTGCTTAAAACATTTCCTAAATTTTCTTTTAGCTTTTCACCAGCTTCTTCTAAACTGGTTTTCATGCTATCGCCAGCTACTTTCAACTTTTCAGTGAAACCAACGGCACTATCCATCTACATCTAATTAAGATCTTTTTGAGCCTAAATACGCTCTTTTCTAAGCTCTTTTTCAGATTTCTATTCTAAAAGTAAATTTTTCTTACCAGCATCAGTAAAACGTTTTATTATTTTATTAACTTCTGTCTTTATGTCAGCATCTGACATTCCTGGATTAGCTTTTTTGAGTTTTTCAGCAATGGCTTTCTATGCATTTTTTTCTCTAGCTGCTTCTGCTTTTTTTCCAGTTACTCTAGCATCCATACTTGTAGTAGCCATGCATTACTCCCTTTAATCTTTACTCTTAGACTTTGCTTTTATATTATCCAAATACTCTTTTGTTTTTATAGCATCTTCATGGATAAATTCTAGTAGATATTCTCTTTCTTTTGGGGTCATTTTCCCAATATCTAAATAAGATGTGTTTATATTTTTTGATATTAAAAATCTTTCTTTTACAATCTGTTTCCATCTTATCGGAGCGAAAGGTTTACCATCACTCGTCAAAGGTGGGTCCAAAAAACTCCCCTGTGATGCGAAACGGAGCGTTATAATCTACACCGCACTCAGAGCATCTAGTAGGAACTATAGCTTGCAACCCTATTTTAAGATTTAATTTAGACCCAGCCTGTATGATTCTTGCTGTATCTCCCATAGACATCTTTCTTACCATTTGTTCAAGCCTAACTGGGTCAATAACTTGCCCATCTATTGTTTTAATCATAGATTGAGCATTATATAAAGTATCTAGATTTACATTTAAATCTGGATTTCTTCTCTTCGCATCTTTTTTCTTTTGTGCTATTTGATCTAGAATTCTAGGTGTTTGAAATTTTAATTCTACTGTCTTTTTACAGTTAGGAAGATAAACAGTAGAATATTTCTTATACTCTTCTTCGTTATATTCTAAAACTTCTAAATCATCTAGATCGATACTATACTTATCTATGTTACCACATGCTGGACAAACAGTTTGTACTTTATACTCAGGTCCATAAGTAACGACTCTTAACCTATGCAAAAGATATTGATAATCACCTAAATGCATATCATATGCTGATATTCCAATAGGATCTAAAACACAATCATCTATTACTTGAGATAAGACTTCATAAGCATTTTCAGATGGTGATAATCTTCTCATTTCATCTTCTGTAGTCATAGAGCGCATTCTAAATTTAGAATTTATATCTCTACTATAAATTTTTCCTAAAGATGGTAATGTGAAAGATTCTTGAATTGTAATGTTATCCATTATATAATCCTCCATATAATCTCTAACTAAATATTTTATTGTTATAAATTATATTATAAATGAATTTTTATTTTAGATTTTACGTATATACGTAATTATCTATATAAATAGAAAAGACATTGAATAGTAAACAACTTCTCATCTAACTATTCAATGTCTTAAGTTATTCACTGTAATTTCAGTATTCTCTTATATACAATATTTTATACAGGAATTGTACATTATATATTATTTTATTCTGCTTCGTCGTCAGGTTTACTCATTAAAGCATAATCATAAACAATGTTAGCTGTAATATCTCTCTTATCACCACTTTCTTGATTGTAGTTAGGCATTGTGATACCATTTATCCAACAACCTTTTAATTCCCACTGTCTGATAAGTTCACCATTAGGTGTGTATTCCATAAGCCAGCAATCTTTCTTATATTCTGACATTTTACCGATTTTTTCAGTAGCTACGTTATAAGATAAATTTTGCCAAGCCATGAGGACTGATTTAGTATCAGCACCTACGAAGTCATGCACCTTAAGTGTACCAGCTTCAAACTTAGGTAAACCAGCAGCTTTCATAACTGAGTTACCACGTCTAATTTCAATTACATCTTGAGTAAATGTAGGAAGAGAAGACTCGATAACAGATAATCTGATAATTTCTTGACCATTAACAATGGTTTCAGCAACACCTTCTACTTTACCAGCTGCAAGAAGGCTATCAATTCCAGTTACTACAAATTCGAAGTTATTACTTCTAGCAACTTCGTATAAATCTGGATTAGCAGCTAAGTGATAGGCGCCTAAACCTGTAACATTACTTATTGTATGTGTTGACATTTATTATTTCCCCCTATCCTTACTCTATTACTGCAGAAGTATCATCTGCGAGTTGTAATTCGATTTCAAAATCTTCTACTGCTTCGATAGCATATAATCTAATGACGCATCTAAGTTCAGCTTTTTGTTTATTAGCGCGTTTCTTTAATTCGTAAGCACTTATACCAGCACCTTTAACCATTTGGTCAAGTGTAGGAATAATCATAGACTTAAAGTTAACCCATAATATGTCATTATTTTGCTCGAAAGTCATTGATCTAGCTGCTGCAAATGCTGTTTTAACAACGTTACAGATAAGCACTCTGATATTTAAGAAAGATTTAGCAGTTAAATTAGCTGGGTTATTCTTAAGAGTTCTATTACCCCAAATTAAATCACCATAAGGTGTAATCTCTGTAATAGGGTTAATTGATATACCCATTCTAGATTGGTATGACTCAGCTACTGCATTTGTTACCTTTTCATTTACAGATTGTAAATTAGGAACACCACCTCTATTTGCACCAGCTATAGCTAACCAATCTGGATTATTTGCAGTAGATCTAGCTAAAGCAAGCAAATAACCGAGAGATGCAGGCATGTTATAAACTAATGTTTCCCCAGCTATAGAATATGTTCCCCATGGTGTAAACATAGCACCATATTCTCCATAACCATCTAAGTTAGGGAATAATTCTTCTATTACATTTTCTGGTTTGATATCAGGTGTATGATCTAAAAGAGCTACGCAATCTTTTCTATTATTAGCAGCAATTGTGTATAAAGCATCACCTAAGCCTTTTACACTAAATGTGCTGTTAGCTTCAGAAGAAGTTGTACTTACAGCTGTTGTTGCGTAAATAGTCATTTTAGTTATTCCAGAATCAACATCACAGCAGAAGTAGAAATCTTTAACTAAATCTTTTAAGGTTTCTGCATGAGTTACATGTGTCGTTAAAAGCACACGTTTACTTTCTTCTACTGGCGCATCTGTACCTGCTGTATCAGTACCTTCATATGTAAGACCATCTCCACCAGCTGTTTGTACGCTAGCATCCACTACTGGAGCATAAACAGTTCCATCAGAATATTTGTAACCATAAAGTTTAACTGTCCATAGATTATCGCAATCAGTTGCTGCTTCTTTATTAGCTATTACTTCTAACCAACAGTTATTTAAAATCCATGAGTGAACTGCGTTAGTACTTTCACCTAATTTTCTTAAATATTTAGCATTGCTGCATATAGCAAAACTAATGCTTTCTGCGGTGTTAATATCAAATGTATTATTTAAGTTTAAGCCATATGGAGAAACAATATCAGCAAATTCTCCATAATGAACTTCTGCATAACCTAAATTGTGATTATATAAACGGTTTGCAATAGTTTGATCAACTGTTAAATCAGCTGCCTTAAAAGAATCTGCAACTAATCTAATAGTATAATCACTGATTCCAGTAACACTGTCTGCATTATCAAATAAGCTTGCTTTTGAACCTTCTGCAACTTTTGCTATACCATCTACGTTTGGATAACCACCAGTTGTTAAGAATTTAACATTATAAGAACCACAATCTTTAACTTTTGCAGCACTTAAAGCTTTACTCAACTCATTATAAGCAGTTATTGGAGAAATAGTTCTAGCAGCATCTGAAACACGTTCAAACATAACAGGTAAGCCTGCAGCTAAAAGTGTTTTAGCATATAAATAGCTAGGTTCTTTTTGTCCTTGAGCAAATACTTTCTTACTATTATATGTAAAAGTACTTGAAAATGTAATTGTATCAGTTCCAAATTTACTTTCGAGATCTGCTACAGAATTTAATAATGTAGGTTCATTAACAGGTCCAGAAACTGAAAATCCAGGAACATAAACTGTATTTGCAGTTACATTTAAGGTACCAGGACTAGTTAAATCTACTTCGTTAAATGTAATTTTAGGCATGTTTTTACTCCTATTTTAATCTATCTGATTCTAATACAACATCCCAGTCATATTCAACTGTGTAATTATTTCTGATCTTATAATCGAATAACCATGCATCATCTATTGTTAGTGATAAAGTCATTCTAGTGAATTGTCCTGGGACAAGTCGTTCAGGAATATCTGAATTATCAGTTACTGTTGTATCTAATATTATATTTGATGTGTGCTCTATATTAGCACCATTGTAAGGTATTTGTATGAGCAATTTAGGAAAATTTATAAGCTTAAATATAAAATTTCTTAAGTACTCATCAGCTTCTTTAAAAAATTTAGTATATATATCTATCTAATAAGTTAACTTAATAGGTATCCCATTTAACTAAGCACTTTTTCTAGCATTAGCTTCCATAGTCATACCATCATAGGTTAAGGGTTTTTTATTTGTAGATAAGATTTCTATATCATTGCCTCTCGTTAAAGTTATTATAGGTAATGTGAGAGGTTTATCATCTGATATATCAGCTCTATACTCAAATAATCTTCGGGTTTCGGCTGGGCCTGTAATCTATATATTATCATCCATTACCCAGCTTTTTATTTTAGCTAGCAATGCATCATCATAATATGAAATGGCCATTTTTATTCCTCCAAAAATGTTTCATATAAATAAGGCACTTGCTTACTTATTATTTCAAATACTTCTGTAAATATTGGATATCTAGATATAGATAGCGTTCCATAATTTATTAATTTACAAATATCATTTAATTTAGCAGAAGTTTTTGGTAGTATTTTGTTTGGATTTATTGTTATAACATATTTATCTGGATATCTATAAACTATAAGATTTTTAATTCCTGCTATCAAAATTTCATATGCAGAAGGTATAATTGTCTTATTATTATAAGTTATCCAACCTAAATTATTATTCTTAAAATAGTCTTTATATTTTATAAGTTTTCTTCTATCAATTAAATTTATAAAAGTATCTTCTATATAAGGTATAAGTATTCCATCTATAAATAAATCTGTTTTTGGATTTCTTCTAGATATATTTATCGTTAAATTCATAACAAACTCTTATAAAGGTAATAAAATTTTTGAAATTTCAGGTGTTATGAGGGCTAAAGGTTTTTCTGTTGATGCTGTAACAGGATATTTTTTATTAAAAATTCTAATTAAAGTATCATCTAAAATACCTGATCTTATTTTATTTATAACTTCATCTTCATTATCTTTCTTAAGTATCTTGCATACTCTAATAGCTTGATCTTGAAGATGTTTTTTATTAACAGCACTTTTTGGAATACCTAAAATATTTGCAAGAATATCAAAACCTGAAATTTTATTTTTCATATAGGCTTTTCGATATGCAATAAGACTTTTTATAATATCTGAGTCTGTGTTAGATGCAATTTTTAAGCTTAATAAATCTTTTCTAGAAGAATCATCTTGCATTCTAGATTTTATAAAAGATCTTAAAGTAGATTTTGCTTTAGGTCCTAAAATAGAAGTATCTGTATCTTTAATTATTTTGAAAAGCTCATTTAAAGCAGTATCATTTGTCCAACCACGCTTTTTAATAATGTCCTTGAAAGTGACTGGTTCTGAAATTTCCTCTGTATCACTAATACCAGTTGCTTTATCCTCTATACCCTATATTATTCGTATAACATCATATGGATGTTGTATTTCTACTAGTTTCAAGAAATTCTAAGCTTTATCTTTTTTATCACCTATCAGATAACTTTCCGCATATTTCTAATATTTATCTGCATCAGCTACTACTCTTAATTCTTTCTTCGCATCAGCGTTATTAAAAAATTCTTTTATTTTAGTATTTATATCTTCTGGTTTAGTAAGCTTAAATTGATCTTGCATTACTTTCTTTAGAGATAAAGTTTCTTTAGAGCTATCTTCTTGCACTAAAGCTTTAGCTACTTTTCTCATGTCTGCATAAGGAAGAAATTTGTTTGTTACTACTGAAACATCTTCTGGATATCCAGCAATTCCTGATTTCAAGACACCATCATCTCTTTTAGGTATACAATCTTTATTATTAAATATCCAATCTATAGAAGGAATATCTCCAGATGTTGTTTTATATTTTCTTAGTTGATTATTATCTAAAAATATTTTTAATATATCAAATTTATACTTAAAAGCATTACTATCTTCATCGAAGATACCAGTATCACTATCTATAAAATATCTCTCAAAATCTTCGTTAGATAAATCACCTTCTTCTAATGCATCACATAATTCTGGTATAGCGTAAGAACCTGCAGCTTCTATTTTAGCAGTAGGTATTTTTGAATTTTCTAAGAAGTATACTATAGGATTCTAATGTACGTTAGATCCATCAGGTCCCCACAACAAAACTGCTGCTAATAAATCATTTATAAATCTTGATACTTTAAGTGGTTTACCAGGTTGCCCTTCATATGGTGATCCAGGTTCTTGACTTTGATACTATTCTAAAAATTTATATATTGCGACATTTTTTTCATCGCCACGTAGCTGATTTATTTGTTCAGCAACGCTAGTTTTTGTTGTTTCATTAGTTGTAGGATCAGTAATCGTATATGATGGAAATAATTCAGCTCTATTGTCCACTGCTTCTAATAAAATCATATATAATCATCCTCTTCTGCTAAAACATTAAAGCTACTAGATTTGAAATTATCATTTTCTATACTATATGAATTTTCAAATTCTGGTACAATTTCACAACTTATAGATGCTGGATAAACCATTGAGTTGCTTAATTTTGTAACTCTAAATAGGCGATTAGGTATATTATCTAAACCGCTAGGAATAAAGAATAATGCACCTTGCTGTAAAAATTTTAAGTCATATGGAACATGGATTACAGAAGCATTTTCTTGCAATTCTGAAACCCATCCCATCTTTTTCAATGTTTGTTGTGTTGGGTGCTCATCAAATATAACACCAACAGCTTCTGGTGGGTAATATAAACTTTCTATTTCTGTGTATGTAGTATATCTTTTGCTAGATTTAGGTGCTCTATAAAATACCTGTATACCTAGCAATGTTACTAATTCTTCAAAATATTTTCTATGTAACTTCGCATCAGGCGTTAATAATGCACCAAATTTACCTTCGTTCATAAAACCCTCCAATTTTATTTTAAGCTCTACGTGGTGCAATAAGCTCTAAAGCTCTCATCTAAATATCTTCTGGAGCATTTTCAAAAGCTTCTTCGTCATTATCACCATAAGTATTGAGTAGATATCTCATTCTACTAAAAGCTTCTGGATTGCGTTGCTCATTCGCGCCATCACAATAACTCTTAAATATTCTCAATAAAGTGCTAGGTTTAGTAAAAGCTTCATCAAGATCTTCTTCATCATCGCTATCAGAATAATCTCTGCTATCTGCGCAATCTTGACATATCCATTGACCATCAATTTCTTCCATATCATCTTCGAAGAAAGTATTACCACAATCATCACAATCGTGAGTTGGATGCTCTTCTTTAAGCTCTGAAACTAAATCTTCCCAGAAACTTTCTAAATGATGTTTAGCTAATTCTTCTACTCTATCTAACCCATCTTTAGTTAAGTTTGTAATAGTTACAGAAGTATCGTTATGACTCCATGGTCTTTCTATTTCAGCATCTCTAGTAGATGCTTCCCAACTTAATTGATTCTCAACGTATTCTTTTAGCTTCCAACTATCGCAATATCCAGCTTCGATAAATGGTGTAAGATCATCAGAGCATGGAATTTCATAAGTATGTTTAGGTTGACCTTCTATAATCCAATCAATATCTTGATCTAAACAATCTTCTTCGTTTTTATCTATAAACAAATCTACATCTTGAATAATTTCATGAATAATTCTTTCTTCTAGATCTTTTATAGCTTCTGTGTAAGTATCATCATCCATTTCGAAATTTGCAGCATCTTCTAGAATTTTTTCTAAGTCATCTGCAAAACCGTGATTTGCTAAATAAGCTGCTGGTGCTGCACACGTTTCTAAACCATAGCCTTCATAGAATTTATCACCATCATTATAATCGCGATAAACTAATCTCATAATAGCTCTTACAATTTCACCAGCAACAGTTTCAGCAGGACCAGAAGGTGGTACTAACTCGTCAAATAATATCTGTAAAATATCATCTGGATCATCATCTGCAGCAATAGCTTTTTCTACTGGATCAAGAATATCATGCAATTTTTCTCTAGCAGCAGCTTTTCTTTCTTCTTCTGCTTTTCTAGCTATTTCTGCTTTTTCTTCATCATCAGCGCGTTTAGCAATATCTGTAAATTTAACTGGCTTATCTGGATCAAACATATCTTCTGGTGATAATTTAATCTCAGCTTCAGTTAATAGTTTATTCTTAAGATTTTTATATTCTAAATACTCATTTCTTGCTTCGTTAAATTGCTTCTTGAGTACCTCAGCTTTTTCTTGAAATTCTTCTCTTAAACTGTTTGCAGTAAGACTGTTTCCGAAAGCTAATCCATCTTTATCTTCTTTTAAAGCTTTCCAGGTAGTATTAAGCTCTTGAATTTGATTTTTAATATCTGATATTTTTCCAGCTGATTCTATAAGTCTAGCATCTATTTCAGCTTCAGATAAAGTGTTAGTTTGTTTATTAAAGCTTTTTGACATAATGTTTTTGAAATCCATTATTCTTCGTCCTCTTCATCATCTGTATCCTCGATATCTCTCAGACTCAGATTTATTTGCTTATTATCTTCTTTAGGTGCAAATCGTACACCCATCTTATTACCAACTTTAAACTTACCTCTATCTCGAGCTTCTGCGTTGGATTTATCTATAGTTTCAGAATCTGTATCAAGATCTGTTTGATCAATAGTATCAAGATCAAGCTGAACAGGTTCTTCATATTTTCTATCATAAATTGCTGGATAAATAATATCAGCATAAAGCTTTTTATAATGTTTTTCCATATAGTTTATATAATTATAAACAACACTAGCAAGCTTTATCATCCAGCTCGTATTTGAAAGCACTAACATTATATGTTTGCAACCAGGTCCAACATCATCATTTGGATTTGTAATATCAGAAGGTCTATTTTCTCTCTCACCTACTATGATATTATTTTTACTAGCCCAATACGCGCCTCTATATTGAAAATCGGGGCATGAGCATCTTATATAAACATTTTCACCATTAAAAGAGTTAAGCAAGGATCTTATTACAACTCTCAGTGCTAAAATGTCATTTGCTTTCTTTAATTCGCTATGTAACTCATCTAAAAAACCACCAAATGAAATAGTAACTACATACTCATTTGTTTCACCCTAAACATCTAAATTAACAGTCATTATATTATCTTTGAATAACTAGTTAAAATTGACTTTATTTAAGTTGCTTACATTAGCTTTTACTTTTGATTTAACACGCTTTTGATAACGTGTTTTACCATCTTTTTGTCTTTTACTCTGCTTACTTTTACTCAGCAGCTAGTTTCTTTTATCTTCAGTTAAAAAGCTCACACTGCTTCCTCCATAAGCAAATCTTATAACAAATCACATAGATAGGCTTAAATAAAGCCTATCTATGAAATCATTTATATATTATCTTTTAACTGTTCCATAAAGTTTTTTAGCTTTATTGTTTTTAGCGTCTTTAGCTAAATAATTATAAGTTAAAGATTCGCACATTAATTTTTTATTGTCAGCAATTCCAGTAAGGGTAAATGCTTTCTTATTTTTAGATAAGTTAACATTTTCACCAATGAATTTAAGCTTACCACGTTTAGTCATTTCTTTAGCTTCGAAAATAAAACTAGTTTTAGCTTTTTTACCAGAATTAAATGTAATAACACCTTCTAAACAGATAGAATTATTTTTTAAACTACCAGAAGTTGTTTTATATGATTCTACATTTTCATATACTTTCTTAAGGTAGCTTTCACCTAACTCATCAAAGCCTTCTTCATCGAATTCTTCGATATCTACATCAGTATCAACTGTTTCTTCATCAACTGCAGGTTCTTCAACAAATTCTTCTTCTGGAATTTCTGCTACTTCTTCTGCAGCAGGTTCGACAATTTCTTCTACTTCTTCTGGTTGCATAGGAACAATAGCTTCTTTATCTTCTCTAGGTGTAGATTTTACTTTAATTACATCTGTTTCTGTAGTAATAGAAATATCTTCCATACCTTCTTTCAAATTTTGTTTTGAACTGTTTTTAGCAACAGACTCATCAAGATCTTCTTCTTCAAGATTTTCTAAATAATCTTTAGCTCTATCAATTATATCATCTAACGTAGATTTATAATAAATTTCTTCATCATAATCATCGTAACCATCAACATACTCATCTAGAAGATCGCATACAAATTCACCGCATCCAGCAGCTGTTGGATCACAGCTAATTCCTTTTGATTCTAAATAATTTACTGCTTCATCATAAGTGAATTTATTTTTACCTCTACCTTCTTTCAGCAATCTATTGTTTGAATCTAAACTTTCAGTCCACATGCTGCCGATTTTCTTACCTTCAAATTCAGGTGCACCATTTCTAACGTGTTGGATATATCTTCTAGCTGCATCTCTATCTTTAAATGGGAATCTTCTTTCTTCACCATCTACTTCTACTACTGCGTAGAAATTTTCTTCAATAACTTCTTCTTCGAGATTTTCAGCTTTCATAGCGAGTCTTTTCTTAAGTCTAACAGAAAGTGGCTCTTTAGCTTCTTCTAAAGGTTCGATATTATCTTGATTTTCATCTTTTACAATATCAAGTTCGCCATCTTTATTTAAGCCAATAGTAACATCATCACCAGTACCTTTTTCTTTGCTATCTTTAGCTTCATTTAAAGACTCATCAAGCTCTTCTCTATCTTCTTCTGTTTCTGGATCAAGATCTTTTATTTCATCTTCATCATCAGCTTCGGTTTCAATTTTCTTACCATCTACTTCAACTTTTACATCTTCACCAGATTCTGTTTCAACAGTAATTTCTTCATAAGGTGCTACCTTACCGATAATTTTGAAACCATCAGAAGAGTAGCAATAAGGACAAAGTTCGCCAACATTTGCCATATCAGCATCTTCTTCAACTGTTACTTCTTCTTCACGTTTGTAGATCATAGAATGACATACTTCGCATGCTAAGATAATATCACCGATGTATGAGTCTTTAAGATCTTCTTCTGTTTCTGCTTCAGGATCAATAACAACTTCTACATCTGTGAGAAGGTCATCATCCATGAAGTTTGATAGTTTTGCAGCCCCATCGTTATCGAAGCTGAAAGTTTCACTTTCTAATAACTTCATTTGCTGAAAGGCTTCTGCTAAATAATTTGTAGCCATTATTTATTCTCCTGTAAGCATTGCTTAATTTTAATCTATTGGATAATTTAGTTGACTCGCTTTACGCATTTGCTCAACGAGCTCTTTTTCTTCGTCGATACCTTCTTGCAAGATATCTGTATCTAATTCCCATAACGCATTTGTTTGGGTAAATTTCTTTCTTATTCTTCCTATAACTTGCTTGCAAATAGCTAAGGCTAATCGCATTTCGATATCTATCCAGAAATCTGAAACTATTTGCGATACATCATCATATTTAGGAACAAATTCTATAGTTATATATTCTGGTAAATCATAACTGCAGTTTATATAAAGCTGATTAGTATGTTTATCGAATCTAAATAACAAATCGGTAGATAATGTATTTCTAACTTGCAAAGATGTGTTATATGCAGCATAATTCTGCACAAAACTAGTCATAGTACTTATACCAGATCCTACACCAGCCATCATTTGCCATGAAGCTAGATACATAGGATCGTGAGTTCCTCCATTTATAGATGTATCTGATGTTATTCCATAACCTTCTGATCTAAATACTCTAGATACAGAGCTTACTTTTTTATCGGTTAAATCTATACATTTGGTGTAAGGAATTGTGATTAAAACTGTGCTATCTATATATCTCTATATCTATCTAAAAGCACTATTGATGCAGCCATCAATTGCTGCATCATTAAGTTCTAAATCAATAACCCCACCTGTTAAGCGAAGTTTAATTTCATCTCTATATGCGGCTAATTCCACTGCATCTCCCCTTATAAAAAACAAAGCACAGCTGGCTGACGGAGGTAATCAACCAGCCATGCTTAAAAACAATCTCACCCTTTTCTGAGTGAGTCTGTGGACAAATTTACATACTATTCAATTAATTTAGCAAGAAAAAATCTATAAAAGTGATAGAAAATTTCAAAATAAGAAAAAATCGAAGAGTTTTTATGCGCTCTTCGAATTAATTTAAAAATTAATAGCTATGTAAAGTATTTGACTATAAGCAAATAGCTTTAAAGGTCTTTTTTATAACTTTTAATTTGAAAAATTTTATAAAAGCTGGTATTTCTGTGTAATCTAAAAAATCAATATGCAATATATCAGCATTATCAGATAAACTCGAATCATATGTTATTGTTTTGTCTTCAAATTGCATTGAAGCATCTTTTTTAACAAATATAGCTTCTAATTGCATATATAAATCAGATAAATCTTCTTCAGAAGAATCTGGTAATGGAAAAGCATCTACTGTATGTAGAAATCCTATAGGTATTAACTCAACATAAGTTCCTTTAGGTATTATCTGTTTTTCATAAATTTTATTTCCTAATAAATCTTCACCTTTATATATTTTTCTTTTTATAGTCTTACCTACTATAAATTTATACATAGTTAATTTTCCTTATTTTTAGTTTTCATCTATCATATATTTTATACAGAAAAAAGAGTCTTGATTTCTCAAGACTCTTTAGCTTTTACTATTAAATTTTTATTTGTGATTAAGCTTGTTCTTTAGTGTTAACTACGTAAGCTTCTTCAACGATTTTACCAGCAACAAGAAGGTTTTTGTTGAGGATCTTGAGGTCATACATAGTTGACCAGCCTTGGCTCATACCACCGTCAGCATAGTTAAGCAATTGAGTAGGAACTACTGGCATGTAAGGAGCATAAACAGCTGCAGAGCTCATCATATCGTTACCATTTACACCGAGTACGAATTTACCAGCTTCAATGTTTGGAGTAACGAATACTTTCATACCATTGAATGTACCAGCCATGTAAGGACCGTTTACATTGCTTGCAGAAGCAGCTTTGAATCCAGGAACGAAAGTAAGTACAGGCATAAGGTCAGAAGCAACTAACATGTAGTTAGGCATAAATCTCTTAGTTCTGTCATATACTTTTTGTTTTGCTTTTTCAACAACTGCTGCGAATGCTGCGTAGTGTTCCATCATAGAGATACCATAAGGTACTGTTTTATTGAATACAACTGCGTCATCTGCATCTGCATTGTCGATAAGAAGTTGGCAAACTTCAGTATCAATTTCGTAACTTAATTGAGCAACAGCTTTTTCAGCAAGTTGATCGCCAAGGTCGAAACCATAATCAGTTTTAGCTTGGAAAGCAGCCATTTGGCTGTAGTAGATAGCAATTCTTCTAGCTCTTGCAACAAGAGGAATAGTATCCATTTCAGCGTTTACAACAGGAAGGTCGTTTTGAGGAATAGAAACGTTATCATATACATATGCAACTCTATCACCTTCTGCAACAGCTACAACACCATCATCATTAAAGTTTGCATATTGTTCAGAACCATCTGCTTTCATGATTTTAACATCATATTTAGCATCATCATGTCTGAAGAAACCTTTTAATACAGGGGTCCAAGCTGCTTTGAATTCAGTTACACCAGCACCAATAGTTTCAACAACTTTATCGGAAGTGTAGTAAGGATCAACTTTACCAAGACCGAAAGGACTGTTAAGTACTTCGCCTCTCTTTGAATCACCTTTGTTTGAACCAACAGTATATTTAATGTAGTTAACATAACCGCTGAGTGAGCTCATAGGTTGTACGAGAACGAGGTCGAAAGCAATAAGGTTAGGAGTAGCAACAGTAGTAAGGTTCATAGAGAATTTTCTGAAATGACCCATGTCGCTTCTTTGAGTACCAACGCTTTGTTCAAACGCTTCGCTTAAGAATTTGTTTTGGTTTTCAAGTAATTTTGCAACAACGAGTTTCTTTTGTTGAGGAAGTTTTTCGCCGTTGTGTGATTTTGCATAATAGCTTTCAGACACTGCAAGTCTGGTTTTATAACTTTCAAGTAAGTTAGCCATAATATTTATTTCCTTTTTATCATAAATCTAATTTGTCTAAGCCTGCTAGACGTAATAAACTGTCATCTATTTCGTCATCAACCCATGTTTTAGGCTTAATGGGTTCTTTTGATTCAGTAACTTTAACTTTCACTCTTTTATTTGAGTCGATAGAAATAGGAAGTTTGCTAAGCTTTATCTGATATCCTTGCAAACTCTCGCAAATTTCATCTACATCATCGAAAGTACAATCTTCTGTGAGTCTGTTTTTAATTTCTGTAGCTGAAATACCTAACGTAAGTGCTTTTGAATCTATATATCTAGAAACAGCTTCTTGAGCTATCTTTTTATAATGTTCCACAAGCTTGTTAGATTTTTGAGTTTTTTCAGAATATTCTTTAGCTTTAATAGCAGAATTCTTCTTTAAGTCTTCTATCTATTCGGTTAAACTTTTCTGAGTTTTTTCTGATTCGCGTCTTTCAAGTGTTAGCTTTTCTGTAAGCTTCTGTATCTTATGATCTTTTTCAGATTCTAAAGACTCATTTATAGCTTTCTTTTCAGCTTTTTCTTTTCTTACTGCTTCAGAAAGTTTTGCGTAACGCTTACTAGTTGCGTTAAGCTGTTCGGTTGTTTCATGTAATCTCTCAGTAAGGGAGCTAATCTCTGATTCTAAAGCAGTAACTTTATCTTTATCAGTGCTGATTTGATTTGCTTTAAGCATTTCAATTTCTTCTTGATACTTAGCTTCTTTTGCATAGCAAACTGATAACTGTTCTTGCACAGCTTGATATGATTCAGTTAATTCTTTATTCTTGAGAATTTCTCTCTGTAATTCTTCTACTAAAATCATTCCGTTATCTTCGGCTACTTTCTCAGTTTGAGGAACTACTGATTCGGTTACTTTATTATCTGATTTTACAGACTGTTTAGCCTGTTCCATCTTATAATCTATTTTTAAGTTTCTTAAGCTTTCAACCATAATTCTTTTTTCATCTTTTGTAGCAGATTCTAAAGATTCTCTGATTGCTTGCTTAAATGTTTTATTACCTACAGATTCTTTTAAAGCAAGTCTAGCAGCTTTAACTGCTGGTAATAAAACTAAATCGAATGCTTTGAGCTCATATGTATTTGAGTCTACATGCTCTTTTCCATCAAAAGCTTCGTAGACATCACCATTACCTCTTGAGCTTACACCTAACTTATATCCATATTTTGCAAGTGTATAAGCAATACGTCCATTTGGTGTATCTAAAATATCAAATCTTGCATAAAGTTTACCATCTTTTCCTCTTTTAGGTTTTTCAGGCATGCAAATTGCTACTTTAGATGTATCAGTTTCTGTACGATCTGTTGGGTGATCTAACTCACCTAATAAACCGCCGCATTCGAAGTATTCGTTTACGATAGGATCTTTGAAAACATTTTCCCAAAGCTCTTCATCATACTGTCTATCATTTCTCGTAGGATTTATTACATCTGCGCAGGGTCCTTCGAGAACACCGAGGATAGCTTCGCCTTTCTTATTAACTTTTATTGAGTCATCTAAAACTAACTCTTCGTTTCTCTTTAAGGGTGCTGACATGTATATTTTCTTCCTTTTTACACTGTTTTGTACAGTTTTACATATAATTTAGCATATAAAAATTTGAATTTTTACAAAGAAATTATGTTTAAGTGTTGTTTAAGATAATATTATAATATATTATATATATAATAATTAATTATTTAAACTAGTTTAAAAGATAAATTATTTAAAAAGATAACTAGTTTAAAAATATAATAATAAATATATAACTTATTTTACTTAAGCAACAGTTGTACGTTGTCCACTTAAAAATTCGAAAGCTACAATATCAGCTTTTATCAAATGTAATAATTTTACACAATTTGCTAAATCATAATTTTCATAATACATAGTTAAAACTTTTGTAATTTCAGAAGCTCTACTATGTCTTAAAAACATTTGTTTATCATCTACATTTTTACTAAATAAAAGGATTTGTAGATTTAGAGATGCTAACGTAGTAAGCACTTCGTTAACATCTTCTATTTCTTTCATTATGTTTATGTATAATTTAGATTTTTTCTAGTTATAACTTTTTCTGATATGAGTATAAAATTTACTTAAATCCATTTCTCTATTTTCATTTATAAATTTTATAACATCCATAGGTATATTTTTAGTTGTTAAAACTTTTGTAATTTGATTTTTTGTATCAAACCCACTTTTTGACATATCTGTTAATATTAAAACTAGATCATTTTTTGAAATCATATTTTAGTCTCCATGGTATAACCAACTGATTTTTTTTTTATTTTTTTTTTGAAGAATTAAGGTTTTAAATAACATCAATCTGTATGAAATTATGTTAACCTTCAAAAGTAGTCATATCTACGCCTAACTCATCTGGTGTAGGTAAAGTAGCTCCAGTATCCATAGGCTCAATCGTTTCTTCTCCGCTATCTAAACTTAAATCAGTTTCAGAGTCATCTGTAACACCTAATCCTAAATCTAATTCAGCTTCACTAGGTTCAGAAGATGCATCTGCAAACATATCTCCAGAATCATCACTCAAATCAATATCATCTGTTGTTTCTTCTGGATTATTTTCTGCTTCTTGCTGCTCTTCTAAATTATCTATTTGTTGTTGTATTAAGTCTATAACTTCGCCATCAGTTAAAATTTTTGATAATAGAGATTTCATAATTTTAAGCTTAATTACAGAATCGTCTATATCACCTAGCATATTCATAATATCAGTTGTAACACCAACTTTATTACTTAAATTTTCACGTCTATCTAACTCTTCTTGAGTAGTAGGTGCAAGCATTCTAATATTAAATTCGTTAACATACGTTTTAAGATTTCTATCTAAAAGCAATAAGTTAACAGCATCTGTAAGCAATTGAGTCATTGTGCTTTGGATACGTTTAACCATTTTACCATAACGTGATGAAATAATAGATAATGATTGTCCACCGCTAAATCCGGCGTTATCATCTGTTACACCGAAATATTGTTTAGGAACACGAAGTGATCCAAACCATTTATCTTGATAATAATCTAGGTCAGCTAAAGATTTAACATCTACATCACCACCGATTTGGCTTGCTGTAATAGCACCAACACCTTCGTGAGTAGGTACATAAATATTATTTTCTATAGGACCTGGATTAGTGTACTCATTTATTGAGTTACCTGCATTTATAGCAGCTTTTTGTTCGATTAAGGATTTTATACCTTGCAAATGTGGGCCTACCATTTCTTTAGGCATATCACCTACTTCTACACCAATTACACGAACAATAGATGATTTTGTAATACGATTAAGTAAAACAGAATTTTCGAGAAGTTGTAATTCTCGCCAAGTTTTAAATGTATTATACAAAAGTGATTGGCCACGTTTAACTGTGTAAGTTAAAGCATCAGCTTCTTTATCACTATCACCTATAAAAATCTATACTGTTTCTGGTGTTCTGCTAGAATTATCTTCTAAACAGCCATGTACAAAATCTGTAGCAGAGTGTAACTCAACATCACTCTGCTTAAATCTATAAGAAAGTAAATTATTAGCTTGATAATATCCAGTAACAGAATCAAATGTTTGTGTTGAGTTAACATGAGCTTTTATATAAGCATAAGTCTTACCTAGTTTTGTAAGCTCAAAAATTTCTGCTGGATTTGAGTGCATTTCCATATAATTTACATAGTGATCATTTTTAGAATATGCTTTTATTTTAACAGCTTCATTGAGAGCTGTTTTCTTTTTATTTTTAAAACTATTAAATAAATCAGCTTCCTCAAAATCTGACTCTCTATATAATCTTAGATATATATCACCATATTTACAAAGTGAGTATGTCCATTTATATATATTTTTATCTACGTTCATAGCATCTAATAAAAATTGTACATATTTCTGCACATCTGGATTAGATGCTTCTACCCAAACTATTTGGCCTTGATCATTTGGCTCAGTAGCATCTTCTGCATAAGTCTCTAAAACAGCTGCTACGGTAGAATCTTGACACATAGTATCTAGTAAAGCATATACTTGATCTCTGCTTTGTGATATATTTGTGAAAGCATCTAGAGACGAGATATCTAAAAGATTATTTGTACCAGCTTGAATAATGTTTTGATACATAGTTTGCTTAGTATCAATACCTATCTCACGTTCTGGAGCAGGTGCAGCCTAGATAACTTTATTATAAACTGCAGGCTCTTCTCGATATACGGAGCTTTCATTTTTATCTAATTTTGTTTTTGTTGTATCTACAGGCATTTTTTATTCCTCGTTAAAACAACACTATGCCTTGAGCCATATAAGCCGGAGCATAAGGTTGTGCAGCACCATTTCCAAAATCTGTGTATGGTGATTTTTTCTATTGTTGTGTATTATCAGGTTTAGTTTGCTCAGTCTTTTGAATATGTCTAGCCATAGGGTCAAACATTTTCTACAATTCTTGCTAAAAAGCTTCATTTATTTCTTGCGTCTACGATTGTATAGTAACAGTTTTGCTTACATCTTTGACTACATCTAAATCTTCTCCATAATCAAATGCAAACTACTCACCATGTTTACTAGCTTCAAAAATAGCACCGCAAACTGCGTCACTGATATCTTTTGAATTTATACCTGAGGTTGTATGATCTACATGACCATCAGATAATTTTTCAAGACCAATAACTTCTTCTGTTAATAATTGAGTCTTATATACCTATAATCTATTTTCATATATTGTAGATCTAAAATAATGATAAGGCTCACAAATTTTATTTTTACCTTCGCCAGTCAACCTATCTACAGATTGAGTTTCACAATCGAAACCATGAGCTCTTAAATCCTGTAAAACAGGTGCTGACTAGAAAGTATCGCTAGTTATCTTTTTAACATTAAAACCGTTTTCTTTGAGCCAATATATAAATTTCTTATTTTTTTCAAAAGAAATTTGAGCACCTTTAGGTGCTTTTATAGCACAAGAAAAAGCTACTCTATAATATAAAGATTTTGACTAATCCTAACCCTCTGATACATAAGTCTTTCTCTTAATCCAAACACCAGCTATACCAGTTTTGTCTCCAGATATAGACATATCGAGATGTATATATAAAGGCCTACTTTTCAAATCCGATGGGACTTGAGATAAGTCAAAATAATCATAATACTAAACTTTATCATCTTTAGCATCACCAACTTCTAAAATTTCTTTTGTGAAAGGATTTTTGATTTCTAAATCTACACACTCATTCCATTTCATACCAGAAATATATTTTAAAGATGATGCTGTAGCTATACCAGCTATATCAGTCAATGCTCCATCAAGATTTTCGATAAAGTTTTCTAAATAACCAATAGGTACATGGAGCATAGAATAGCCTTTAGATCTATACTCATCAACTAATGTTTCAGAAGCATCTACAGGTAAAACTTCATTGGCTAAGAATTTATTACCAACTGCTACCCAAAATTTTTCTTTTGAGTCTTTTCTAGAGTCAACTACCCATTGTGGTTCATCAACAATTAAAGTGTTTTTCGACTCATTTTTAATTTTAGCCTATATAAAATCTTCTAAAAATGATTGCTCACTATTCTTAGAAGATGCAATAATATTTAATGTTGGAAGATATGTACCACGCAAGAATCTTGATTTCATACGAGCGTCAACTTGCGAGATAAGTGTTTTCTATTTTTTCTTTAATTTTTCTACATCACTAGTTAAACCAAAGTTAACCTCATCTGTAAAATTTGCAAACAAAGCACGACCAATTACTTGATTGTTACTAGATGCTGTTATGAGCTCAATATGTTTTTCTGGTCTAAATTCTAAATTTGTTTTACCAGCCATTTCGCCGTGAGCTAAGAACCATTGACTAGATAAAATCATCTAGTTCATTTTATCTAAAGCAACACCTTTTGCATTCTCTAAAGTTATATTCATAAGAGAAATAGATATCTTATCTATAGGTTGCATACCGTAATATAAATATGGATCTTTTAAACATAATAATCTATATAGCATATATAATAAGCATATAACAGCTATAGTAGATTTTCCTAGACCAATAGCTCCGGTAAAAACAATTGTATTATATCTCGTTTCTGTTGGTGATGGAAATATTTCTTTTAATTTTTCTTCCCAATAAGGAAAAAGTGTAAATCTTCCTTCCTGATCATATAAAGCATTACCTAAATATGTTTTATTATGCAAAAAAGTGTGTATATCAACAGGAATTTCATCGAAATCAGAATATAAATAATCATCAAGCTATTCTGATTTTCCTTTTTCAGATAGCTCAGAAAGAATCTTTAAAGCAGCTTCTCGCTCTTCTGGATTTAAATCCATTAATTCTTCAAAATTTAGATAATCTGTGTTAGTCATAGTCTACTCACTTTAATTTTAATCTATTCTATATATAATTTAGCTTATAAATCTCAATAAAGAAAATTAAAGTAATATATTTTATTACCTAACTAATTAATTTCTTATTTATTATATTCGCTTTATATTCTCTAGAAATAATCTCTATACAATTATATATACAGAAAAAATTTCTCTTTTTATACAGGAAAAAATCAGGGAATTTTATTGTCCCTGATTTTTCTTTTCTTTTATTTTATTCCAAACTTGCACGATAATATCAAGTACTTTTGTACCTAAATCATTGATTGATGTAGCTTTAAATATACTATAGAAAGCTTGATTAAGTGTAAATAGAGCTGCACTTATCGTTAATATATAATTTATATCAAGCTAACCTGCTATAGCTAAATATATTACAGTTCCAATTACTGATATAGCTACTGAAATTCCAATATAAATCCAATGTCTATATTTTTCATCTATTTTTGAGAATACATTGCAATATTTCAAAATTCCTAAAACCATTACCCCTAAAAGAGCTATTAAGGTAATTGGTAAACCATAATTTTGGAAAAATATTATTAATTCGTTCATCGGTCTAACCTCCATTTATCTCAATGATATCCGCGAATATCCTCTATAAAAGAATGATGTCTCATTCTATACTCATAAGCTTCATTTATGATTGTCATAGCTGTATCTACTTCACCATTTTCTTTACCATATTTTGCTAGCATTTCATGATAATCTCTATTTATCTTATAAATACGATTAAATTCTTCTTTTGAAGCTAATGCATTATCATCAGCAACTTTACTAGCAAAATCTAAAATTCTATTTCTGTTAAAGTTAATATAAAGATCAACAGTTATAGCCATATTCTCTCTAAAATCATCTTTTAAGCTAGCAATTGAATTGTCATAAACTGCGGCACGCTCATGTGTCCATTGAATATTATCATCAACACTATGCATCCAACAATCTCTCCTAGAGATATTATCAGCATTATAATGTGCGTTAACATCAGATAATAACTGTTTCACTTCAAGCAATGTTTGAGCTGTTTCCTACTCAGCTTGCTTTCTGTCAGCTTTTTCTTTCTTCTTGCGAGCAAAGAATTTTCTTATTTTCATAAATTCTGGAACTATTTTTCCTTTAAGTTCAAGAATTTCTCCAATGACTTGTAATATAGCCCAAATACCTAATATTACAACAGCTACTGCGCCTGGAATAGATAAAAAATTAAGTACTTCAGCCATTATTTATCTATCCCCCTAATTTTTGGAAATCATGTTTACATCTCCCATAATATTAATATATTCCTCCAAACGCACCCTCCGGAAATATTATAGGAGTTTGCCAACAAATTATTACAAATTAAATCGTACCTGGAAAGTATTTTTCACCTAATCTAGTAGCCTAGCCTTCAAACCAAATATCATCATAGTCAGGTTTATCATTCTTATATTTTGGGATTTCTATTTTAAGTAACCATATCAATATGATTAAGTCATAAATAAAAATTAAACCTGGTAAAATAAACCAAACATAAAGACCTGATAATATAGGTATTAAGCAAAGCAACATCGCTAAAAGAGCTACAGCTGCAAATAATATAATTGAAAATTCTTTCTTATCTTTCTGTGTTTTCTACTCTCTCAACCAATATCTAGTAGCTGACGGTAAACAAACTATAAATGGCATAAGTGGGCCAAACACTGCATTTTGTATACCATGACCGCTCTCATGCTATTTTGTATGTAATCCAGAACCCTTACCTACTAAGAAAAATGGACCCAACTCAAGACCACCCCAACCTTCTCCAACTATGAAATAAATATTATGATGGAAAAGTTTTGGTTTATGACCTGATATAATTAAGCTTAGAGCTACTACAGCACCAATAAAGGTCATTATAAAACCCCAGGTACATGATAATATGTAAAATAGAATAACTTTTGCTTTGTTCATTGGTCAAAACCCTCGTTCAATAAATTTAGCATATAAAACAAACTAAATTTAGTCTAAAAAATATTAAGTCAAAAGTGATAACCTATTCTTTATAATTTAGCGATAAAAACTTGAAAAAGAATCTGAGAATTAATTTATAATTCTCAGATCTGAACTAGTTATTCCTTTTTGTTGTAAATCAGTAATTGTGTAATTTAAGATATCTATATAATCTAAACACAGCTTAGCATAACATGGGTACTCAGCAAATAAATTATAAAAATATTGCTTAGAAACTCGCCATGGTTTTGTATCTATTATATGCATAGTTTTCATTTTAGACTGCATATAGTAATACTCATCTGAATTTGGATTGAAAGCAGTAGTCCATGGCGCCCACCATGCATCTAAATGCAGCTAATACATATCAGGCCAATCTTTAAAATAAGCTTGCAAAACTCGCTGATCATGTATTAAGTCACCATCGCTTTCAAAATTATTAAAGAAATTTATAATAGATATATATTCTTCTAAATTTGGTTCTACTACCAATAAGCCACTATTAAAAGATTTAGAATCACAAATGTCTTGATCGCTAAAACCAAATCTATCCCAGCAAGCAGTCATATGCGGCTTATCGAAAAGATCATCTATATTCTATTTAACTATAATATCAGAATCTATATAAACAATCTTTTTAAATTGAGTTAAACCAAATATATGTAATTTAACTAAAGCTTTGTGCCAACCTGATTGCAAAAGTGATTCTACAACATCAACTTTATTGTCTTCTGTTTGACCTTTAGGTATGAGTATATCTTTTTCTATTATTTTTATATTTAAGTCAGATAATACTTTTCTATTTTCTTCTGATACTTCTTCTGTAATTATACAATATAACGGATACTTGCTATTTACACATTTCAAGCTTCTATCTAAAACAACAACACCATTTATATAAGAATTATCACTCAGAATTGTTACATAAGCTTTATCAACCATTTTTTCTAATTTATCTTCACAAAAGTGTACATGATCTGATGTTATTTCAATACCATAATCACTGTTTGCATCAATAGCTCTCTCATATGCGCTTCTAAAGCAATTTAATGCTGTTTCATAATCACCTTTCCATGAGTAAGCTAGCCCGTAACTATCATCTAAAAGCCATGTATGAGCCCCCTCAATTTCTTTCCATTCTTCTTGCACATAAACCGTGCTGGGTATGCTTTTTAAAACTCTTAAAGCTTCATCTGCTCTATTTCTATAAGATAAATATTGAGAATATCTGATATAATAAGTTATAAGATTTGGATTATAGTCTATAGCTTTCTTAAACCACATTTCAGCATCAGAGATATTTCTAGATTCGAAGTATCCAGCTATATTACCACAAATACATTCTAACCAATCACATTTACAACTTACGCCTCGAGCGTATTGTAGTAATAACGTATCTAACTAAGCCTAATCATCACCTAATTTAGTATACTCTGTTGTTAGATGATGCATAGCTTCTATATCATATTTATCTGATTCTATTCTAGATTTAAGTAAATTAATATATTGAGGACCCCTATCTGTTTCAAGATTTTGATAGTGATGTACAAATATTTCTGACTCATCTATCATAATATTACCCTTATCATAAATATTTTCATAGTCACCGTAAGTTAAAATTTCATGTATAGGTCTAGACCAATTAGCACCAATTCTTTGATGACATTTATCATAAATATGTTTATCAGTTACATTTCCGTAATCATCATGTCTGCAAGCATACCAATAAGTTAGTTTATAAAAACCAGGATTATCCTCAACAGCTTTTTTAGTCTTATTATACCAATCATTACAGAATCTTTCATCTAGATCTATAGTCCAGCATATCACATCATCCATATTTGGAACCATAGATAAGTTATCATTTCTAGCGGTATCGAATCGGAACTCATCATAAATATTCTGTTCAACATGCAGTTGTGGATACATAGCTTTCATTTCAAGCATTTTTTCATAGCTACCATCTGTTGAGCCAGTATCTAGAACATAGATTCCATCAGCATCTTTTATGTTTTCGAGCCATGATTCTATGTTTTTTAACTCATTTTTCATAATTGTATAAACAATAATTCTCATTTATGCTTTACCTTTATTAATTAAGTACCACTGATAGTCATTATAAAAACCTTCTTCGCTAGCATCTTTTCTATCATCATCAGTTTTTATATCTGCAAGAGCTAGATTAAAGTATCTTCCAGCTTCTTTTAAGTCACCTTCCCAACATTTAGCATCAGCTAAAATCTGATAACGCTTCCAATCTCGCCAATAATATGAAACTAAACGCCAATCAACTCTATAAACAGAGTTTATATCCATTATATCTAAAATCGAATAACAATCAGAATATCTACCACAATATGCATACATTTGTGCTAGTTTTATATAACTATCTCTAAAACCAGGATCATGAATCATAGCTTTTTTATAGAATAATTCAGCATCTTCTTTCATGTTAAATTGTAAGAAATAATCACCTATAGAAACGCATGTTCCTGATAGCATCATCATATCATCTCTAGCTTCTAATTCTTCTGCATTTGGATTATTTTTAAGAAGTCGAACATACAGTTGAACAGCTGTTTTAAGTGCACTCTCGTAATCATCTATAAAAGAATACTCCCTTTGCAGATAATATAAACCATACATATCTTCTGGATATTCTTTAGCTCGCATTTCTAATAAACCTAAATAACTACTTCTACTTTTTGTAGTATCTGGATAATGATGCAAATATATTTTATTAGAATCTAGATAATATGTTCCTATGTAACCATATTTTTCTATTTCAGGACATTTCAAGGACTCATGGACTGGATAATCCCAAAACCAACCACCATTTTGATGCGTTTTATCATACCAAAAATACCATTTAGGATCACCAGTAGTTTCATCATGAGACCATGCATATTGATAATATATTCTCTCAAAATTAGGATGCTCAAAAACACATTTTCTATAATCATCCCAAAAATCTTCTATAAGAATTTCATCAATATCAGTGCAAATAAGAGCATCTGCTTCCTTAGGTATTAGTTTCATACTTTCATTTCTAGCTGTATCAAAACGCCATGGTGATATGGCTTTTTCTTCTACAATAAGCTTATTTGCGAATTCTGGTAGTTGTTGTTTTTGTTTAAAATAAGCATAATTTGGATCATTAGCTTTGGTAACTAAAACAGTTATCCAATCAGCACCTTTCATACTTTCGAGCCATCTATCTATAAAGGCTTCTGGCTCACTAGCACACATAGCATAACAGCAAATTTTTACATCTTTATATGAGTTAAAAGTTTTCATATAACCTCCCAGTAAAAAGAAAAGCAAGCAGAAATTTCTGCTTGCTTACAGTATCTGCATAATATTATACAGGTTTTTATTCAGTTAAATCACCATCATCTACATAGCCAGAAGTCCAAGCATATTTACCATCGCCAGTATAGGTCCAAACTTTTTTAGCTGTACCAGTAGCTTCGCCTGAATGTCCTGTATGAGTGTGTCCTAATTTTGAATATACACTATCGTGACCATGATTACCAATAGCTACAGTTGTGCTGCTAGTACCTGTAGGAATTCTATCTATAGCTAATGTACCTGATGTTATGTCAGAAGCAGCGTGACTATGTGATGTATTAGCTTTTTCATTTAATTTAGTATAAACATCACCGCCAGTTGTAAAACCAGTATCACCAGCTGCTATAGTACCTTTAAACTCAGATTTTAAATCAGTTGCAGATTTATTTTCTACTTTATCTAAGCCAATTGTTTCTTTTGTCACGTTAGACCAAACAGCTTTACCATTTTCGTCAGCAACAACAAATTCACCTTCCTTACCAGCTGCAACAGGTGCATAAATAGTTAAGTCTGGTAATTCAGCAATAGATCCATCAGCTTTAGCAATAACTGGTCTATAATAGTTAGTACTATCAGCACTAGCTTCTGCGCCATTTACACTTATACCACGTGGTTTAATAAATTCAGAACTATTATATGAAGTTGCACCATCATCAGCAAATACAGATGTAGCTAAATAACCACCACCTTTTACAGTGGTATCAGAAGGATAATTTATTGGAGTAAAAATACCACCAGAATATTGTTTACTATTTACAGTAGAAATACCTGAACCATTGCTACCTGAAAAAGCTGCTTCTTTCCAATTAGATCCATCGTATTGATAGAATTTAGAATCACCTGTACAATAGCATAAAGTACCTTCAACATTAGACCAAGAAGGAATATTCGCAATAGTGTCAGTTACAAAATAACCACCTTTAACTGCATCACCTGATAAAACTATACCACCAGCACCATTATATGCAGTATTCATAAGGTTTAAACCTGAATTAATTACATTACTTGCCATTTCTTATTTCTCCTTATGCTAACTTAAATTTAGTATCTACTGCTTGAAGCATAGCGTTTGTTGTACGATATAAATAATATCCACTAACAGAAGCTTCCTGTGCATTTACTATAGATGCTGTACCAGTTTTTGTTGTAGGTAATGGATCTGTATTATACTTACCGCTAGCATCGTTCCATGCATAGAAGTTAGTTTTATTATCTGTGCAAGCCACCCAAATATATTCATTAGCTTTACATGATAATTGTAAATCTGTTATTGATGTTGTACCAGTACTGTATTTTTTCCAAGAAGTTGGTGTTGCAGTTGTTGTTGATGTAGCCCAGTAAACATATTTAACACCTGTAGGATTAAATGTTCCTGATCCACTAGTAGTGCCTGATACAAGTTTTTGATCAGTAGCATTACCCATCTTTGTTGTAGCAGTCTTTATTGTGCTAAGGTATGTATAAGATCCAGAAACATCCAACTTTAAAGAAGAAGTTTGACCAACAACAAAGTTGCCATTTAATGTTATTTTTGAACCATCAAAAGTTGCTCCAGAAAAACCAGTTACAGTACCGCTGAAAGTCCAGCTAGGATCAGCAACAGTAGGTCCATACTCATAATAACCTGATTTTTTGCTAATAGTTACTGGTAAGGTTGTTAATTTAGTACCATACTCATAAGAAGAACTTCCAATAGAAACTTTAGTTATAGTTGGTGCATGCACCAAATCAGTACTATCATCTTCTACAGTACCAAATATGTTAGTAAATAATGTTTTTAAGGTATCATCTTTACTAGCAACTTTCTTAGGTGCGTTAGCTGTACCTTCTATATGACCAATAGTCTTATCAGTCCAAATATCAGCTGATAATTTAATTTTATCATCATAATGTTCGTGAGTTGTGATAATTCCAGTTAAAACATTTTCTACTGCTTCTTTTGTAACTGTTGCGTCACTTCCTGCAGGACCAGTGGGGCCTTGTGCACCAGTGTCGCCTTTATCACCTTTATCACCCTTATCGCCTTTAGGACCTTTAACTTGACCACCATTTGTGAAATATTTAGGGCTAACAGATGTTACAATTTGGATATTACCTTCGGAATCAATATAGGCATCACCAAGTTCAGTACAATCAGTTTCTGATGCTTTTATATTAACACCTGTTCCTTGTTCACCCTTAGGACCTTGAGCGCCAGTAGGACCTTGAGGGCCTATATCACCCTTATCGCCTTTATCACCTTTAGGACCTTGCTCACCAGTAAGTTTACCGATATAATCAACTTGAGAATTAGCTTGATTATCAGCATCAATTGCTCTAACGATAACCATAACACCAACTGCGTTTTGCTCACCAGTTAATGTTGTAAATTCGTTAACTTTTTGGGTTAAATAAATATCTCCAGCAATAACAGTAGACCAATCTGATTTTATATCCGATAATTTAATGCTAGATACGCCAGGTTCACCCTTTTCACCTTTGTCACCAGTAGGACCTTGAGGACCTGTAGGACCAATATCACCTTGAGGTCCAGTTGCACCAGTATCACCTTTAGGGCCTTGAGGTCCAGTTGGACCTGTTGGTCCTGTTTCACCTTGAATACCTTGCTCACCTTGCACACCTTGAGGGCCTTGTTCGCCTTGAGGTCCTGTTTCACCTTGAGGGCCTTGTGCACCGATTAAACTAGCTAAAAATGCTTCTTCATTGCCTTCATTTCCAGCTTCTACCCATATTTGGTAAGCTGATTTACCAGGATCACCTTGATCACCTTTTTGACCAGCTTCGTTTGCGATTTTTTCTTCTAATTCTGCTTTTAAAGCATCTAAAGCATCTAAATCGCATAATTTTACCCAATTGCTCTCATTACTAAAAGCTGCATTTTTAAGAATATAAATACCATTATTCTCAGTAACAGTATCAGCATTAACTGAAACAATCATTCCAGCATAATGGACTGGCATAGACCCACCTTGAGGAATCCAGGTAGCTGCTTGCGTTAATTCAGCTTTTGTTTTAACTAACATTTTAGAATCGAAAGGACCAGCTTTAGTATAAGCATATTGAGTCATCGAACCTTTAGCTGTATTTATAGCCATCTATATAATTCTCCTTATTCTATTACAAATCTCCAGTAAGATTCTGCGCCAAATACAGCGTATGGATCTGATATATCAAATTCATATTTTGTATAAGTAACACTAGTTCCTTCTGTTATTTCTATTTCCTATGTTCCAACATTTTTCCATTCGTGAGTCAAAGAATCTTCTGCAGATATATTACCATACCAGCTCCATGCTTGACCTAATTCATCCCAATACTTAATTCCAATAAGCTTTTGAGATTCTGGGATTAATACAACCTATCCAGCTAAAGGTGCATAAGTTTCAGGATCTACTTCTACAGCAGGAACAACGCTTTGATAACCAGATTCTGTTACATTACCAGATTCGTCAGCAACTTCGAAGAAACCAGATTTATTATAAGCAGTATCATCAGTTATAATTTCTGTAGAATTTTGACTTACAGAATCTCCACTCGACCCACTATAAGCCATAACTAAACCATTTACTGTTAAAATTTCTTCTATAGTTGTTTCTGGATATGGACTATCATAATTAACACCATTACTATCTAATGGCTGAGGACCTTGAGCAAACGTAACAGATACTTTGACTTCATTTATTCCAGCTTCGACTTTATCAATAGTAAGATTGAAATCATAAGTTAGTTCGTTAGAAACTTGATCTTCACCGTTAACAGTATATTTAATAACTTCACCAGCTCTATAAGCGCTTCCACCAACAGAATATGCTGGATTAATTAAACCTCTATTAGCTGTGACATGACCTGTAGTGGTGAAAGATGTACCATATATGGCTGTTGTTTCATCTAAGACAACATTTATAGAAGGCTCTGTGAAAGTTGGATAAGTAGCTACACCTAAATTTTGACAAAGTAATTTTTTAATTACATCTATCAAAGTCATACCTTTAAGATTTGTACCTGCTGGAAGCGTTCCAACACCAGTAGTAGTAACTAAATCTTCTGTTATGGTAGTACTTAAAGTTAAAGCTTCTTTAGTAGCGTATGGACTTAAATCTATTTTATCTATTTCTTCGCTTACATTTTCTTTTGTAGCGTAATTATCTATTAAATTTTCATTAATAATATCGATAAAGCTATTTACTTCTACCTATGTATATGCATCTGTAATTCCATAACCAGCTAAAGTTGTAGCTTTATCTGCTTTAGTTTTTATTGATGTTTCTAATACACCTATTTTACTATCTTGAGTAGCATCAATAGAAGCTTGAGCTGTTTTATCTGCTTCGTGAGTGGTACTTAATGTAGCAACATCAGCACTTACTTGATCAATTTTTGGTTGAATTTCATCCTAAACTTTCTTAGATAACTCTGCATCTGCTGCTTTATAAGCTTCCTCTATTTCCGCAAATTTAGCAGTTGTATTAGTTCCAGAAGTACCTAAAGCTGCTTCTAATTCAGCTATTTTAGCGTTAATTTCGTTATCAGCGTTTCTTCTGATTATTTCTTCTTCTGTTAAACCTGCAGTTGTGTTTTTTATTTCATCTTGAAGACCTTTAACCTCTTCAATTCTATCTAACTCAGTTAAAATGCTAGCAAATTCGATAAGTAATTCTCTAACAGCTTCGCCGAGCTGCACCATTTCAGCATTACCTTTCGAATCTATCATTTCTACTAAAAGTGCGTTATGAACTTCGCCTAAATCTTTTTGAAGAGCAGTAACATCAGATCTTAATAATTTAATTTCTGATTTAGGTTGCAATAAACCATTTTCTTCTACTACTACAAAGACTTCTGATTCTAGATCAACAGTTCTACTATAATAATTAAGAACAACTTTAGAAACGTTAGAAATACCCTGCTCAATATGATTTAAGTTTTCAGAGTTTAATGGCGTTTCGTTATCCTTCCAGATTATAGGCTCGTATTGTTCGTATATATTTGTATTTGTATATTCGATTTTTGTTGCCATTTATTTTAATCCCCTGTCACCACATTTCCAGCTATTACTGTACCACTGCTAATCGTATCTTGACCAGCTATTGGTAATGTACATAAATATCTATGTTCAGATACCCAGTCATAAACTGCTTTTCCATTTTTTATAGTTGCTCTTAATAAATAAATTCCATCTTCTTCAGGAAGTGGTATATCTAAAGAATCGAATGAAAATTTATTTACGTCAACCTTTATTGTGTTATTGTCATTATCTATTAGTACATTAGCAGTATCTGACTGAACACCTGTGTATGTGACTTTTTGCACTGATTTGCTTATTTCACCGTAAATATAATCCATATTTAGATTCCTCAGTCTCTTACTATAAATTGTTTTTTAGATACTATTGTATCCACATTAATTCCAGTTTCTTTATCTATAAATTTAGCTTTAATTTGGTAAAAGTATTTTCCTGGAACTAAATATTCTGTATCTGTACCAGTAAAATCGATCATTAAATCACCATTCTCATTAAATCTCGATTCGTATGTATATTTTTTTCTTATTAAAGCCTTTTCAAAAGGCTGATTTGGCTCCATAACACCTAAATAAATTTCTGTTTCGGGATGTTCCAACAGACTATATCTAACTGGAGCCATCCCAGTTCCCATATTAATAAATAAAGGAACTGAGAAAGAATCACCCCGTGTAAGTGATATGAATCCATTATTTGAAATTGTTACCATATAATAGACCCCTATCTGTATATTTAATTTTTATTAAAGTTCGCCGTCATCAATAACAACACCTGTTAGTTTACCTGTAGATGGATTAATTGTTATTGCGCTATTAAATCTAACATTAGCAGCTGTTGTAGTCGTACCTGTTGAGTATTTAAATATTAATGGATATTCGGCAGAAGTTGTTGTTGATACATAGCTAACTTTTGTATCGCTATTAGAATCAGTATCGATTTCACCAATTAATTGATAATAACTTCCACCGTATACAAATTGATAAACTTTATTAACATCAAGAGCAGGAATAGTAGTTGAGCCACCATACTAACATGATTTTGCACCAGTACTATTTACATCTAAAGTCATAGTTCCGCTACTATGTGCTGTGCATAATTTAACAGCAACAACTCTACCAGTTGCTAAAGAAAATCCTGAGCATGAAGCTACGCATGCAGCAGATGTACTACTGCTAGTACCGGTAGCATAATAAGCAACAGCAGGACCAGTCGCACCAGTGGGTCCTTGAGGACCAGTTCCACCAGTACCACCCGCAGGGCCAGTAGGGCCAGTCGCACCAGTACTTCCTGTAGGACCGGTTGGTCCAGTTACTTCACCCTGTAATGCAACTGCAACACCATCAATAGTAGGTCTATTTTTAAAACTAAACTGACCAGCTTTTGTCATGCTCATATATGGATCGCTATAAGTACCACCCATATAGATATTATTTAATCCTGAAGCGTTTCCATACCAACCAAGCATTGTAGTCGTATCACCTGCAGGATCTTTTACTGCAGCAAAACTACCTGCCCAACCGCCAGTTTCATTACTCATATCAGCAGTAATATTGTTACCACTAATTTCCAAGAAACGTCTTCCATAAGTATTAAGCTTGATTTTTGCATTAGTATCCAATGAACCACCGGAAAGTGGTAAGAATGAATTACCTTTAGTTAAAGTTATTTTTCTAGTTGAGCTGTCATAAGAACCGCTCGTCACCGCATTACCATCGCCGCTTGTTGTTATACTAGTAGCACCTGTATCTGTAACAGTTTCTGTTCCTGTAGTTAAGCCTGTAACGTGTCCATATGTATCGAGTGTAACACCTGTAACATATTTTCTGCCGCTTGCTGTTACGCTTGCTTGTGATGAGGTATCTGCGTGATTAATACCAGTAGAGTCTACAGTAATACCATTACCGGCTTTCGCTGAAACGCTATCAGCGGCAACAGTGATACCATTACCAGCACCAACAGCTAATGTTCTATTAGTGCTAAGATCACCACCGCCAGTCAAACCATTACCAGCTGTGATTGTTACAGTTTTTAAGGCGTGGCTTGATCCATCACCTAATTCTAACCATTTACTTCCATCAAATACGTACTCATTATTGCTATATAAAACAACATCACCAGCTATTGCAGTATGGCTAGCACCATCAATAGTAACAGACGCTGTCGTAGAATTATCAGAAATTCCTGTTGTAGTTGTACCGATAAAGTGTAATGCATTATCAATACCTAAATCTGCAGCTGTTACAGATACAGCAGAGCTACCATCATAAGTTTTTCCACCGATAGTTATAGCATTAGGATTTTTTAATGCTGTAGGTGTAGCAGGTACTGTGATAGATAAAGTCTACTCAGTCAACCCAGTTGTGTGACCATATTTATCTACTGTTACTTTAGGAACTTTTATTGTTTTAGCTCCTGCACCAGCTGTTACGGTTACATCAGCAGTAGCACCTTTTGTTGTACTTGCAGTTGTGCTTGGACCTTTTGTAGCATGGCTAGCGCTATAAGTAACTTTATTTGTACCATTTGTTCCACTAAGTACAACAACATCATCATCGCTAGCAGCAGCTGTGATAGTAAAAGAAGTTGTATCTTGAGCTGGAATACCTAAAGAAGTTATATCAGATTTAGCAACAGCAGAAGTACCAGTTACATGACCTTTATTATCTACTGTTACTTTATATAAACCGCTTGCAGCTGCAGTATGTGTAGGGTGTGTATAAACAGTATCTGTAGCTGCAATAGTAATTTTATCATTTGTTGCATCAGGTGTTATTGTAATATTGCTTCCAGCTACTAATTCTAAAGTATCAGTAGTAGTATCAGCAGCAACTGTAGTAGAACCAACTTTTACATTGCTAAAAGCATTTTGGTTTACATAATTGGTGTGATTATGTGAGTTATCTGCAACAGTAGCTGTTATCGAAACATTACCACTACCATCGAAGGTAGTACTACCAGTTACATCACCTGTGAGTGAAATCGTTCTAGCTGTTTTTAATTTATCAGCTTCGCCTGCTGTAGCAAAAGGTAATTCTACTACGTTAGTTTCACCATCACCAATCTTAAATCTTTCATAGGTATGAGTACTATCTGTATCATAGATAATAAGCTCACCTTTTTTCGGTATGAAAGACGAAGCATTATTCCAGTTAGCTGCTGTGTCATGTTTATTTATGACACGAGTCTTAATTTCTCTTTGCGCCATTTTTAGCTCCTTTCAATTTATCTTTCCAAAATTTAGGAACTTAGTTAAAGTATCAATTCCAACTCTAACTGTTCTTTATTTTTATATTCTTCCACCATCTGCATATATAATACCCTTTTCTGCTTGAAAATAATCTTCTATAGCAGCGTCTGTCGCAAATGGTAAATCAGAGATGGGTGTTACGCCATCCCCAATTTTAATTCTAGCATGTTTATATGGTTTAGCTCGACCTTCTGGTAATTTAGCTATAATGTCATTACCAGTAGCGTCTTTAGAAACTTCTGAGTCATATATAATAACTCTACCTGGTTCTAAAGTCTAAACATTACTCTTATCGATATTCCAATTAGCTTCGATATCATGAGTTAATATTATTTTTGTAGCCATAATTAATCTCCCAATAATTTCAATAACTCTTTATCGATATTTAATGTTTTAAGGTCTATCCCATAAGTTATTTCATTTACTCTCTCAACAGAAAAACAACTCTTAATATATCCTTTAAGTAAGTTATAATATGTTGTGTGATAATGTTTATGTTTATTTGCCGTACTAATTAATTTAGCAATGTTTTCAGCTGAAAATAGTTTACAAATCTAATTTGTCTCATGGTAGACCACTTGTTTTGCTCCAGCTTCTATTTGTTTTTCTAACATAACTAAATTTAATTGATCTTCTACTGTTAACTTAAAATCATGATATCTATTATCATCAAATAAAACTTTAACACCATCTGTTATAGCTTTATTGCAGGCTTCACTCAATTCCTTAAGCTTATCTTCTTTTGTTTTTTCTAATACACCTGGATCAGAGTAAACAATAAAGTCTTTTTTAATAAGATGCTTTATATTTTCATATTCTGAGTTAGTTATTTCAAATAATCTAACAACTTTATATCCAATTGCTTCAGGGCATCTTCTACCCTGAAGCAAATAGATTGTTTTGTTATCCGAAGCATAGCATGCATCTGCACTAGTTTTATCTGTTCTAGTGAACCTACTAGTTTTAGTTATGTAGCGAAGATATTTAACATCAGTTAAAACATCAATTATATAATTTTTATAAATAACTTTATACATAATTATTCTCCCGTAGATTCGAATATAACATTATAATTAGTTGCTCCCCAACCTGTAGCCCAGCCTTCTGGTAGGTCAGCTTCGACTAAAGGTGTATGTATTTCAATATTATCGCAACCAACAAAAGTATAAGGTGATAATATTCTAGTATTTGCACCTAAGTAAACTTTTCTTAATTTCACACAGTTATGGAAAGCACCATATTGAGATTCTGATCCATCTTCTGTGCTAGTAAATTCTGTTACAGAATCTGGAATTCGAATTTCTGTTATACCAGTATTTTTGAAAGTTTTAGGATGTATTTTTGTTATACCTTCTGATAGTTTGATAGAAGTTAAATTATAATCTTCCTCAAATGCAGAGTAACCTAAAGATATTATAGAATTAGGTAATGCTATAGAAGATAATTTATAGCAATATGAGAAAGCCTAATTCTCAATAGTATCTGTTATACAACCATCATTAAAGTTTATTCCTATAACATTAGAATATTTAAATAAGTTATCAGATATTTTCTTTAAGTTTGCAGGTAATGTTATATAGTTAATATTTGTTCTAGCTAAAGCATAACTTCCTATATGTGTTACTGCATCAGGAATATATAACTCAGTTAATTTAGAGCATTGATAGAATGCTTGAGATCCTATATAAGTTAAAGTTGATGGTAATGTTACATTCTCTAAATTACCACAGAAATAGAATGCATAATTATCTAGCTTTTCAACACCCTCAGTTATCTCCATACTAGTTATTGGTAATGAGTCAAAAGCATTCGATCCTATCTTTTTAATAGAACCATTAACTTTACCAGAAAGACATGCTTTCATAAGCGTGTAACCATCAGTATTTTCAGTATCAACTAAGCAGCCATTTAATATCTAATATCTTGAGTTATCAGAAGTGATTTCTTCTAACGCAGGTAATTGAGCAAATGTGATATCCTAAATATTAGTTATGCTCGAAGAAATATGCAACTTCTTGAGTTTTGACCATCTAGTGAAAGCATTAGGACCTAAATATAAACCATTAACTGTTTCTGGGAAACTTAATTCTTCTATAGAATCATTTACTTCGAAAGCATTTGAGTCTATGTAAGTAAGGCTAGTTGGAAGCGATAAATGTTTTATATTTGATCTCGAGAATGCATATTTACCAATTTTTGTGCATTTGCTATCTTCTTCCCATTCTATGTTATTTATAGTGCTTAAAGTTTCAGCTGGCGAATATTCATGGAACATGTAGTCAGGAATAACCTCAACATCTTTTCCAATAGTTAACTCGAAACCGCTTTCTGATTTCGAACCTCTAAATGGACTTGCTCCATAAGTACATTCTGAAGCAGAAGCATTTTTAGCTCTATATTCTACTTTTTTCAAACCAGTGTTATAAGCATATGTTAAAGGTCCAACATGTGTTACGTTTTCAGGAATAACAGCATTTTGTAATTTAGGACAGTTTTGGAAAGTTCCTTTATAAACTTCTAAACCATTTTCTTCTACTTTAACATTATTTAATTTTTGTAAAGTATCAGGTAATTTAATAAGCTATAAATCTGCGAAATCATGGAAACCACCAATCTCAGTTATAGAATACTCACCCTTATCTTCTACTGTAAAAGTAGAATCTAAAGAAACAAATACATTAGGTTGATCGCTCCAATCAGTATCTCTACCAGTAATTTGAAGCGTTTTAGCAGAATCATCTCTAGTATAAGTAATTTCAGCTAAAGTTGGAATTTCCCATTGCTCATCAATTGTTTTAAATTGAGCGTAGCATTTTACAACACCATCATCAGATATCTCATCTTCTACAACTGTTGGGGCAGGAAGCCAACCAGCAAATGGATAATACTCAGACTTATCTGCATCTTCTGGATATTTAAGTGGCTCTTCTCCGCTATAAACAGCAGTATCATAGAAAGGTACATTCTCAATTCTTTCTAAGAAAGTTTCTTGATTGTAAAATTCTACTGGATATTTTCTTAGAATAGATGTAAAAGCAGGATAAAGGGTTCTGTTACCTAATATGTTTATTAAAGCATCAGCTTGAGGTAACGCATTATAAGAATTGTTTCTACTCCAACCAGCAAATACATAATCATAAACTAAAGTGCTTTCTCTAGTAGGTATCTCTAATACATTTTCAGTTGGATCTGGACATGTAATGTCTTTTGTATAGTTGGTTTCAATTGTTTCTACATGCAATGTGTTACCACTGTTATCTTTGAAAGTAACAACAGAAGTAAGCTTATATTCTTCACCAATAACAAATTCTACATAAGGGAGATATTTAGCAAGTTCCGCCATGTTTTCGCCGCTCATGTCTTGATTTATTGTACACTTACCAACAATATTTAGGTAATCTATTGAGTTACCTTGCAAGTCAAGACCTTTTAAGCCATAACCTGTTCCAGCATCAGATACAATACCAGTATCAGTATCGCTAATACCTTCTGCATAGCTCTTCTTCCAGTAATTTCCATTTTCACCAACATAATAATCACCAGCTTCTATACTAGATGCTTTTGGAGCATAAAGTTTTCTCAAATCAGACCAATCATTTATAGTCCAATCTATACCAGTTATATATACGTTAGTTAAATTTGTTGTTAAATCAGAATTTAAGCAAGCTCTAAATATGCTAGTAGCATCTAGATTAGGACAATTTGCTATAGTTAATTTTGTTATGTTCGAACAATTAATAGCGTCTTCTGATCCAATGATAACATTTTCAGTAGTTATCTTATGCTGATTTTTTAAAGTAAAATCTACCAAAGTTTCAGGTAAGTATAATTTTTGCAAATAACCAGCTGCAGGTAAACTTACACTCGATATTTTAGTACCATGAGCATAAACTTCTTCAATATTAGGACATGCACTAATATCAATAGAGCCAGTTAAACCTGAGCAATTACTGATATCTACATATTTTAATAGTGTATTACTACCAAAATCTAATTCTGTTAAGTTATTATTATAATAACCTTTTGTTCTATTACCTAACTGCAATCTAGTAAGTTTTGTTGCAGCAGATATATAACAACGTTGACAATATAAAGGCGATAAATCACCTAAGTCAGTTATTTCACTAGCACCGAAGATTTGTGTTTCAGTATCATTTGCAGTGATTGCAATTCCATCACCAAAAGTTTTCTCTTCGTTTGCTGTTAATCTAAAAGGTCCAGAAAGTGAGGAACCATACTTGATTCTGCAATACATATCAGAATAAGGTTTAATGGTAATTAAAGGACTAGGTGGAACTACTTGAGTTGTGCTCTCAGTAGAAGGTGGTGTATTAACACGTAAATCAATGTAGTTGTCTGCTTTATAATCAGCTGTATCCCACTTACTATCACAATATTTAATTCTGTTTTCTACAAAATATTTTAAGTGATGCTCACCATTACCTTTAACCTGATATAAGTTAGAAGTGTTTACAGCAGTGTCTTCATCAATATATCTAGCCATAGATAAATATTTATACTCAGCATCTTCATTATATATAGAAGCGCTAAATCTACTTGAGCCATCTTCAATAATCTGATTAACAATAGCATCATAAGTAATTTTTTCATCACTTCTGAGTTTAGCATACATTTCAGCAATTTCAGCGCCAAATGCCTGTCTAAAGTTAACCCATAATGTAGAATTTTGACCATTGTATACGTTAACACCTGATCCATAAGTATCAATATCTTCGTGATAGTAATCAAATACTAAATAACCAGTGTTATTAATACCCCAAGAGGTATCGTTATCGTAGAAATATGGATACCAATGACCAGCTATAACAGGTTTATTATCTATTAAAACCTGTATCCAAGCATCTTGATTCTCAGACTCACCTTTAGGTATTACATACCATGTATTATCTTTAACTTTTATACCATCATAGTTACCAGCATAATACTCAGTATCAACACCACTTATTTGCCAATAGCCATCATCATTTACAGTTATGCGCTCAGCCCAATAAGTTAAAAACATGTTTTTAGCACGTTGGTCAACCATGAGAGCAACAAATGTGTAAATATAATATATTAAGCAATAATGCAAATCAAAATAATCAGTGAATTCGTCTTTGAATTTTTGGATATTATCTTTTGTAGATACAACCCAATCATGCATTTTCTTAAATCTTGCAATCATGTTATATCTCAAAGTTGCAAGCTCAGATTGCTCATCTGGTGTAATAACAGCAGTAGCATTTTCTTTACTTGCTTCTTCTTGCAAATCTTCTAATTCTTCGAGTCTATCAAAATCATATGGTGTGTATCTAGGCTCGAAATCATCTAACCAATTTTTAGAAGAATCAATTTCACCTAAGAAATTACATGGTTTAGATGTATTGTTACAGAATTCCCAGCATTCTACATCATAATCACTATTAAAGCCAAATGCGTCTTCTGCACCCTTATCGAAGTTAAAATTACCTTTAGAAGAGAAAACAGGCTCGCTATCGAAATCAGCTCTCTCAAATATTACGCAAGGGAAACCTGTGATTGTTGTACGCACTTCAGGTGTATCATATTGAGCAGGTATTTTATTATAATATAAAGTTTCTACAAAGTTAGCGTTTTGGGTGTTATGAGTACCAGTACCTTCTGCATAGTCTACTTTGATACAGAATACTTTAGCTGGTAATTCGTTGTCCATGTGTTGATAAGCAGGGAAATTTTTAACCTTATTACCCTCAGAATCGTAACCAAGTTTTATTTTCCAGTTTTTACGAACATAATATTGCGAAGATGTACCTTGAACATCAATTTGCACATCAATAGGTCCACCATACACATTACTGAAATTTTTAGACTTATCAAACGGATTTTCAAAATCCATCTTAACGATTCTCTTATCACCTTTATATGCAGGCATTTTTCCGATAAAGGTGATAGTAGGTATCTTTCCTTTTAATTTTTCATAAGAAAGATTTCCATATTTATCATATATATCATTATCAGCATAAACCTCAAGTTTAGTACCGATATCTGTAGTATCTGCTATATAGTTATTAAGTATTTCTTTAGCAGTTAAAGCTTTGTTATATACTCGAATAGTATATAAATCTAAAGTACAACCAACGTCACCGAGCTTTATAGCTGTATTTGAGTTAAAGCTATCTTGCTCAGTATATCTAAATACGCTAGATAAAACACCATTTAAATAAGAATAGATAAATCTATCTGAACCAGCAACTTTACTATCAATTACAAAAGATATTCTTATTTTTTCAAGATCATCTTTTTTACTTTCTCTGTAATTGCAAGTTACTTGATCTAAAGCTGTACCTAGCATAGCAGTATCTGCTGTAGCTTTTATACCAATTGTTCGCTTTTCTGTTACAGTTGTAGTAGTTTTGTTACCTTCTGCATCTTCTTCAGTCTTATCATAAGTAACATCTTTAGTTGTAGAGCAATCTATAATTACAGTTTCACGGTCATTAACATCTCTAACTGCAAATTCAAACTCAATTGTTTTACCATAAATATTAAGTTGATCATCTAGATTTGCAAAAGGACTTAAATTAACAACAGCAGTAGCACCACCATTTATTCTTAAGCAAGTGTCTTTATTATCATCTAAAACCCAGCCGTTTGATGACCAGTTAAAATCATTGAAATCTGTAGTTATAGTGTTATTAGTTTCTGGGTTAGTGTATTCCCAAACATTCGGATTAGCTTCATTATTGCTTCTACCCTTAGCGCTTAAGAATAAGGAAGCACCTTCTTCAGCAGAAACTTTAATATTACTTTCAACAACTTTTACAGTATGACTCTTTACTAAATTTTCGTATTTAATAGAAAAGATTACAGAATTTTTAGCTGGATAATCTCTAGTAGCCCAGGTTTGTAGAGATTGATCTACTTCTACATTTTTTGAACTATAGAGTTTTGTTTCACCGTTTTCTATATAAGTTATTTCTAGAGTTACATTGCAGATAGCATCATTTGGATCATAAACGAGGTATGGAATAGATACCATATCACCCTCATTTATCTGTTTTGTTTCATAAATAGATGCTATCATAGGAGCTGTTTCTTGATCTACTGTTATTAGCACATCGTAAATTAAATGATTACTTTCTACTGGAGACCCATCAAGGTCAGCTGTAGCATAAACATCTAATCTATGTACACCATGAGATAAGTTTGCTACAGAAATTACCTGTTTTGTTTCTTTACCAGAAGAACTTTCTGATAATGTAGCTTTTCCAACTGCAGTTCCATCTATTTCAAAATGCACTGTTTTAGTTACTAGACCAACAGCTTTATATCTAAAATCTATATCTGAACTATAAGGAACATAAGGGTTAAATGTAGAAGATAATTCTAACTCAATTACAGTTATTGAGTATACTAAAGTTCTAGAATTACCATAGATATCTGAGCAGGTTATTTTAATTGAGTTATCACCTGGTGCTAGATAACTAGTTACATCTAAAGTATTATCGCCCTGAGGTATAGAATAGCGTTTCTTCTGTAAGCCATTTACCATGATTATACAAGTACCTTCGCCTGTAGATTCGCCATCTTCTTCAGATATAAAATTAAATTTCAAATTTACAGCACTATCTTCTGTTACTGAGAATGTATTAGAATCATTTAAGCTCTTTAATTTTATATTTATTGAGCTAGATGTTCCACCACCTCCGCCAGAGCCTCCAACAATAGTTACTGGATCCGATACGATTACGCCATCAGCTGTCAAATACAGCTTGCTGTCTTCGTAGAATAACCCATCAACCGCATCAGCATTTATAAATTTTTGTAAGCTACCTCTCAAGCTTGAAACATCTTCGCCAATAGCTCTAACAGCATCACCAGCAGTATCATGTTCGATACCATCATAACCGATTCTTATATCTTTAAGTTCGCTAGCATGATATGTGTTATCAGAATTCTCAGTATCAGCTTTAATTATATCATTTATTTCTTTTGTTAAAAGCTCGATATTTTTATCTGATTGCGAAGTTACATATGGAAGGTCTGCGAAATAATGTTCCCCATCACCGATTTTAACCTTGATAACCTAAGTATCTACAGTTGTTTCAGCTGATGTTTCAGTATCTATAATTGTTCTAGATATACACTGATCAGTTTCTTCAATAACGAGCTCACCAGCTTTTGGTTTTACATCAGAGGCTAACCATTCTTCAGTTGTTCCACGTCTATGTTGTGTTATAATTTTAGGCATGTGAGTTACCCCTTCTTAAATTAAAATAGAGAGGAGGAAGTTTGAGTTCCTCCTCTCTAAATAAGGCTTTCTTTTATTATTTATACAGTTTTATTTATTACATAACTGTAGTAGATGTACCGCAATCAAATACCCATACAACAGCGTTAGTACCTGATCCAATATCATCCATAGTTAAACCAGATACAGTAGATTTAACTTTATTAACTTCTGTATTAGTATAAGTTTTAGCACTAGCTAATGCAGCATCTGCTTTTGTTTGAGCAGTACCAGCTGCATCATAACTACCAAAATCAGTTACTTGAGATTTAGTAATCTTAATATCCTGGAAAGTAGCAGCAATCTTACCATTAGCTTCTGTTAAGGTTGCGATAGTTTTACCAGCACCCATTCCAGTAACAGTTACATCTAAGTCAGCAATTAAGCCATCAGCATAAGATTTAGCTGTACCTTCAGCAGCAGTTTGTGCAGCAGAAGCTTTTTCTTCAGCGTAAGTTTTAGCATTTTGTTCAGCAGCATCCCATGCAGTTACTTTTGCAGCAGTAATTCCATCAAGTACAGTTTTATTGCTGTGACTATGTTTCTTACTTACAGCATCAGCTAAATCAACTTCTGTTTGGGTATAAGTATCTAATAATGCTTTATTACTGTGAGTATGGTTTGTGCCTTCAAGACCATCAATAGCTTTTTGTAAAGCAGCATCAGCAGATTCTCTTGCAGAAGTTTCAGCAGCAATAGCTTGTGATAATTCTGTAGCGTTAACACCATCACCCTCAATCCATGTTTGGATTTCTTTTAATGTGTCGAAAGTTTTAGAAATACCTTCACCTAAAATTGAGTCTTTTAAGTCATCTGCATAATCTTTAGCAGCTTGTTCAGCAGCTGCAGCAGCACCTTTAGCATCATATAAGCCATCAGCAACATCTTTAGTTGAGTAAGCCTCTAATTTAGTGTCAGTGTAATCGTTTGCAGCAGCTTCAGCTTCATCAGCATAAGCTTCATAAGCAGTAGTAATAGCAGCTTCTCTAGTACCAGTATATGCTTTAGCGTCTGTTAAAGCTTTATTAGCTTTAGTAGTTGCGTCTGTAGCAGCTGCAGTAGTTGCAGCACTTTGTGCAGCATTAGCTTTTTCTTCTGCATATTTCTTTGCACCATAAACAGTATCTGCGCTAGAAGCATTTGTGCTAGCACCAATTACAGCGTTTTGAGCTTCTGTTTTAGCAGCAGCAATGTCAGATTCTACATCAGCAGTTTTAGCATAATCAGCTAAATCAGCAGCTTGAAGAGCGCTGTCAGCAAGATCTAAAGATGCTTGAACCCCACTAGCTAAATCTGTCTTAGCAATACCGGTGGAAGGTTTTACATATTTTTTTGCAATTTCTGTGCTAAGCTCAGTTTTAAGAGCTGTATCAGCAGCTGTATAAGCATTAGTTACTTCTGTTTTAGCGCCTGAAATAGCAGTATCAATTTGAGCTCTTTCAGCATCGATTAAATCTTGAACAGCTGCTGTGAAATCAGAAATTTTACCAGAAGTAATTGTAGGAATATCAGAAGCTTTAAGAGCTGCTCTAGTAACAGTAATTTTACCATCAGCTTCGCTAACAGCTGTTACAAACTGACCTGTTACTGCTGTATCAGTTACATCTAAAGCTTCGATAGCTGCAGTAATTTGAGCAGCTACACCAGTTGTACCAGTTAATTGTTTGATGTTAGCTACATCAGTTTTTAATGTGGAAATATCACCACCTTGAGTGCTAACAGTTGAGCTTAAGCTTGAGAATTCAGTTACATCACTTAAATGTTCAGATTTAGCCCATGCATAAACATCTGATGCAGGAGCAGCAACCCACTTTAATTCACTGAATTTTTTGTTACCATGACCTACTTTCATCAAATAAGTAGGAACAATATCACCGCCAGCAGTAGTAATTTCGATATATGCAAGAGCGATTTCACCTTGCTTTAAAACAGGATCATTTGTAGTCCAGTTAGCAAGTGAATCGTTTTTGTTTATAATTCTTGTGAAAATAGTTTTTTCAGTAGCCATAAAATTAATCCTTTATTAGTTATAATATATGTATAGTTTTTATGGTAGCGCTAAAAACTGTAGCGCTACCATATTTTTAATTACCTTATTAAGCGTTACCACCGTTAAGAATGAAAGTAGTACCTTCAGGAACAACAAGTTTTTCAACAGAAATATTGTTAACTTCCATAGTGCCATCAGATTTAATAGCTACAGTGTTCATATCAGTAGCTGATTTAACAACACCAGCAAGGTCTGCAGTACCATAATTTATGTTAACTACTTTATTGTTTACTTCAAGTTTAGTACCAGCAAGGTTAACCTGTTCGATTACGTTAACTTGAGCGCCATCAGCGATTCCTTCAAGTTTAGTTTGGTTGCTAGTTGAGAATAAGCCAGCAAAACTATCTCTGTTACCAGTAATCCATATATCAAGGTTATTAACGCTACCAGCTTCAACACTACCCGAAATTGTAAGGTCATCACCGCTTAAAGTTAATTTATCTAACTTAGCTTTATCACTGTCAGCTAATAAACCGTAACCATCAACTTTATCTACTTTACCAGCTAAAGCAGTAGTTAAACCAGTAACTTTAGCTTGAGCTACTTCTTTAACCTCTAACTTACCAGCTTCAGTGATGTTAAACTCACTTTCTTCTACGCTCTTAATTTGAGCAAGAGCATCTACTTTACCTTCTACAGCATCTAAAGCAGTTTGGTCAGCTTTCTTACCAACTTCAGTATTGATTCCACTTACAGTAGTATCAACTTCTGTTTTTGTGTAATAGTCAGCGAATTTAGCTGTGTTAGCTTTAATATCAGCATCTAATGCTTCATGTTCTGCTACCAAATCAACTGTTTTGGTGTAATCAGCGAATTTATTATCAACAGCTGTAATACTACCTTGAAGTTCAGTCTTAGCTTCGCTTAAAGCGCTAGCTGCAGTTGCTTCTGCTGCTGCTTGAGCTGCATTAGCCTTAGTTGTAGCATCAGTAGCTGCATTTGTTGCAGCAGTTTCGATAGCAGTATTTAATTCTGCGATATCTTCACCATGAGCATCAGAAACTTTCTTTAACTCAGCATCTGCATAATCTTTAGCATTTTGTTCTGCTGTGTTAGCTTTAGTAGTTGCATCAGTTGCAGCTGCATCGATAGCTGCTTGCTTAGCTGTACTAATATCAGCAGAAACTTGAGTAGCATCAGCTTTCTTAGCAAGATTTTCGTTAATAGTAGAAATATCAGCTTCTATAGCATCGATATCTTCTTCTGCTTGAGTTAATCTCTCGCCTTCAGCGCTAATATCACCAAACTCAACAAATGCAGTACCATTAAATACATATTCTTTATCACCAACAGCGATAACATCACCAGATTTATAACCAGTTACATCTTCTGGAACTGCATCTTCTGTACCGATGAAATGCATTGCGCCAGATAAACCTTTAATTTGTTCTTGCAATGCATCTATTTCACCTTCTGCTGTTTGTAATCTACCATCAATAGCAGTTACATTTCCATTAGTTGTATCTACTCTAGCATCTACTGCATCAATAGCATCAGCATTTGCTTTTATACTAGCTTTAACATCAGTATCATCATAAGCTTCTGGAGTAGCAACATATAAGCCATCTTCTTTAACAGAAACAGCGTTACCTTCTTCTGCAGAAACTTTTACAGCTACGTCATATTTAATATTTGTAACTGCACCATCTCCATCTTTTGTTTGAGTAGATTCTACAGCTATTGTGTTATCTTTAGCTGCAACTTCAGTAACAGTATTACCATCACCAACAGGTGCAGTACCAATTTCTTTAAGTGTACCATCAAGCTCAATGCTGTATTGGTATACTTTAGCATTTTCAAGGTCGATATAAACAACTTTTTGACCTACATAAGCAGAGTTTGTTAACGCATAAGCTTCAAGAGCTTCAAGATCATACCAAACTTCTGATTCATCAAGAGGTTGACCATTAGATCTAGCAAAAGATTTACCGAAGGTCATAAGGTCAGCTGTTTTTATGATTTCATCTTCTCCAGGAACATAACTTCCTAAATTACCAAATTTTTGTGCCATTCGTTATACTCCTCTTATTAACCATTCTTTAATGTAATTCTAAATTGGGTGTCTGCTTTCAAAGGACCAGCAGGTGTGTAAGCCCAAACTTCGTAATCGGCAAGACCATTATCACCACCACGTTTATCAGCAACTTTAATTGCATCAGATACTTTTACGAAGTCTGTAATAGTTTCCCATGACATTGTGAAATATTCTTGCTTACCAACAGTGTATTTTGCAGGGAAAGCTAAAAGAAGTTTTTCAGTACCAGCAGGAGCTGTAAAAGTTTGAGCAGAGGTACTTACTTGCGCAGAAATTCTGTTAGCACTAGCTACGCTATTAATTCCCCAGATAAGAGCAGAATCTACAGCAGCGTCTTTAGCCACAGGACCCATAAACATTCTTCTCCAACCAGTGATAGCACTTGACTTACCAGTTTTTGTACCTTCTACGATTTGTTTAGTTGTATCAGCGCAATCATTACCCTTATTAGTTTTAGGAACATCACCGCCAGTATGTGTAGCTTTTGCACTTACTGTAAAGTTAGTACTATCTTCTACGAGTAAATCAGCTAAAGCAACATTATTTAAACTAGAAGCAACAGTTGTATTTCCTTCAGTAGGCTCTACAGTATTGCTATATCCAGCAGTAGATGTAATTTCCCATTTAGTAATATCTGCACCAGTGGGGTCAGGACCAAATTCATAATTACCATCGCTGTATGTTGCTGTATAAGAAAGACCAGTTAAGGTTGTACCAACTTCTTTACCATCGGTTGCAGATAAAGATACTGTAACAGAAGGATCTGTTTTTGTTGGATCTGCTTCTTTAACCCAAATTGCTTCGAATACTTCTTTGAGGTTTTTACCAGTTGAAGGAATTGTACCCTTACCACCAGTAAGAGTAATGTAACCAACTTCTTTGGTTACCATCATATCTTCATCAAAGTAGACATTTTCTGCGTTGTAGTTACCATCAGTTGCTTTCCAATTTTCACCATCCCAAACATAAGTGGTTACAGATTTAGCATCACCCGCAATAGTTGTTCTAACAACACCGATATCGCCTACAGTATTACCAGTTGTTGGAAGAGCAGCTGCTGATTCAGCTTCTCTATAATGGTTAGTTACAGAACCCAAATTGATAGTAGATAAATCAACAGCATAATTAAGTTGATTCCATTCAGTTGCATTATCACCGAACTTAAACTTACCTGTGTCGATTTCTACACCCATTTCACCCTTTCCTAAAACAGGGTTAACTGTAGCCCAATTTGCTGAAATATCATTTCTTAAAAGAATTTTAGTTTTTACTTCTGCCATCTATAAATCTCCTATAATTTATTAGTCAAATATTATCAGGCGCCATATACAGAATTTGCATCGCCGCCATCTATTACTTTTACGGAATGTATTCCAAAATTTACCATTTTACTATTTTCAACATCCCAAATATAAGTTTTACCATCTGTTTCATTTATATAAAAATATCCAACTTCTCCAACATTTGGTAACATAGAGCTGATGTTAATTATTTTAGAAGCATCTACATCATTTTTTGTAGCATAATTTGCTTCAATATCTGCTGTTTTAGCATAATCATTTAAGTCATCTTTTGTAGCATAACCACTTAAGTCAACTTCTTCCCCAGCTAGTTGAGCTTCAGCTATTTTATTTGTTACAAAAGTTTCAGTTGCATAGCCTTCTAAATCAGCTTCAGTTAAGTAGCCAGCTTGTGCAATTTCAGCTTTTAATGCGTCTATTCTAGCATCTATAAGCGCATTTACTGCAGTTTCATCTACGCCAGAACCAGTTCCACCAGCTTCTAATGCTGATACTCTATCAGCTATAGCATTGATTTCAGCTAAAGTTCCTAATTTATGCCAATTATTAGTAAGTGTTACATCGGGAGCACCTCTACCATTCCATTTACTATCATAAAAATAATAAATACCATTGTTAGAAGTATCAACTCGATTAGCAACAGCTACAAGCATACCGTTGTAAGCATAACCATGGAACGTATCTGCTATCAATAATTTATCATAGCTATCTGTGAGCATCTTACCATCAAATGGACCTAGACCGCTGTGGATATATTGACTTCCAGTTAATAAAGCCATTTATCAATTCTCCTTATTCTATAATAAATCTATATATTTTACCTGGCGACATAGTATTTGGATCGATTAACCACATGTTATAGCCAGGAAGCGCATCTTCTTCTGCTTTGATCTCAGCATAATATTGCGTATCATAAAGACTTTCTATTACAGTCAAATCATCAGTAAGTGTTATTAATTTAGTTCCAGTCGAAACATCCCATACTGTGCTGTATTTTTTACCAAGCTCGTCATATTCGTCAACTCTACCTGAGACATTAAAATCTACAGCTTCTGGAAAAGCAATATGATAAACATGGTTCAAATTAACATCACTCACTTCCTGATAGCCGGATTCAATAACGTTACCACTAGAATCTTTAATTTGATAGAAACCACTTTGAGTAGGTTTAACAATTTCGCCAGCAACTTCTGAGCCAGCAGCTATTTCAATATAAGTATAAGGTGTAGCTGTAACATTACCATCAGCATCAATAGAATAAACAGGTAATTCTTCTGCTATAATTTGATCTGTTATAGAATCATAAACTACTTTCAATGTTGCACCTAACATCTTAACAAAAATTTCTCTGATAGTCATTCCTTGCAAGCTTTCAGTACCATCACCTACAAAATTGCCAATTGCTTTTGTTACAAAATAAGTATCAGTGAAAAGTACATCATCTGCTTTAACTGAAACAGCAGCAGTTACATCAGCTTTTGTAGCATAATTAGCTAATTCTGATTTATCTGCTTTACTATTAAGGCTTAAAGTTACAACCTATTTAAAATCTTCTAATTCTTCGCTTAATGCGGTATCAGTAGCTACTAATTCTTTAAGCTCTTTATCAATAGCTGTAAGATCTACTGTATCGAGAACCCACATAGGACCTCTATCAGTAAGTTCATATCTGTAAGTTTTCTTTTCTTCTGCAACATAAACAGGACTACCATTTTGCAGAACATTATTGTATTCATATGTGGCTTTAGAAGTTAGAGCATTTCTTTCAGCGATAGTTTGTACAACTATATAACTACCCTGGATATACTTACTCTCAACTACATATCCACACATATCAGCAGGTGTTAAAACGCCGATCAATGGAACACGAGTAACAATATTTTCAGCCATATTATTCTCCCTCTAAAGTTATCTTAAATTTATATGCAACACCAGGTATAGCTGCAAGTTTTGTTGTTCTGCAGCAGAAGAAATAAAATTCTTCACCCTCATAAGTTAAATGTAAAACACCATCTTGCTCAATCGTATTTACTTGATAAGTCAAACCATTATCAGCCTCTACTTTAAGCACAGGTTTTGTTGAGCATATCCAGAAATATCCATTTGATGTTGGCGCATATTCGATCATATATTCCTTAACATCATATGAAAGCTCCATACGGTTTAATAATGCAAGCTAAGCATCATCTAATGTAGTTGTTTTTGTCATTCCATAACAAAGCACGCCATCTATTACCCCAGGTATATCGTGAACTGGAGCCCATACTAATTCGCCATCTACTAGCTTTCTTATATAGATAGCTGCAGGATCTGGATTTTCGACTTCCCTTACAAACCCTTTCAAAATATCACTTAATTGCGAATGGGTTACATAATCTTTTGCTTCCAATTCTTCTTTTGTCACATAGTTAGATAAGATTGATGGAGAAAGTTTTGGATAAGCTTTTAACGTTGTTTTTAAATTCATTAACCTTTTCTCCTCACTTAATTATTAATTTATAATCATCTGATGAAACTAAAGTCTAAATAGTATCATTAGAATCTGTTAAAACTAATTCGCAGCTATAAACACCTTCTACTAATTGTCCATTTATATAAAACTTAACAACAGTAGCAGCTGGTAATGATTGCGTATACATGACTTCATGTCTAAAATTATATATAGATAAAGTCATTAATTTACCAGATAAATAGGTCTCAGCATCTTCGTAAAATTCTAAATCTTTATATGTAACATCACCCTCAGTAGTGAACTCTAAAACAATAGAATCACCACAATTCCATGAGTAACCAATAAAATCACCTTTTATATTATATTCTGCTAAAGGTGTTTTATACTCATTGACTTCAGCTCTCATGTTATTAGGTATATATGAAGTTGGAATGTTGTGATAAGTTTCAAACATAGTCACCTCATAAAAATCCAGAATTGCTTTTCACAAATAATTTAGCAATTATTTTATGTATCATTCTAGATTATTTTTAATTTATTCGAATAGGTCGCCTTAAGAATTACCTCATGGCGACCTATTATTTTTATAATACGTTTCTGTAATAATCTCTCAGAAGCTCTGCTCGGTCATCATAGGGTGATTCGTCTTCTATAGCATAATTATCCCAATTATCATAGACTTTATCTCTAGCTCTATCTTTATAATAATCCTATAAAGCTTCACCTAGATTTTCCCAAAGCTCTTCGTAATTTTCTTTTACATATTTTTTCCAGTTTAAATCATCTTCTAATTCTGGATGTTTATCTATATCTATGTCAGCATGTTCCCAAAAGAATGTTAAAACTTCGTCTGAATCTATCTGTACATAAACTGATCCAGAAACTTTTCCAGAATCTTCGTCATCTACAACATCATCTGCGTAGTATTCTAATTCTTCTGAAAAATCAAATTCTTCTGAAAAATCTTCCACTAATAAAATTTTCATATAAAACCTCCCGAAGACTTATTCAGCGTCTGGAACTTTCTTTTTTACAATATAATTTCCATCTTCTTCTGCTACATATAGACCCATTTCATCTAAGTCATCATATAAGCCACCGCCAATTCTTCCAAAGCATTTAATAGCTGCATCAACTAAAGCTTGAGCTTCTTCTATTTTATCTTCTTTTACTGCTTCTTCTAAAGGTTGCTCAGCAACCTTTGGCGCAACTTCTATTACAACAGGTTCTTCTACAATAGGTTCGCCTGAAATTATTTGCTCAGCTTCTTGCTTACCATCTTCAACTTTTTTAGCTTGCTTTGAAACTTCTTCCATAGCATGTTGTAACATACCAACATGGATTTGCTCTTCTTCGTTTATATGACTTACAACAGCTGCTAACTCTGAATATCCTGTGTCATTTAAAATAGCTACTAAAGAATTATATTGAGCAATTGTAGCATACTCATCAGTAATAGCCTATATGAGCATGTCAGCTATTCCTATATCTTCTGTTGGAACAGATTTTGGTTCACCTGGATCGTTTTCTTTATTTGGTTCCACCACAACTGGGCACTCATCCATTACTGGAATAGAGCAAGGCGCAACTTCTTCTGAAGTTACTACAACTACTGGAACAGTTTCAGCTTCTTCTTTCAATAAATTTTCTTGAAGCTGTATTTTTGTTTTACCAGCTTTTTTTAATTCTTCATAGAATTTTATTCTAGCTTTTCTATCTAAATATCCCATCATGTACCTCCAGCTTAAATTGTTTCTTTAAGCTTTTTCATTGGATTACCATCTGGGCCAATTACTGTTTCATAAATATCATCATCAGAATCATCAGTTTTTTCAATTAAACCTAAAGATTCTAAAATCCAATCAGATTCGAATTGAAGCATGTCATTTAACTCATTAGCACCAACCCCGTTTGGATACATATCTTCAAGCATAAATTCTAAAGTATCTAATTTCTTAGCTTCTACTATTCTTTGATAAGTATTTACTGCACCATCCCAGGGTCTGAAATTTCTTAGGCCTTCTGTTGAAATTCTAGCTTCTGTAAGAATTTCCTTTTCGACATCTTCGATAGATTCCTCAATTTCTTCGCTGGGATGGATACATTCCTCTTTAGTCTCGATATCTGTATTATCTTCCTTAATATCTTCTTCAAGCTCTTCTACTTTTTTCTTTGAAGGCTTTTCAGACTTAGCTACTGGAACATTTGGATCAAAATAATGACCTTCCCAATCTTCTTCTGTCAAAAAGATATCGCAATAGAATTTATCTTCTGATTGAACATATTTATCAGAACCAACTTTATAATCTTTTCCATATTTTTTAGCAATGTCTACAGCTGGTTGTAATGCTTCTTCATCTTTAGCCCAAATTCTAATTGAGCAAGAATCATCTCTTCCAAAGACTACGCCAATTTTGTCATCTAAATAGTTAGCAGAAGGTAATCGGGTAGGTGATGTTGAACCATCGGGGTTTTCTACATAACCCCATTCGCCTTCTGTTAATTCTACTTGAATAATTTCTGCTAAAGAATCTCTCTTTTGTTTATAAACTAATTTAGATCCTTCCTGTCTTTTATACTCAGTTAAAAGCTCACCTTCAGAATCTTCTTTTTTACTTTCTGAAACTGATTCTATTTTTTCGCGAAGAGTTATAGCAATATCATCAATAACTTCTGAAGCATCCATAAGCTCAGCTTCTGATCTAAAAGCGTCTACTACAGCTTCTACAGATGTATAATATTTACAAACAGCTTTATAAGAATCTTCTATGTATTGTATATGCTCATCTGTATAAGCAGCTTCAGTTATTGTAGCTTCTGTAAGGTCTTCATCGGAAATAAATTCTTCAAAGAAAGATTCGCATAAATGCATTTTTTTCATGTCATCTGATTTAATATCTTTGTGAGCTTCTATATCTTCGTTAGGCATCTCAAGCTTTCTATCTTCCATAGCTTTTTCTGCTCTTTTCTTGAGTTCTTCAGATTCTCTATAAGCACCAGCCATGACATGATCCATAGTGCTATAATCAATATCACTAACCTCAACAGCTTCATGCATTGATTTATATTTCTTTAATTTCATAATTTTTACACTCCCATTAATGTTGTTAGGTACTTACTTTGTATCTAAATAATTTAGCAGTTATAAAAAGTAACACAACACTAAATAAAAATTTTTATATCTTATGCAGCAATAGAATATTTTGCTTCTAATTCGTCAAGAGCTGCAGTAATTTCATCTATCGCTTCCTGGATATCTGCATAAGAATCATAAGCACCACCCCTATTAATTTCTCTAGGTGCAGTTTCTTTGAGATACTTTAGCATATCTTTGCAATCTTCAATTTTTCTTTTCATTTCAGCTAGCCAAATATCTTTACCACCAGCTTCTTCAATTTCAAGAGCTATATCTTTGACAGCGCCTTCTTTTAAACACTCAATAATAGTATCTTCTGGAAGATTTTTTCCTTCTTCTTCGTTGCAATTAATTACAGCCCAGAAACCTCTTATTTTTTCTTCACCATCATAAACGCCATCAGCTGAAACAATATAAGGAATTTCTTTATTTGAGAAATCATAAGAATGCTTTTCGATGTGAGTAACTTTTATCTCATCTCTAAATTTTTCTCTATAAGCTTTTTCTATAGATTTAGCTAATTGCTCAGCAGTCATACCTTCTACTTGCTTATATTTAAAATAAACATATCTTCCAGAAACATATTGACTTTTTTCGTTCTTATTTACAGATTCATCTAAATCATCTGCGAATCCATTATAGCTATTAAACCAATCTTCAGCTGCTTTATATGAATCAAATTCGGCATCAGCGTGAGAATCATCTGGACCATATAAGTCAGAGTCACCGAAGATAAATATATGTTGTTCTTCACTTGAAGGAAGAATTCTTTTGTACCAGGTGTAGTCAGTCATGAATCCATCTGAATCTTCTAGTTGTTTAGATGCTACTTGTTCCCAATCAAACCCATCATCAACCCATTCTTTAAATAGATTTTCATTCAATAACATTTTCTAAGCCTCCAATTAATAATCAAATTTCTTAGCTTCATCTAAAGCTGCTTGAAGCTTTTCTTGAATATCTTGATCATAATCAGCAGCTGATTTTGTTGCTGATGATTCAGTCATAATATCATGAAGCATTTCTTGAACATCTCTTAAAGATTTTAATATATTTTGAGCAACTGTTTTATTTATAGAATCACTTGAAGAACCATATTCAGAAGCATCAGGTTTCTTTTCCCAGAATAACTCCCAACCATCTTCTTCTATTTGCTGTATATCATAATCATAGCCGCGAGTTGTTAACCAATCTACAGCTTTATCTAGAGACATTTTATCATATATAGATACTGAGCCGTATTCTTGACCTTGATCTTCTACCATAGCAAAAAGAAGTTGTTCGATAGTCATATCATCTTCTGAAATTTCTTCTTCATCCTGATCTTCGGTTAAAACAAAATCTTTATCTACAATTTTTTCTTTGAGATATTTTTGTAAAGAATCCTTTGAGTAACCTTCTTTAATCATTTCAGCTATTTTGCATTTTTCATCAGTAGTGAAATGCTCACTTAAATAGCAATTAAGAAGATCAAATTTATTGTTAGAATTCTTATCTAAAATGTTTAAGCATTCTTCTATAGACATAACATCACCGAATTCTAAAATTTCTTCTACAAAAGGATTTTCTTCGATTTCAAATGATCTTAAAAATTCATCAGATGCTTTAATAAATTTATTCATAATATCTTCGCTAGCAAAATAAATGTAAATTAAACCATTTGTATATTCTGCGACGATACCTTGCTCATCAAAATAGATTTCATGCTCACCAGTTTCTTCATTTACTACGTGATATCTACCATCAGGGAATAATTCAGAAGGATCTCTCTCACCTTCATCTACCATAACTAAAACATCACCAAAATCTTTAACATGCAGTATTCTAGCAAATTTCTTAAATTTTTTCATCTCATCATCTAGTTGCTTTTCTGGAACATTTCCAATCATGTCAGATAATAAATCCTGTACAGTCATAAAGCTAACCTCAGAGATACTAGAATCACTAGCTTCAAGAATTTTTTCATTTCCACACTCATTTAATTCGTCAATAAAGTTTTTCAAATCTAATTTTCCTCCAGTTATTTTATATAGAGAATAAATAATTTCGCGACAATCTTCATTATCGTTACCAGATATGTTAACAGAAACTTTTTCGTTTGTTTCTTTATTATTTATTATATACTTCTCACCATTTTCTATAATATCTATATAGTCAGGTAAATAGGTTTCCAAATCAGCAAAATCTTGCAAACTTTCTATAATAGTCTAGCCAACTAATCCAGATCTCTTAATTATGATAGCTTGCTTCTTCTGTTTAGCGTTCATACCTTTATATTTGTTATATCCATAAACCTTACCACCAATAATGAAAGCAAGATTTTTAGGATCTTCTGATATTGTTTCAGTTTCACCATCAGCATTTGTAACACTAAAATTAAATGCTGTTACATTTCCAGATCCATCTACTGATACACTTCTATTTGTTTTCTTTTCAGCTGTAAAAGATCCATCTACTGCAAATTCTTTAGATTTATAACCATTCTTATCAAGAACTTTTCTAGCATAACTTTCAGCATCTTTTGGTGATTCGAATCTTTGTTTTGAAATTTCAGGTATCTATGCAACTTTAGCGTAATATTTTCCAGCATCAGTTTTTTCAATGTGGATTACTTTTTTCAAATTTCCGTAATCATCCCGTTCTTCTCTAGTTACAGATGTATCTGCTGTATCAGAAACTGTATCAGTTTCTATTGTAGATGTATTTACAGATTTACTTTCTAAAAATTCACTAAATTTTGTAAAAGATCCTCTATCTTTGAAAGCAAACATATCTTGAAAAACAACACAATTAAAAGCTGGACATAGCATAGCTTTTCCTTTAGCATTCTTTGTTTGTTTGCTTAAATCCACTTCCTTAAATTTCATAGATACTGCTTGCTTAAAAATCTTTTTCACAACAGTTGCTAAGTTTGCTGATGATTGCACCTTACTCAAATATAATCTTATCTGAGAATACATAGCAGGATCAGCAACAGAATACACTAGAATATCTGATATGTTTTTTATGTTTAATAATTTGCAAGCATATTTAATTTTATCTTCTTTATCTGCATATATGTTAGCAGCTTTACCATCAAAAAACTGTAAGTATCTGTCACCTGTAATAAGCTTTTGAGGGCTAAGAGCTTCATTTATTATACCTTTCATAAATACTCCAATAATAAAGCAAAAAGCGTATCCGTAAAGTAAGATACGCTTTTCTTATCGAGAATCTTCTTTACACTATAATTTAGCCTTAGAGCATAAAATTATTAAGTAAAGAATAAAAATTTAGTTTTAATCTTCTATTGAGTTTAGATAATTGAAAATATCTCTTTCGCTTGAGCTAGCATTAGGTGTTTCGATTTTATCATGGAAGTACTCATCAGATCTTAATTGATCGATAGCAGCATCCAGCTCTTCTTCTGATTGAGCATTTAAAATATTTCTCCACGATAATGGACTTAATACCTGAAATTCTACTTCATTAGGCTTTTTAGCGAGAATGGTTGTCCATTGCCAACCTGAACCGAAATCTAAATAAGTGTTGCCAACAAAATATTTATAATTTTTAACGCTCAAATCAGTCAATTTATCTGCTGCTTTTTGTAGTTGAGCATATTCTTCAGAATCTTCTGCGAACACTTTTTCAGAGCCTACTTCATACTTTGGTTTTTCTATATCCGCAGCATCTTCATTTATTTGAGCATCTATTGCATCTTCTTCATCAACCAAATCTCTATATTTCTTTGCACCTGTTTTTGGATCAATTGAGAAGTGCGGTTGTTTCTTTAATTCTTGCTTTCTTTGCTCTTCAGCATCTTTTGCTTGTTGAGCTTTCTTTGCATTTATATCATCAAGTTGTTTCTTAATGCCAGCTTGATAATCAGTCATAATTTTGTTATATTTGTCTACAGGGTTACCTTTAATAACTTTACCATTCTTTTCGATGTATTCGCAAACTTCCCAATTCTTTGGATCTATATGTTTTATCTTTTCAATAAACTCGTTTTCTTTCTTTGGATCAAGTATTGCGTATTTTGGGCCTTCACCACTATGTTTATTGAAGATGCCAATATTTCTACCTAATAATCTATTAAAGACGCCTTCTGTCACTGTATCTGAGTTCTTTCTTAATTTTTGTGCTTTAGTTCTTGCTGTGTCGATGGATTCATCCAATTCTTTTCCAGGTATTCTATATACTTCACCATCGGATGCATCTTGATGCACTCCATTATATATGTTAGGGCCATCACCAAAATCTTCTACATGGATTACAACAATATCATATTCTGAATAACTTTCCCAATCTGAACTATCTCTAGCTTTTTTCGCAATTTCTATTGCACTGTCTTCTGTGGGAGCACTATCTATGAATTCATACAAAAATTCATAAGAATCATTTTCCTCACCAAGAACAAATCCGACCTCATACCAATCTTCATAATAGGAATCATCATAATCTTCATCTTCATCATAATCTTCATCATCGAAGGTCTCTGTTAGATCTTCCTTCCAGAAGTGGATAACATAATCGCTACCTTCTTTTCCTTTATACTCACATTCGTAGTGCTGAGAAAGTATTTCCATAGCAAAATCTTTTTCACTTTGGAAGCCATATCTAATAGTATCTTCTTTAGTTTCCCAATTATTAGTTTCGCGTTTTAATTCAGCTTCTACTTCTTCTTTTGTATAAGGGATATCGCCATCAGATTCTTCTTCGATAACATTCTCTTTAATAGCGAGTTTTTGTACTTTCTTAAATCTATAAAGATGTACAGTGCCGTTAGGTTTTTCTTTTCTTTCAATATCAGGAACAAAATCAAAGTCTTCTGCTACTTTTGTTACAATTTCATCTACCTGTTTCATTTTAGTAGGATCAACTGCTTGGATAGCAATAACATAACCATCTTTAGCAGCGACCATACATTCGATACCTGATCTAGTAATCTCAGCATCAGCTTTTTTAGCTAACTCTCTTAAATCATCTGTTAAAGTATCTATAGTAGGTTTATGTAATTTCTCTTGGAGCTCAACTTCGTTATTAGTTTCTTTATCAATGATTCTATAATCTTGATAAACAGCTTCTACAGCAGCTTCACCAGCTTTAGTAGCTTTTTCGATTGTTGACCAACAATTTAACTTGTGCCAATCCCCTTCATCAAATACTTCTACTTGATAACGACCTCTAGCGCCTGTTGCTTTTGTTTCGGTTAAGTTTTCATCTAAGTCATCATCGTCGTTATATGGATCGCCAGCCATACAGATATAATAATAATCCCAATAGAAATTTTTGTATGCTTCTGCTTGCTCTTCTGTGAAATCATATTCGGTCATGATGTTTTTCTTATCATCATTCTCCCATTCTGCTGGATCCATAGGATGACCAGTTTCCCATGCAAACTCTGCATCTTGCTTTGCTATTTCTTTAGGATCCCAAGCCTCGTTTAATTCTTTTTCTATATATTTTTCGCTCATGTTAACCTCTCAGTTATTTTTTAATTTTGCTTAGATTTTGGAAAATTTCTGTCATTGACTTATTTTCAGAAACATTTATCTTTAATAATCTAGCAGGAATTACTTGATTAATGTTGCAATCATCGCAGCATCTACCAGCCTTTACAGGTTCAGCATTATTTCCATAACCATCATATTCTTTTCCACAGATGCAACAAATTTGTTTTTCATCTTTATCTTCGTTAAATTGCTTCTCATCAAAATCATACCATTCTACGTCTGGGTCTGTACTTAATTGATACTCAAGATCTTTTCTGTTTTTTGCGATTCTAGCTTCTAACTTTTGAGCTGGCTCATCTTTATATTTAACAATTACTTGATAGACTTTTTCTTCTCCAGCTTCTATCAAAGGTTGTTTTTCTTCTGATTTAATATAATGTGGATCATCTGGTGTCATAAAATAAACTTCTGCATCATCCCATAATTCTGGTCTATCATCGATATATCTTTGACATTCTTCTTGAGTGCCTCTAAATATAATAGACTCAGTAGAGAATTGATGTACACCCCATTGCACATTATTAAAATCAACATCTTCTTTTAAAGTTTCTACATCCCAATCCTCTACATCAGGATACATTCTAATAAATACCTCAATAGCATCTGTAAAAGATACGCCATCGATTTTATATTCTATATCATCACCTTGCTTATCTTTTCCATAAAATCTAAATACTTCTTTATGCATATTTTCTGTTACCTTATCTTTTTCATCTATATTTTCAAGAATATAAGCTATCTGCTCATTATCTTCATATACAATATTTTTTGGTCTAGATATTTCTTTAATTTTTATATCCCAACCAATTTCATTTAATGCGTATTGTAAATCTAAAATTGTTTCTTCTAATTCTTCATACTTATCTTCTTTATATGCGAAGATAGCATCTTTATTATCGAAATTTTTTGGAAATGTTGTTTTATATTCTAACTCGCTTAATGGATCATTTAAGTAATCATAATATGGGTCATCTGCTTCGTACAAATCATTTATTAGATCATTTAAGCCTCTAAATAATCCACCTATATGTTTACCATCATGGAAAACTTCTACTCTAAAATATGTTTCTTTTTGTAAGGACTCACCTAAACCAGCGCCACAATCACCAGCTAAAGCTTCGCCAGCCTCTGCAACAAACTCATCTGTTGTTGTGTTTCCCATTGCATGATTGAAAAACGCATTATTAAACAGTACATTACCAGCATCAGGTGTAAAAGTTTGCCACCAGCCTAAAGCTTTTTTCTTCTTCTTTTTCTTTTTAGCTTCTTTTATTGACACATTTTCATTAATTGACATATATTTATTATCCCAAAAAGTTACATAATATTGATTATCATCATTAGGCCCATCTTCATCATACACTTTACCTAATTTTTTATAAAGTTTTATAGCATCATAATTATCAGAATTTACAAAACAATAAATAAGATCAAAAGTATCTCTATATCTTTGGATTAAATCTTTTAAAACCTATGTTCCGTAACCTTTACCTCTATCTAAAATCATAAAGTTGCCGAAACCTAATGCTTTATTATAACCCTCGATATCATCAAATTCTTCGAAACTTATGTAACCAACTAATTTATCATCTACATATATTTCTTTAGTATTATCTAATATTCCATTATCAGATTGGCTACCCCAACCGCCAAGAATCTCATTTGCAGATTTTTTATAGCGATCGAGGTCTGAAATATCTTTATAAGATATGCTACATTTACTCTCATATAAAGTACCTGATGTATAGTATCTTTTTATTCTTTTGATAATGTACTCAACATCTTCTGGATCATATTTTTTATATTGAATAAATTCAGGTGTAGCTACTATAAGCTCGCTTCTATGCGTAGCATTTTCATATATCCAATTTTCCAAACTTTCATACTAATCAGAAGTGGGTCTTATATTGCTTAATTGAACAAAATTATTATCCGCTAAGTCATTACATCTTATAGCACCTAAGCTTTCTAAAGTAGGGCTACCTGATACATCTACTACTTGATTAGATAAGCCAATATCTAAAAGAAAACCTTCTACTTCAGCATGACATGGAAAATCTTCAAAACTATTTTTAGGATCAAAAGTTCCAGCTATATCTAAAAATGATCCATCGGGAAGAATATATGTAGGTCCTGATACTGGATAATTAGAAGCATTAAATTTTTCTTTAACAGCTTTAATTATATCAACCATATTAATCCTCCAAAAGTACTTTTAAACAATCTTTAAAAAGCTTTTCCGCATATTTTACTATTTCATCTAAGTTTGTAGCGTAGCCAATTCCATTTACACCAATAAAGAAAGGTGCTGCTGGATGTTCATCTTGCAAAGTAGCATGTGTTATACCATTAGAATCTATTAAATCGAAATGAAATTCTAGATCACCACCTATTGTTACATAAACATAACTAACAACAGTGCATATATCATCTAAATATTTATTTTCAACATAATCTAGAGAATCTTCATACGCAAAAGAATAATAAGCAATTATATTTCTTCTAACTAACTTATCAATATTTTTCTCTAGCTTTGCTTTAGGAATTTTAACTTTAATTCTTCTCTTAGTATCATCTACTAAAATATCAGCATACTCAATATTATCATATTCTGGCTCAAAATGTACCCCAGTAAAGCCAACAAATAATTTTCTTATCTCATCTCTAGGTATTGGTGACTCTAGCTCTTCTAGCATCTAAGCTACTAGATTTATATGATATGTAGCTGTTAATTTTAATAACTCAGAATAATCTCTGCTATCTAAAGCTTTTACCCAATCATCTTTTGTGAGGTATCTATTTAATACTTCTTTTTGTTTATCAGTTAATTGCATAAGATTACCCCAAATATCTTCCTACTTTAGTAAACACCGCTTCTATAATTTTCTTTATAGCTGACTCATTATAACCATAGCCTACATATGGTATACCTTTGAAATATTTATAAGTAGGTAAAGCACGTTTTAATTCTACTAAATCTTCGCCTGTTTCGCTTATAACATAGCAGTAAATAATTAAATCATCGTTTTCAACTATTCTAGCTGAAATAGACATTATATATGGGATATCTGAGTTATCAGCATGATTAATTACATTATCGAAAACTCTATCTTCGTGCAGACTTTTTGCTATATCATCTAAAAGATTTCTTGAAATATCATAATCTCTCAAATCATATTGCTGCTCATAAGGAAAACCCATAAATAAATCAAAATATACATCCCAGCTATATTTACGGTCTAACATAAAATCTTTATAATCAGAAAATAAATCAGAAATAGATTCTTCTGGAATATCCTCATTCTCAGCTTCTAGAAGCTCAATAAGTAAATGCAAGTCTTCTTCGTCAGTTAACTAGAATAATCTACCATATTTCTTATTGTCTAAAGCTTCGCAATACTTAGCATCTTTAAGATAATTTTCCAATATTTCAGCTTCTGCTTTATTCATAATATACCCCCATAAAAGTAACCTCTAAATAATTTAGCTTATTATCTAGAGGTTATTATTTTAATTATTTAATTTTATGTTTAGTTATTCTGTTAACTCACCATCGTCTACACCTGATGGGAGCGTGAAAGTAGTAACAATTGGTGTTACAGTATGTCCAGATGCTTCTATTCCAGTTATAGCTTCAAAAGTGTTTCCATGAGTTAACTCTGTAGCTGTACCAGCTTTAGCTGTGCTAATAGTTACTGTTGTCTCTGTTGGAAGTGTATAAGTTGTTGTCTTTTTCTTTATACCATGACCATCAGCTGTTATTTCACTTATAGCTGTAAAAGTTCCACCATGTTTTGGTGTCTATGTTCCAGCAGTACTATCAGAAACTGCGACACCTGGTGCTGTAGGTAATGTTATACTAGTTTTCTCAACAGATATATTATGGCTACCAGTGCCTTTCGATACATTTGTGACTACAGTAATAGAATCACCATGAGCAGGCGTTTCTGCGGTTCCAGTAGCATCAGAAGTACTTATAGCTGTTTCACTAGGTAATTTATATTTTACTTTATGATCAGTAATAATGTGATTAGAAACAGTTGTGTTATCCATAACACTTAAATCACCACCAAAAGTTAAAGTTGATCCATCTGTTTCTGCTGCAGTACCTTTGCTTAATTGAGTTTCCGGCTTAATTGTATAAGTCTTTTTTGTTTCAGTTATTTTATGATTATCTACAGCAACACTTTCAACAGCAGTAAATGAATCACTAGGACCGATCTCATCAGTACTAGTAGAATCAGTTCCCTTACTTAAAGTAGTTTCTTCTGTTAAAACCTTTTTACCACCACTGTAAACATAACCATCTTGCACATAAGCATTTTCATATGAGTAAGTTATTCGACCACTTTCTGAGCGTTCAGCTGTACCTATGAGATATATTTTCTCAGAAGTATCTCCAGAAGATGCTTTTGAGTCATTATCTATAGGAAGAGTTATATCAACAGTTCCAGCTTCTGTAATTCTACCATGACTATCTACAACAAATCTAGGTACAGTAAATATTCCACCAGGCTGTGGTGTTCGTTTTGTTGAGTCAGGCTCATAAGTTCCTGCTATTACACCGCTATTACCTAGACTAAATTCTTTTGTATCAGAATCTAAGACTAAGCCACCGTTTGCTTTAGCATAATAAAGAGTATCATTATCTGGTAATGTTATATCGGTTGCTACAGCACCAACCCCATCATTAGAAAAAATAAGTCTATTACCATTCAATGTCAAATAATAGTTTTTATCAAGGAATGGAAGCTGATCTGGAGTAGCACTCCCATTACCAACTTTTAGCCTACCTGAATTATCATAAACAATGATTTCACCATTTCTAGGTTGATATTTAGAATTAGCCCAGTTATCATCGGTATCATGTCTATTTAATAAAATAACATTAATATTTTTATCCGCCATTGTTATTTTTCCTTCTCATATTATATAGCTGCTAATTTTTGTTTTAGCAACTCTACTTTTTTAGTTTTCTTATCTATTATAGCAAGCGCTTCTGGTGATGTCGAGTCTATAAGGTATGGGGTTGATATTCTTATCCAGTATTTGTTAGCATTTACAAACTCTCGTCTAAACTCAATCGAATAAATGCTATCTAGAAAGACTTTTTTAAGTCCTGACTCGAATTTTTTAGCAAATTTATCAGAATTAAATTCTATATATAAACTAATGCGTATATCATCACGGAAGACAGATATGCAATATGATATTAAATATTTAACATCTAGTAAAGACAATTCACGACGCACAGGGGTTGGATCTACAAAATATTCTTCCGGAGTATTCTCAACATATTTTCTTAATTTTTCTAACATTTCTTCTGCGATAGCTGTATTTTTATCAGCAGTTAAATTTCTTACATCTTCTGTTTCCTCAGGTGCTGTGATTTCTTTTTCAAGTTTATTTATTTCATTAGTATATCTATTTTTTAATCTGCTTATTTTCTTTTGATCTGGATCCATATATGGTTCGAAAGAATTTATAGCTGATGTTGTTGCAAATGCTATGCTGCCTGGAATTTCTATCTATTTCCAATTATAACCTGCAACAGTCTCTGGAAGAATTATCGATACTCTAGCAGAACCAAAATTGTTATCTATATAATTCTAAGCAGCTTTTCTTGACTCAAAGCCAATCTGATGTCCACCTTTCATACCTTGATTTGATGTGAAACCTACATTATACATTGTTGGACTAATAAGTGCTCTTAAAGCTAAAGTATGACTTGATGTTTTTACTCCATACAAAAACCCTGTAATAGAATATGGTAATTCGATACCTTCTTCTGCTAATAAATCTGTAAGAAGAATTAAATCTTTTCGCTTAAGCTATGCTTTACATATATCATAAAATTTTTCAAAATCACCAGTATCTATAAGATGTATATTCTAATCTATTAAAGAATCTAAATCTATTTTTTCTAATAATTTCATCTATAATTTCCTTTTGCATCAATAATCATCATCCGGCTATATATAATAATCTTCTATAGTTAATTTCAAGTCTCTAGCAAAAGACTTAAATTCTTTATTATGTAAAATAGAATCTAATTCAATAGCAAACTCACCTCTAGCATCTACATATGCTGTAAAACTAGCTTCTGTTATAGGTTTATATTTTTGGATTTCTCTTTCAAATTCTTGATGTATAAAGCCAGGATTAATAGTAGGTGTGATAGCTTTAAATATTATGCAGCAATTATCTAACCCTTTTATCCAATAAACTTTTCCATCAGGTTGATCGAATGAAAAGAATTGCTAATTATTTAACTCAATATTAGCTTTAAAAAGTGTCCCTTTTATCACAACATCATCTTTTATTTGCCACGCTTCTATTGTAAATTTTTCTACTAGTTTAAATTTCATATGTCATCATACCCTTAAAATAATCCAGCAGCTAAAACTTTAATAAACGTATTCAAAAAATTAACACACTCTATCTAGAAATCATCATCTGTCATATTATGTATATCTATTGTTACCACATCTGCAAACTCACAATATATAAAATCTTTTCCAAAAAGACATGCAGTTAAGCGATCTGGTACATTTAGATCATCTATCGATAATGTTATATTATCTATTGGTGTATCAAAAACTTTGCCATCTACTATTTTATAATCAGCAACTTCTTTATAATTTTTCAATAAAGCATAATTAAGTGAAATTAATATATTTACAGTCTTAATAACTTTCCTATCAATTATAGAATACTCATGCTGCCAATCTGGGGTAGTATTTAACATTGATATATCTGCTTCATGGATATTATCGATAAGCCATTGTTTAACTTCTTCAGAAGTTTCAGAATCTTCTAATAAAAGAGAAAAGAATTTATATCTATCTTCTATATCAACTATGAAGAAGCATGTACCTATATTGTGAGCGTCTAAATTCGCAATAAATGTATCATTATTAAAACAATTTACTAATTTCATTTATTTAGTGCTCCTAAAACTCTTTTATCTATCTCTTTTATTAAAGTATCAATCGCTGTATCATTTATAGCATAAGTATTTTCAGCCGAGTCGTAGTAACTTTTACTAAAACTGTAACCGAAACTTTGCGGTAAATTAATAATAAAGCAGATGTTATTTGTTATACTAGGATTAAAATTTCCATAATCGTCATATGTAAAAAGAAAACTCAAGACTATCTAAAATAATCCACCACTGTAATCCATAGATAATTCTAAAGATTTGGTTTTGGAATAATCACCTAATATGCTTCTAGCGTCAGATACATTAATTTTATCATTATCAGAATCTACAATATAATCGAACAATGTATGAATATCAGAATCAATTAGATCATTAAACAAAGCTAAAGTACTTCTGCTCTTATCTATTCTGTTTGTATATTTATAAACAAACGGGCTGTTATTTCGTGTACATAAATCTTCGCAATATTGATTCTTTATAATAACATAATTAGAGTCTTCTTCTGCTTCGTACAATAAGCCAATTCCAACTTCTTCTATTAATAGTTTGTTCAGATTTTCAATTACATTATCTTCTAACTTAAAAATATCTTCTGAGTCTACTAACTGCTTATGTAAGTCTTTAAATTTTAAGTTATCTATATAATTAAAATATTTATCTATAAATTGTTCTAATGTCATAATTCAATAACCCCATCTGTGCAGATTATTTTACTCCAACCTTCACTAGAATATCCGAACATAGAACCTCTGTGGGATATATTTCTCCACTGCTCTCTAGTTCCATTATACTTAATGCTTTCTAACCTATAGCAACTTTTGAACGCTCCACTACCTATAATTTTTACACTATCAGGGATTACTACATCTTCTAACTTATTACACTCAGAGAACGCTTGATCACTTATCTCTATTACAGCGTCAGGGATAACTACACTTGTCAGGCTTCGACAACACCAGAATGCCCTTGAATCTATTAATGTTACGCTATTCGGTATTTCGATCTCAATTATTTTTGAACATGTTTTTAAAAACTGCTTAGGAATTATAGTAAATCCGGATAAAGGATTTAAACCTTCTTCCTAAATTAGTAAAAATAACTTTTCTCTTTCTTCATCCGCATCCGTATAACCCAAAAAAGAAAATGCTTTAGGAAAATCATGAGTATCTAGAGCTAAATTAAATTCATCATTTTCAAATGCCTGTTCGAGAGTCATGATTAATTACCTTCAATTATTTTCATATTTAATTTGATTTATTTTTTCAATTAATTTAGTTATTAAATTATCTACTTTTTTATTAATCTGATTAATAACATCACTTAAAAGATGTTTAGGAACTCCGCATAGAGATGATCCATTAAAGTAATACCGCTCTGAAAGCCGTATCTAATATTCTACTTGATTGTAGTAATTATCAAGAGGAATTTCAACATATAAATAAATAGACTAAAACTCTCCATTTCCAGAACAAGGATCTCCTAAGGATTTCTTGTCAAAGAATCCTTGAATTTTTTCCCGAGTATCCTTATCCGCCCATCCTCCAAACCTTGTGTTGGAAAACATAACCGAATGTAAAAAAGTTAACCATTTAAGTTTATGGGAAATAGTTATATCTGTAATTTCAATTCCATAAGACCAATGTGATCTAATAAATGTGATATCCTAATTAGTTACTGTGATTTTAAGATTGTTAACCCAATTACAAAGTTGATCGGATGCTTCAGATGCTATCAATTTAAGTATTTCATAAAAATCTTCTCTCGATAAGTCTAAAGAATTAATTTGATTAAAAAATATACTCCAATTTTCTCGATCTAATGCATCAATAGCTTTCTAATCATTTAATATTTTATTAAAATCCATTACATGTCTCCTCACCATCAAGCGTAGCAGAAGAAATAGCTAATTTCTCTAAAGTTAATTCTTTACTCTTATAAGCGTATTTTCTATCTTTTAAATCATCAAGATAGCCTTTATTTCTGAATTCTTTGAAAACTAAATTACCTTCGCCAAACTCACCATCATTAGCTAAACTTATTTTTCTCATAACATACATATCATCTATAAATTTTTCGATTTCATCATCTTTTAATTCTTGATATTTTTTGTATGCATCTTTATATAATTGAGAATCTTCTATATTTATTTTCTTAGGCTCTTCTTGAATAGGAACTTTAATCCATTTATTTTGTTTTAGAGAATATATACCATTAGTCACTGCGCTAGTATTTATATCTTCTAAGTATAGTTCTACTTCGTGGCCTTTTACTTTAATATCATATTTATCATTAAAGCTGCTCTTGATATAATCATAAAGAAGTCTAAGAATATAAGGATTGACACCCATATCCATATCAACTATAATGTGTATATCTATATCTGAAGTTGGTGTATAATTATAAGCTGCATTAGAACCCACCAACCAATAATCATATACTTTTAGTGGTACTTGATCTTCTTGCATAGATCCTACAAACATGTCAGCTATTTTCATTAAGGTATTTCTTACATCTTTGCGGAGAATATGATCTTCGTCAAATAGTTTTTTATTTAATGTTTCATGTATTTCAAATTCTTCTTTCAATAATTTCATAATATTCTCCAAAATTTTATTGCACAAATAATTTAGCGCACATTTTACATAATAAAAGGACATGAGATAAATTTTTAATTTCTCATGTCCACATTTTTACCTTATTAAATTTGTTTGTATAAGGCGCGTAATCTTATCATTTAAATCAATGAGTAACTATCTTAGCTCACGCAAGTTTAGCCCAAAGCCAATTCCTGGAAGATATCTTAAAACATTAGTTGGTATTGATTGCTCTAACTCGTAAACTGTTTGATCATCAGCCTATAAACGCAATACAATAGTACAGGGTGGAGAATTAGAATCATCCCTAAATATACCTATACACCCAGACTTAAATTTTGCATTAGTAAAAGATCTAACAGGCATTGTGTATCTGTTATTTCGTAAATTTAAACTTGCTTTAGCGTCATCTAATAAATTTATTACACTAAATAAACTATAATTAGAATAAAAATCTTCATCTAAAGTTACAAAAGCATTTTCTATCAAATAATCATCAAATTTAAATACTGAGTAATCTCTATTAAAGCATTTTACTTCTTTGAAATCTGGTTTTAACCAACTTAAAATATCAACATTAGACTCAAGAAGCATTTGAGTGAAATCATATGTATAGACATCACTTAAATCACTTAAAATAGCAATACACAAATGCTTTGTATCTAATGGTTTACTATCTAAAAGGTTTTCATATTTTTCTATAAATTGTTCTATAGTCATAATTAATCCTTATTAAGCTAAATGTGAGTTAAAGAAATCTTTTAATGCATCAGCCACGCTAGCTAGAGTATCTTTTAGAGTATTTCTATTTAAAGTATAACCAACTGCGCTGTTTAATGAAAATGCATCATGCTCTAAATCTAGATTTATCTTATAAAACAAATTTGTGGTTGTTATAAAACTCACATTTATATAATGTGTATCTTCAGTAACAATCACTGATATTATTATTTTATCTAAATATAGATCAATATACTAAAATGGCTCTAAATTAGAAGGTGAGATGGTAATATCTAAATCATCTCGGTATTTTTCTAGAAGCTCAAACATATCATTTAAGTTATATTTAGAATAATCTCTTATATCTACTTCTAGTTTAAAATTTTTATTTAGATACTCTTGCAAATCCCTTAAAGTAAAATCATCACTAAACAATCTTACCTCATCATTATCTTTTTTGAGGTGTTCAAGCATATTTAATCCTAGTATGTCAAGCTCTCTAGTGAGTTTACTTATATCTTCATCACTTAAGTTCATATTAGCATAAAAAAGAAGATCATAAGTATTTTTAGAATCTATAAGCTCTGCATAAGTATCTATAAATTCGGTTAGTCTCATATTAATTACTCTCTGCATTATATTTTGAAACAAACTCGTTCATCTATTTTTGTAATGTTTCAAATTCTTTATCTATATTATCTGGATCACAACCATAGCCGATTTTACTATAAAAAGTTAACATAGTGTTATTTGGAAAATATTTTAATAACTCGAATGATTGAGCTTTTTCATCTTCTACACATAATAATGCAAATAGTGAGTTTTCATATAAATATGGTGCAATATGTAATGCACAAATATCACCGACTAATTCGCCAGCATTGACGCTGTTTGGATTATGTATATCAAATCCAGTACTAGCATAATTCTTAAGCAAATATCTTCCAAATTTTTTAGCATCTCTATCTTCTGGAATATTTAGTGGTTTAATAAAATCATTATAAATACTTTCTTGAAAATCTTCTATAAATACAAACTCATTAAATATTTTTGATACTGGATAAATGTCTTTCAAGTGTTTTATTATATCAAAATCTTCTTCTAAAAGCATATTTATAAATTCAGCAGCATCATCAGTAGATAAATTATCTTCTATTAATTCGCATAATGTTTCTGTATCACCAGAATCTATTTGAGCATGATACTTTATTATAAAATCTTCTAAGTCAATCATTTCTTATCCTTAATTCTACTAGTTAAATAGGATCTTACAGTATCTACAGCGAAATCATAGAAAGCATTTATACTTTGACATAAATAACTAGCAATTTGATGTTGATCTTCTTTAGGTAAGTTTTGAAAAACACCATATGCAACTTTAGAATAACAATTCTCTGTTGGAATTATATACCCATAAGTTAAAGCTCCACCCACAAAGGGTATTCTCAAATAAGTTTCCGAAAGTTGCAACTTACTTAACTATATATTTACAGTAGTATAAAAATATACATAGCAATCAGTATCTTTCATACCGCTGTTTATTTCAGCTTTACCTTCAGGTATCATTACTGATCTTAAAGCATGCAATATTTTTAAGTTATCAGAGAATCTTTTATTATCAATATCTAATCCAGAGTATCTGTTAGATTTATTGCTTATATCATCTGGTGATAATCTAGTTGCATCATTAAGTAAGTTTCTATTAAAATAATCAGAATCCTCATTAATTATAATATCTATAAAATGCTCAACTATCCCAGAAGTCCTAGAATTAAATAATATTTTTAAAACAGTATTTAAATCACCGCTATCTACAGCTGTTGAGAAATCATTATTTGAAAGTAGCTCATCTAAAGCTTTATCTAATTCTGTCATACATGCTCCGATACACAAACTATATAATTACCGCTTGAGTATGATTTCATACCTAGCTTATCTGATATTTCTTTATCGAAATACAATATTCTGGGACATTCTGATTTTTCTATTCCAGAATAATTGCAATATTGATTTGATGTGTAGTCATAAAGTCTATTATTATGATAAATTACACAGTGGCCATTTGCTGATATTAATCCATCTTCTTTTGATAGGACTAGTACAGTATAATATAAACCTTTTACACCAAATTTAGTAGAGATATATTCTGTAACTTCTTTGCATAAAGGTTTGCTATCGAAATCTGATCCAAATTTATCTTGCAATTCTTTTATTAAATTTTTATCAGTTAAATCTGATTCTGTTACTATATCTTCTACTAATCGAAATTTCATCTTTATTCCTCGGCTAAGCAAGCATCCATAGCCCTATAAAATCTATTTATATCCCATCTATCAGCTCTGCAAATATACCAATCATCACCTGAGCCATACCACGCATATTTTTCCTCTAGATTCTCTACCAAATAGTATGAATCATTTTGATAGTAATGTAGATATAAAGCTGCTCTATGAGCCTGTCCCTCACCTTCTATTAGCCACCACAATCTTTCACCCCAATAACTAGCACCTGTAGCTAAGGTTTGTAGCTGATTACTCATAGCATTTATTTCTCTATCAAAATTAGGAAAATAAGAGTATAAACTTTTACCTAGACTTTTTAATTCTTCGTATAAGAAATCAACGAAGTCAATTTTATCTACTAGTTCTAAATCACTGCTTTTTAAAATCTCTTCAAATTGATCATTATCAATCTACTCAGCAAATTTATCTATTATTTCTGATAATGTTAACATAATATATTTCCTTATTTACCATCTACTATCTCTTTAAATTTATCTATATCCCAATGTTGTGCAAGACATATATAGTAATCATTATCATTATCTTGACACCAACTATATCTCTTCTCTAATCTTTCACATTTAAATACTGGGTTATGCTTAAATTGATACAAATATAAATATCTATAAGCTGAGCTGCCAAAACCTTCTATAAGCCAATCTAGAGTAGCTCCATTATAAGAAGTGCTTTCTTCTGGCTATATAGCTAACTCCATTTCAGCTATGTGATTTAAAACCCAGGGTAACCCATCTAGTGGGTCTATTCCCATATAATATAGCTCATCAGTTAACCACTCATTTCTAGGATCATTACGCTAATAAATTTTATCTAAGTTTCCTTCATCTAAATCATCAGAAATCTCATATAAATATTCTTCTAACTATTCTTTAGTTATAGCCATACTATCTTTCCTTTCTTATATACACCTATTAGTCTCTACATGATCTTCGTAAAACTCTTTTATAGCAGAATCAAGAGTATCTAATACTAATGTTTTAGCTTTTGAAACTTTTCCATCTAGTTCATAAACTGGATCAAGGTCTGTTCCACCAGCTAAAACAACTGAAAATTTTTGTTTATCTACTAGAAATTGATCTAGTAAGTTATCATCTTCAAAAATTTTAAACCTACCAGAAGTTATTCCATTTGATGGTAAATCTAAAACAAATAATTTACTAGTGTAGATAGACGCATAACCAAACATATAAGCTAATAAGATATAAGTTTCTTTATTGCATGGCATTGGATCGAAACAATATACAGCATGACCAGCAACACCGTGTTGATCATCAGCATCAAAATTAACTCTTAATGTTAATTCTGTTTTAGGTTCACCAAAAATATCTTTTAATGGAACATCACATAAAACTAATTCTCTGACTATATCATATAAGTCTTCTAGCTCAAAATATTGTTTACTTATAGCTCGCTCTAAAGCTTTTAATATTTCACCAGAATCTAAAAAACCTGTGCAATCAGAATCTTCTAGCATTTTATTAAGTTTTTCGCTTACATCAGCTCTCATCTTTTAGATCCTTTTAAGTTAAAAATTATATTATCATTTGTACATTTAATAAGTAAATTCTCATTTGTCCACTGCGTGAAAGCAGCACTTAATCTGTTGTCATGAAATTGCTTACATGTACCACTATAAATAACTTCTTTTATTTTCTCACACCATTTAAATCCATCATCGTCTATTTTAATATTTGGATTTTCTATTATAATTTTTTCTAAGTCAGCACCCATAAAAGCATAAGGCAAGATTTTTTCTACATTGTTTGGAAATCTTATTTCTTTAATATCCGAATTATAACCAAAATGTTCAGGAACATTTTTAATATGATCTAAAACATTTACTCCGAAATCTAACATGAGAGGATAAATTTTAGCTATAAGGTCTTGACCTAAACCTTTTTCTGTAGCTAACTCATATATTTTTTCAAACTGATATGTGTCAAATAATTCTGGATAATTATCTAACAAAACATGTTGAAATTGATATTCCTCATAAGTAGTTAAATATGTGCTCATAAAACTATTCCTAAATCTCTATAGTTATTCTTTTCAAAAATTTCGTGCCACGCTTCTGATATATGTATGTTAAGTTGTTGCTCTAAAATATCATGAGCAGTGTCTTCTCTTCCATCTATATCATATACAGTAACTGATTCATCCTCGGAGTAAGTATTATCTGGATATGTGATTATATAATCAGATATCTCATCAGTTATATCTTTTATAGCATAATTTCTTGTCACAAATAATGAATCACAATAAAGAAATGCTTCTGGATAAATTCTAGAATCATCTGGAGCATAAATCCAAAAATGCAATTTGCAATCAGTATATTTTATTCCATGAAGCAGTGTTAAAAATAAATTTAATTCTGGATCACTCATTACATCAGCTGCATATCTAACACTTAATGCTTTATATTCTCCATTATTCTCTAGCTGTACGTCTGCTGTTTCTACTAAAGGTATATTTACAGAAGGTCTTGCAATTAAGTCTACTAAGGTATAGCCTTCTGCTAAAAATAATCCTAATAAAGCTCTAATAGCATTAATATCAAATGCTGGAAGCTATAATGTTTTTAATATCGCTTCTTTTATATTTCCTGCATCTATTAACGCTATTATATCTGGTTTAGCTAACCATTTATTTAGAAGCTCTACAGTTTTTTTATTTGTATTTTGACTCATCAGTCCTCATCCTCATAAATAGAAAATATGCCATCTGCGCATCGCACATTTTTTGTCCTAGCACCCTTAAAAGCGTCACCTGCTATATCTATTTTTCGCCACTCATCAATAGTTCCAGTATATGTTATTATTTCTAACTGAGAGCACTCACCAAATACATAATTACTTATATAACGTAAATAATCTTTCTCGAAATGAATTTCTCTTAGATTTTTACAACCAGTAAAGGCCCATTGATCTAATACTTCAAGACTTCTAGGAAAAGTTAATTCTTTTAAGTTAGTACAATCAGAAAAAGCTAACATACCTATCCGAGTTATTCTTTCTGAAAAATCTATTTGACAAATGTTATCACATCCTATAAATGCTTCCTGGCTTATTAAAACTATATTTTCTGGAATACGTATCAATCTTTTATTGAAACTTTTATCCATATAACGTTTAGGAATAAGACACATATAATTTAATGGATCAATATTTTCACTATAAAATAACTTGGTGAGTTTAGGTCTTTCAAATTCTTCAAGCAAGTCATAAGCTTTTATAAAGTTTTCCTCGTCTATAGCTTTAATTCCATCTTCACTGAGTAATAATTCTTCAATAGTCATATCCATAATTACCACCTATTTAACTCATCGATAAAATTATTAATTGCATCTATGAGAGCTTCTTTATCTACTGTATAATAAGACCCTTTATGTTTATAGAAAGATTTATTATCTGGAATAATTATAGTAGTCATATAATTTTTTATTAAGCAATGTAATTTTATATTACTATAAGCATTTAAATCATTAAATCTATCAATGTCTATTGTGTAACTATCTACAGCAAACCATGCTTGATTTATATTTTGTATTTCTATATCAGTTTCTAAATCTAAATCACAGCAATAGATATAATCATCTAATAAATCAGTAAAATATACTAGATGTAAAAGTTTTAATGTTTCTGCTTTTGATTTTAAATTAACTTCATACTCAAACATAGGCCCATCTTCTCTAGAGCTTACGTCTTGATATAATTTGAAAGAGTTTTTATCTACATGCTGTATTTTAATATCTTTAAATCTATTATAAATATGAGGTATTTCTAAGTTTTCTTCCTCTAAGAGATGACATAACCAGATATAATCTACTACACTAGATAACTTAAATACTTTTTCGAGATCAAAAGAATCTAAAGCATTTACCCACTCTTCGTTTTCTAGATATTTATTTAATCTCAATTGTATATTTTCATTATTTATATTAAACATATATTAATCCTTATATACTCATAGAGTTTATAAACTCGAATGCTTCATTAAGGGATTGTATAAACTTATTTATGTTTACTTTATAACTATAACCAGTTTCATCAAATTCAAAATCACTAGTTGCATCATAAAAAGATCTATCATAAATTTCAAAACTTAGAATAGTATCTAAACCATCTATAACTATCCGCACTTTTGGTAAGTTATATCCTGTTATATTAGTTGGATCTAAGGGCTTATCTAAAATAATACAGATACTAGCATATTCTATATTAAAATCATTTAAAAGTAAAACATCCCCAAAAGTTTCTAGATTATCTATGTTATTAAACAATCCAGAATGATTTTTATAATAGATTAAATTAATTAGTTTTATAATAAAAAGAGAATCAGGCGTTAGATGTAATTCTAGATTAAAACCTAATTCTTCTTGATTTAGTATATTTACTTTAGAAAAAACAGGACATTGTGATCTAGATAAATCATACATATTTAAATATGTTTGTGGTACTTGTACACCTTCTTCTTTTAGTATATCTATAAGCCATGGAATATCGAATTCATCAACTCCCGCAAATAAATCTACCACATTATGCTTATCTAGAAGGTCACAAAAAGTTTCATTATCTAGATACCAATTTAATTTTTTCTATATATTTTCATGCATTATATTACTACCTCAACAAACCTTTACCATCAGAGCATTTAGCCAGTCTAGTTGGTACATCTCTAAAAATAGATTTACCCTTAAATACTCGCTTCCATTCTTCTATCGTTCCAGCATAAAAAATATCTTTCAAGTTTTTACAACCATTAAAAGCAGCTGCCTCTATTTGCTCTAAAGATTTTGGTAGATAGATCTTTTTAAGATTTAAGCAAGATGAAAAAGCCCATGGCTCAATGGTTTTAATACCTTCGGGTAAAGTTAGTTCTTCTAAACTCTCGCAATCACCAAAACAGAAGAAACTTATTTTTTTAACTTTTTGAGGTATATTTATTTCTTTTAGATTTTTGCAATTATAAAAAGCATAAGATTTTATAAGCTCAATATTATCTGGTAAGGTTATATACTCAAGGTCATCATTATGTGAAAAAGAATGCTTACCTATCTTTTTAATTCTATCTGGAATATTAAAAGTTTCGAAAGATAAATGTGAAAATAAAACATCAGGAATATAGTCTAGATCTTTTAATGGATCTAGACCTTCTTCTGCTAAAAATAAAGCTAGCTAATACCTTTCAGTTTCTTCTAGCGTTTCATAACATGCTTCGAAGTTCTGATTATCTAAATTTTGTATAAACATTTCATCTTGCAAAGCGTCTGTTAAATGCATAGTTATCTTCCTTATTTTGATTTTATGAAAAATTCTTTAGTTAATTTTTGCCCATGTAAATTATCTTTTAATTTATCACAATCATCATCTACAAATAAAAACCAAACTGCCCCAGGAACAGTTAGAATTGAAACAGATCCACCTTGATTATCCATATCACCATCAGTCATTATAACAACATTATCTGCTTTAGTATCTTTTATATGTTGAAAAATCTCTCTAATAGCTCCAGTCCCACCACCAGAAACTTCCGATCTCTTTTCAGATACATGGTCACCAAAATAATATGTTTTTATTTTAAGTTTACCTTGACGAACATATTGATTAAGTGTAGCTACACCACGTTTACCTACTGCAATTTTTGCTTCGTCCCATGATGCTGATGCATCGAAATAAACATTTATAAGCGGAATATGTTGTTCAGCTCTTCTAGTTATTCCAGCTCTGATAATCGGAGTGTTAGCATAGGTCTTATTTATTCTACCATAAGATTTACCTCTACCAACACCAACTTCTTTTCTTATAAATTGATTAAGCGAATCTACAAAACGTCTTAATGGGTCATTTCTAAACTTAGCTGTTTCTCTAGCTATTTTTATTTGTTTTTCTCTTTCAATTTGACTAGCAGTCTCATCTTTTATTTTATCACCTAGCTGAACATCAGATAAAGCTTTATTTATTCTCGCTATTCTTTCAGCTATCTTATCTAACTTACCTTCTGTATCTTTACTAAAAACAGGTCCATCTTGATTAGCTGATTGATTATTTTTAGAAGAGCTATCATTATTATTTTCTGCTGGTTTATCTGCATCAGATTGATCATCTGCAGATTGAGTTTCTGCTTGAGCTTGCTCGCCAGCTTTTTTTGCTTGATCTTTTGCCGCTTGAGCTACTTTTTTAGCTTGCTCTGCTTCGCTCTTTTCTTCTTGCGAAGCCGATGGGTCCATAATTATTTCGTCAGCATCATCAATGATAGCTTCTGCTTCTCTTTGAGCAGCTTCTGCATCTTGAGTAGCTTGATCACCTTTATCTCCGATTCTGACAATCTTTTTACCAGCTTCTTGCTTTTCATTTTTCATTTCTTTTTCAAGCAAGTCATACATCTCTTCCATAGAAAGGTTTACCCAATCTGGATGATCTATATCAGTAACTAAGCCTTGCAAAAGCTGACCATTAAGCATAATACTTCTAGCAGTTATTTTATCTGCATCAGTATAACCTCTATTTGAGATTTCATAGTCAGCAGCCATATTAGCTCTTTCATGCTCTTGAGGTGTACGTTTATCCCATTTATCTTTACCTTTATGTCTTTCCATACGTAATTGATGAGATAAATATTCGTGCAATATTTCATGTCTAACAATCATAGAAACTTGCTCTAAGTCTAAACCTCTATTTAAAACTATTCTACCTTTACCAGGTTCCATAAAAGCAATAACTTCGGGGTCATTAGTAAGGTTTATATGAAAATGATCGAGTAATCTAGAATATGTTGGATAGCCCTGTTTGTTGAGAATGTCTAGCAACTGTCTTTTAGCTGCTAGCTCTGTTGCTGTCATCATATATGCTATACCTCCAACTAGTATTTATTAATTACCTTGAGAAGCCAATCTATCTCTTAATCTTGAGCTTAAAGGTTTAGCTGTACTAAATACCTCTGATTCTGTTCCACCTTTAAGTGCGTCATTTGCTTTATCATCAATATCTTTATAATCTTTAAGAATTCTTTCTACCATAGCTTTAGAAGACATTCCGCAGTTGCTTCCCCAGACAGCTAATAAATCATTTTTGGTACCATCACAATTGTTTATGGCTGCTTCAAAAGATCTAGGTGATAAGCTCTTACGTTGACCATTATCTTTTGCTTTTGCTTTATCTGCTAAAGTATCAAATTTGAAATCTTTATGACTTAATAAAGTAACAGCGAGTTGCTTTTGACCTTTTAATATTTTAGTATCTTCTTCATCAGTGCTAGCTGCAATATCTTTATCAAAAGAAGAAATCATATATTTAAGAAGACTGCGTTTATTAGCTACAACATCTACTTCTTTAAATCTATCATACTCAGCATCATCGAGCTCACCAACTTCATAATCAGCGCCAGATGGATTGATAGCTGCAATAGTGAAAAGGAAGTTAGGAAGGAATCTTTCACCAGACTCACTATGAATATCTGAAACAGTGTGGTTGTTAACTAGAGTAAGTAATTGACCTCTAACATCTGGAGCAGCTCTATTTAACTCATCTAAGAATAAAACTGAGTTAGGTCTATCGAGTGGATCCCATTCGCTAGAAGTAAGACGATTAACTTTCTTCCCTTCCTTATCTGGAGTAATAGCACCACCCATATCTGTTACATCAAGGTCCATCGCTTTTCTTACATATAGATTTACACCACGTTCTTGAGCCCACTGTTTACAACGTGATGTTTTACCAGTACCAGCCTCGCCAACTAAAAGAATATTTGAGTAACCATCTTTTTTACCACGTTTTTGTAATCTTTTAGCAGTAGCTAAAGCTCTATCTAATTCTTTCTTTACATCATCTTCATCATCAACAACTTCTGCATCAAGTTTTTTAGCTACTTCCTATTCTGCAGAATCACCTATAGATGGAGCTTCCGTAAGCGTTTCCTTCTCTTCTAAAATAGCTTCTACTACTTCTTCTTTCTCAAGA